TTTCCCTACACGACGCTCTTCCGATCTTTCACTAAAATCGTCAATCGTTATTTGACTTCCAACCATACCTTCCTGAATTTCAGTGATACCATCTTGCTCATAGCCGAGTATAGTTACACCAATAAAATGAAATTTATCAATAGATAAATAATCTTCAATACAATTGTAACTCATTTCTTCAACCGCAATTTCCACAGAGCACTTGCACGTTTTACGTCTTTCAAGAATTTCTGCTGCTTTTGAATAATCTGCAAAAATTGTACCTTCAACCATCAAATAATTTTTTTGCTGGTTTTCGTCAAACTCTAAATATGGAGTTGCAGTTTGAGAAATCACACCAATAGGTTGTTCAACATAATGTATCTCAATACCATTGTCAGATTCAACCAACTCTATATCATGAGCACGAAATTCATATTCTCCGGTATCAGTTTTATATATTGCCCCCAGAATCGGCCTTCCTTTAAATGAATTTTTGTATAGCTCCATAGTCTCATCGGAAATCCCAGATTTATTACGATTTTTTCCTGTATGACACGATTTTAATTTTACAGTCATTAAACCATCGGAAATATTATCCGTAGATTCAAATACACCTAGTGACTGAACAACTAGTGGCGCACCACGTTCAACCGAACTAAATGACGTATAATTATTTTCTTTACAAAAATTGTAAAGATCATCAATAGTATAAAATTTTTTAGGCATATATTTGTCCTCCTTTCCGTAAAAATCAAAGCACAAATTGCGCCGTATATAAAACACAATCAAATAAGCATTATTAATATGTATATTAAAAATTAATTAAATGTTTTTTAAAGATAAAATCTTTTACATGATCGACTTTTCCCAAGCAGCACTTTGAAATAGTAGAAGAATCTATTCCCAATATTCTACCGGCCTCACTTTGATTTTTAAAAGTACAAATATATCTACCTTCCAAATCAAACATGTCAATTTCTGGCACATGAGGTGTCGTGATTTTACTATAATCAAACTCTTCTGTATCTAAAAATAGGACAAACTCATTATCTATTATTACATGTTTGTCTTTCCACCTAAGTGCTACACATTGCGTAACGCCATATTCATCTTGAATATCTTTGCAGGACTTGTATGACTTAACAACTTCTCCATCAAGATTAAATTTATTTACTTTAAAAGCACCATTATATCTATATAATGTTTCAAATTTATCCAAACTATCTCCAGCATATCTAAAAAATCCGCATCTAGTACCAAACGAAGTTCCATTGCAATTTTCTGTAATTGACGTCATTGACAAACCGGTATATTCAGATGCTGCAGTCATAGAATCAAATTGACATACCAATACCTTATCCAAAGAATAGTAATCAATTGGACGAACAGAAGAGCCTTCTCCGCCAAGCGCTCCATTATATCCATTTGGATTATATGTATTAAAAATATTAATATAATGGCGTTCTAATTTATTCAATTCAAATTTTAGTTCACTCAATGTTTTTGAACAAATAACATCAACTTGTACGACAACAAAATTTTCTTTTTTATATTTTCTAATAGCTCTATGAAAATAATAATCATCAACTTCCGACATCGCATCTTTTACATGTTGTTTCCATCGAGCATCAATTGTCCTCATTGTTTGACCAATATACATATGGTAATTAATTTGATTTGTGACTTTATAAATATATCCCTCATACATTTTTGTTTCAGTATTATAACTCATGCCATTACCTCCAAATACTTTTCAAAATAAAAAAATAAAAGTTAAGATTTTCTTAACTTCCACTCTGTTAATAAACTATTTAATTTATCTGTACCTTCAAACACCCAATATTTTTTATCTGTTTTTGGATGCTTTCCAGAAACAATCGACACCTGGCCATTCTGAATCAAAAACTCTTTCAATGGCCAACTATAACAATAAAAATACTTATTCATATTGCACCTCATTGCATTCATTTTGTATTGTCAAAATGTTAATTTATCTGTAAAATAAATTTTTGTGTTATCAATTTCTTCAAAATTAAGTTTTACTTTATCGTCATTAATAAACGTATATGTATTATTGATATTTGACACCATATAAAACCCATGAGCAAGTAGGTAGGTGCTCACAGTTTTGTCTTGTGTAATAATAAAATTTTTTTTAGACATCGTGATACCTCCTTTATAAACATAATTTAATTATCATTTTTATTTCCGTCACGTGTCGCTTCGCCTTCATCAGATAATGGTGCATCAGACTCTGGCCTGCCATCAGAACCATCACCATTTTCAGATAGTCCAGCACTTTGCACATTGCTTGAAACAAGCGGAGTTGCCCATGACATAGTTCCAATTCCAAGGGCATTTTCTATAAAAGACATTCCACGTTCTTTTACCGGGTTCACATTAGTTAAGGATGCCAATTCAAGTTTAACTGGAACACTATATTGTGCAAGTTTCAATAGCTTATCCACTCTATCATCAATAAAATATGGAGAAATATCACTGTATTCAACAATCATACCAGTTTCTCCAAGATGATTTAAAATCCATAGATTTTGCCACGCATTAATCTGCTCTATAGGAGCCATCGCATCCATAGAGTCAAATTGAAGTGCCAATTTAAAACTTGTACTATTAGTAATTTTATTTTGATTTAGAACAATACCACCATTAGCATTAATAATATTTTCATAAGCTTTAGAAATAATATTAACATCATTAGCATTATTGCTATTAAAATCTATACTATCAAGTTTCATTGGAGACATTGCTAAAGCAACGTTATCTGGAACAGCAGACTGTAATTTCTGATAAAATGCATTTGCTAAATCAAGATCAATTTCAAAATCATCAACATCTTTTGTACCAGAAATTGTATCAATTTTTGCATAAATAAGTTTATATGCCTCTAATTTATCCTTTAAATCTTGAACCGCCTGCAAATCTGCAAGACTAATAATCCCATCAAATAATCCAGAAAGTGGCGGAACTGGATAATCTAAGTTATCTATGTTAATCTTTAAACAGAACGTATTCTCAATAGGAAGTTCCGCCCATCTCTGCGTGTTATCACTTTTATATTTATTATACAATTTCTTAAAAATAGGGTCGTATACATCTAAATAATAAGAATTTGTACCAGAATCAAAGAATGAGCAATCAAACGCGAAATTTAGCACACCTCTGTAATACTGCTGACTTGAAATTTTACAATAATCCGGGTCAAGCAAATGTATAAAAAACGTTCCATCTTTTTCGGGGTCGCCATAACAGAACCCGTACACAACGTCGTTCTTCCAAGCCTGAAGCATACACTTCAAAATCTGACTTTTCATATCCATATTACGTACATACTTTGTAACACGCTCATAATTCTGTAATACACTATTCTGGTCAGGATCTTCTGTAAGTGGAATATCTGGATATACCGTCCACGACTTGCAATTAATTTGATATGCTTTGAAATTAATTAACCTTCTATATACATGAGATACCGTATATAAATAATTCGAAAGTTTCCTGAGCTGTTTCTGGTTTGATTCACTTGCAGGATTCTTCAAATATGTACGTAAGCTGTCTCTAGAATACGTAGTGTATGTAATATTTTTATTTTTTGTCAAGTCAATAAGACTAAGCATGTCCTTCACAGCGGCAAACGCAGCTCTACTCTTTTCCTCACGACTTAACGTTTCAATACGTTCCTTGTCTGTTAATTCTTTTGCCAAACTATTCACCGCCTTTCTTATCCGAATAATTTCTCTAATGGTTTTCCAGGATTAACTTGTAATTTACTTAAAATATTATTCATATTTGGTTTTTTACGAGTTACTAAATGTTCTCTACGAAGTTGTTGCAATAAATATGCCGCCATACTTGCAACGTATGCTCTATCATCATTAAGTTTTCCAGCCTTATCTGGAGCAAGGTCAAATCTATCATTACCAGACGACTGTTTAAACCTGTAAATGTTTACAAGCTCTGTTTTCATAGCATCAATTTGTTTTAATGCAACCTCTTCGTCATGATCAAGATTATACTGTTCTCTAACAATTTCAATCCCTTTTTTATTAAGTTCTTTTACTTCTTTCTCGGTAGGTTCAATATATCTTGGTGTTTTTACACCTGTCTTAGTATTTAATTCGTACATAACCATAATATAACCACGATTATCATATTCATTCGGCCACTCAATTAAATTCATATCCATCATTTCAATAAGCGCACGAAACATTTCAACTTTATACTTTGATGGCTGTAACAATTTCATTTTATCTGTTATTGCATTAGGGTATAATTTCGCTTCCTCCGGACTATACTCCTTATCTATCAAACCCCTATGCATATGACCATCATCATCTTCCCAATCTTCCCATAAAAAATCACTTATATTTACTCCAGCTCCTCCAGAGCCAGCATCTATATAAAGACCTAAAATATTCTCATAATCAGCAACGCCATCACCATTATATACCAATAAAAGTCTCTTTAGCTCTTTAATTTGGTTGGGCGTTGTCATTGGTGTTTTTTTCTTTTTCATAGTATTAAGAAGATTAATAACATTTTGAACTCTCATTTTCCATCCAACCACCGGGTCTTCGTAATATTCCGCGCATAAAATAACAGCATTGTCAGCAGAACGCGCCGGATCGTAAAGAAGAGCAAACTTACTTTTACTATCTTCATTTCTTAACTTTGGTGGGCGTGACACAGAGTTTCTAATAATAGTTGCTCTTTTAATGATTTGACCGTCTCCACCCTCTGAAGTAAAAATATTTTTATATTCTCTTAACGCAGCCTCTTTATCAACTTTCATGGCCTGATCTACTTTTTCTTGTGTAAGAAGAGGTACTGGCCATGTTTTGCCATGAACAGTTGCTCCAATTACTACATCGCTTGATATGTCCGCGCAGAAATACCGTCTATCTCCAGCAAACATCTTAATCGAAAACTCTCTATATTTTTTAAAAAAATATTGGTCTGTGCGCCCAGCAGAAGAACAGTATAACAACTGGTTTGGGAATGGTTTCGGCTCTGCAAGTAAATCTTCTGCGCTAAAATCTTTACCCGCTTTAAACTCTGAGTTCTGAGTAGTAAACGGTTCAGATGTATGAAACAACTCATCCGGGGCATTCATAGCCTCATCATAGACATTTAAATTCGACCTCTTAGACCTATTGTTGTCAAATGCACCATTCAACGTAAAACATTGGCTACCGCCATATGTTCTTACTGTATATGAAGCAGGGTTATGTATCCAACCATTAGAATTAGCCTGAGACTTTACAACATTACTTTGAAAAATATCATTTAAATTCGTAAATGAAGATATATTTTTTAAGGCGAAAGCTTCCATTTTTAAAAACATTTCAATTGATTGTGAGCCAACACCGGCAAGTATATATGCTTTAAAATTCGGTATAAGCATCATTTTATCCATTACAAATAAAGACGCTCCTATACTCTTACCGCCATTACGACTCATCGCCCATACTGCAAATGGCACATTCCAACTTGAATCAAATAAATATCTCTGATAGTCTAATAATTGCACATTAAATATTTCTTCACAAAAACGTGTTGGGTTTCTTCTACCCCACTGCAAAAACTCAGACAACTCCAGTTTTTCGTTATATCTTTTTGTAGTCATATTATATAAATTAGGACGCACAAACGGATGGTCATATCCATAATCTTCTATAATATCATCTATTGTTTTGTAATCTTTAATTAAATTTTCGTCATATATGGGAGCAATATCAATCACTATCAATCACCTGCCCATATATATCAATTAAATTTTTATCTCTTAAAAAATCTTTTAAATCCTTGTTTTCAACAAGTAGCACTCTTGCTCTTTCTACCGCCTTATCACGTTCTTTTGTAAGACTTTCAACAAGATCTCGTCTAATACCCTGAATCTCATCCATTACATTTTCATCAAATCCGATTTGATCAATTTGTGCTTTTGCGCTAATTTCTGCAACTTGTTGCATACCTTTGCAATAATCAATATCGTACATATTAATTTTTGCATCTCTAAACCCAATTAGGTCTAATTCCTTCATTTTCCCGGTAAGCGTATTTTGTCCTTTGCTTTTACTATTATTGAAATTTACACTAATACCATTATCTTTTGCAAGTGCATTAGCGCCAGAAAGTAATTTAGAAACTGTATCCGCAAGTTGTTTGATAGTACCATTGTTATTATTTAATTTCATAGTATCAGACGACAAATCATCAATAGCATCATTAATTTTACTAATCTGATTAAATGATTTAACAATTTGAATAACTGCATTCATTTTCATTCCATCATTTTTAGTTTCTTCATCAATAAAACTAACAACCTGCGCATAAAGCAAAGGTTTATCATCTTCTATTGGATAATTTGCAAAAGGGTCATAGCCTGTCATCCTAATTACGTCTTTTTTATTGGTTTTATATGCCTCGTTAACATCTTCGGTGCTAATATTTGATTGCCTATTCTCTTTTCCGACCTCAATTTTTGCCGCACTTTTTGCCTTTTCAACATATACATCAAAAATGTCACTATCCTGCCAACGTAAACCTCGATATTGAATCATTCCAATATTTTTTATATATGCATCCCAAATTGTTGTTCTACGCAATGTCTGCCCTTGATTCGCCCACTCCAAATAGCTTGAATCCCATACTTTGTTTAAAAATGGCTTATCAAGTCTAATTAGCGCTTCTTGGATTGATGCCTTAGTACATGTACCATATTGTTGTGTGCGCTCGTCCCAATTCATTGCAATTTTCCTTGCACATTCTTTACACATTGTAGTCTTCCCCGTCATTACAAGAGGGTCTGAGCTTGTATAAAATTCTGCCGTTTTTTTCTCTTTCAAACAAAACGGGCATAAATATTTTTTGTCATCTGCGGCAGTTTTCTTTTTAGCTGCCGTTTTTTTCCCTGCACTTTTTGTAGCCATATATAACTGCCACCTTTCTTGTTATTTTTTAGAAAGAAGCCCATTTACTGAGCTTCCTTCTCCTTGGCAGTCTTGGCCTCTGCAATTTCCTTATTAATGCGAGCAAACTCACGCTGAAATACTTCGTCATTCTTAAAGACAAAGACGCTACGTTCCTTACCAGTCTCAGCATTAGTGCGATCTGGCTTCACGTCAATAATAGTCGCACCTACCTTCAAAAGTGCTCTGCACACTCCGCAATTGAACACGAGCCTTGCATCCTTAGTCTCTGCATTTACAATTTTATTGTTTTCCATAATTTATTTGTCTCCTTTATATTTTTCTTATTTGTATATTAAAAATGGCGGGTAACTTCCCGCCGTAAATAGACTCAAATATATAGTTATATAAGTCCAGATATTATTCATAGTTTAATATTATATTCAATAACCTTACCCTTTCCTTGTTCTAACACAAATAGCGTAGCTCCAGGGTCGGACGTTTTATTCAAATACAATGCATAATCATCCACTCCAATAATTGATGGAGCGCTAATAATATCTGATTGAATCCCTATATTATCACTACTTTGATGATGCTTATGTCCACAAACCATAAAATCTATTCTCACATTATACGTCTTGGAAAAATCTTTAATCGCTCGCTGCATATTTTTACTTTCCCCGTGAAAACCAAAAATATCATACCCAACAACATTGTCAAAAATATATCCAGTTGGATTCTGAATAAACTCAAAATTAGGATTATTCTCAAGCCTATCTATTAATTTTTCCGCAATAATATGAGACATATTATCATCTTTAAATGTATTCTTGGGTTGATTTAACATTCTAAGCTGACAATGATTAGAATCTTTAACCATTTGGTATCTCACAAAAACGTGCTTAGATAATTCATTTAACCACTCAGTTATAAATCTTCCATACCTAACTGTGCTTTCAATCACACCATATCTAAGCTTAAATAGTTGAGACACTCGGAGCATACCATCCACTTCGTCCCCTAAATCATATACATTTAAAGAATTAAAACCTTCCTTTTTACAAATATCTATAACTTGAGTAAGCAAATTCCACATTCTAGATTCAAAAATTTCTGGACTATATTCATTAATTATCTCACCAAACAACCCAGTGATTTTCAAATCAACTCCGAAATGAGGGTCTGCAAGCAAAAGACAACCTGCGCGATTATTATGAATACGACCTGCAACATTCGCTGGTAAAATGTCTGGAATATTAAGCGCTGGAAGTTCTTTTATCGTATTACAAATTTGCTCACAAATTAGCTCATCTCTTGCTTGCTCACGTAACCATTTATTATATTCAAGTTTTTCAGTCTGTAATTTTTTACGTTCTTTTTCTAAATTTCGAGTCTCTAACCTTATCTCTTCAAGATACCTGTCTTCTCCGACAATTTTTTCTGAATTAGCTTCAAAAACGCCTTTAAACGCCGCCCAACGCTTACGATATGCCGTTTCACCTTTATTACACCCGAATTCATCATTAAAAATTTGAGCCATTTGCGTCCAAGTAAACCCAAGAGCGTCTTTCATATTACATACCCTGTAAAAATACTGGTCGTCAGATTCTCCATGCATCCTCTTCAAATTCTCTTCCATGTCTAGCACCCTCACTTTTTCTTTGTTCTCTTCTTCTTTTTATTAATTTTCTTTCTGAATGATGGACTAAATTTTGCATATGGAATGAATTTCGCTGGAGTAATTATTTTTTCATTCGTTCTTGGGTCTCTTGCTTCATGTTCTGGAGAATATCTACCACCAAACACAAACCCAAGAGAAAGACGAATTTCTGACGGTTTATCTTTTTTCGCTGTGCTCATATTCTCAACAATTATTTCGTCGAGCGCATCAAGCACCGTCTCCATATTATGTATATAAAAATTTGTTTTCTCAGCTAATAGCCTCGATAACTCATATTTCGTTAACACTCTTTCCATATCTTTTTGCTCCTTCTTAGCAGCCATTATTCGTAATCCTCGTCATAGTTGACACTAAGTTTTACCGTCTTATCCGCAAAATCTTCTAGCAAATCCTTAAGATCAATAAGCTCTCCGGTATCTATATTTTCAATTGCAATAGTACCATCTTCAATAGAAAGAATACCTTTTGCATTTAATGCATATTTGCGTGTAATATTTGCCATAATTTTGTACCTCCATGCTGTCTATTCATTTTGTATTGTCGGGCGACATGCTATATATTCGACACGTCGCCCAGTATATCCTGTATAATTTATGTTAAATTTATATTATATTATTCAACAAATTCATCCGCATGTCTACTGATCCAACCTCTATGGTTAATAGTCAAATGGCATACTATGGACCTTTCTTCTCCCTCAAAATGCTTAATGTATCTAGTGAATCCACTTTCAGACGGATTTGGAAGGTCACACTGTAAGTCATGCCCAATTACAACAACTTTAGAATTATCACAAACTCTCGTTAATGTCTTTTTCAACTGGGGCGTCATATAATTCTGAGCCTCGTCTAACAATATTACCTTACCGTCTAAGTTTGTGCCACGAAGATATGTATCTGTAATACAAGTAATATATCCAGTGCCATTCTTTTGATTTACCATGCTTTCATCATTAATTGCAGTATTTGGATTAATATTGCAATTAATCAAAGCCTGATAAAATGCCTCAAAATAAACAGAGCTCTTTTCAGTAATAGAACCAGGAAGCCATCCCTGCTTACGTTCACCATAAGGTGCCATGATATATACAATGCCATCATAAAATCCATACTGGACAAGAAGGTTAGCAACCCCTGTTGCTACAGTTGTTTTTCCGCAACCAGATTTTGCATTACACCATATAATATCATAATCTGGACTCCAAATAGCATTAGCAAACTTCAACTGTTCGGGATCCAACTTCATTCCATAAAAATTGGTATTATCTATAGCTCTTGGAGCTTCACCATAGTATTCCTGTTGAACTTTTTTCTTAGCCGCCATATGCTACCTCCGTATTAAAATAGTTCATCTAAACTCTCAACAATTTTATCAATAACGCCATTTTCTAGCGCCTCATCCTCATCCATAAACCAATCAACTGTTGCCTTTCGCTTAAAAATCTTCGAGTCAATTTTTGTCTTACTCATTAAATGGTCAACAGTTTTCTTCGAAAGCTTATCAAAGTACTTCTTTGTAGATTCTACTTGATCTGCCTGTCCAGAATACGCACATGAACCTGAATGTACCATAACATGAGAACCTTTAAGTCCAAGTCTAACATGGCCAGATGCAAGAATCTCCGCTGCGGCACTATATGCCGTGCAATAATTGATAGTCCATACTGGCGTTTTGCTAATTTCAATCATGTTAATAATACTCCACATAAACACAGCATCCCCGCCACAACTATCAATAAAGATCTTAATTGGCCGTCTCTCTTGTATTGGAATATCCTTGTCATCTTTGTTGCAGCGCAAAATCATTTCAATTAAGTCCTGAGCACAATCTTCAACACCATCGTTTAGCCAAAAAATCCTATCTTGTTCATCTCTATAGAGATTTCTTAAAGTTGGGTCAGGTAACTGTAAATTCGCTACACTTTCTGGTACTCCGATTAATACATTATTCAGCATATTATCCATATTTGTTGTTCCTCGCTTTCATTGATTCTGTATAAAATTAATAGGGAATATCTATGCAATATTCCCTTTTCAATATATGTATTTTTAATGCCAATTTCAAAAATACTAATAAATTACTATTCATTTTGTGTTGTCTACATTGTTTTCGCCATTTCTACCAATAGCAAATTTCTGTGTTTTGTTATATTTTTTATTACATTCTTGGCACCTGCAAGTTTTTGTATCCTTACTTGTTACAATAAATTCTTGACCACAATCTATACAGACTACGACTCTTTTTGTATGTTTATGATATATCGAACAATAGTCACAATACTTGCGTTTTTTTCTATGCTTGGGCTTCTTTGACGCATCCTTTTTATCACGTTGTAACATATTTGTTTCTTTTTCAAAATAAGCACCGCATTTTTGACATTGTAAAATATTTTCATCTCCATTATCAAATTTATCTTTAAACAATTCAATTGACTTTTGTATTCTATTTTTATTTTTTGTTTCTAACATAGAATTGGTTCGTTTTATAACACCAACATCTGTAATATTAAATGATTCACCACCTGGAGAAATATTGTACCCATAATTTGAATTAGTTGTATTAAATAAAGCGATCAATCTAATTTCCCAAGCTTTTGCCTCATTTTCTGTTAAATTTTTTGACCAAATAATATGCTCGAAATTATCCCATCCATATTTTTGAATAGCATTCCAAAATAGTCTCTGTTGAATATATCCCTTGCCATTTTGCCACCTTCTATTTGGATCATCTCCATAGGCCGTAATTCCAATATATGCCTTATTATTAATTATATTTCTATGAATATAAACACAATAATTATCACCTATTTCCATCATGTTTTCTCTTCCATTCTCTTTTACTCAATTTATTAGCCTCATGTTGACAATACTCACATCTATATGTTGTATTATTTTTATAATTGTTAATATAAACCACCTCACCACAATCAACACATATAATCTTCTTTGGCTCGTAGTCTAACGTATATTCGTCTTTATCTTTATACTTCGGCTCATATTTTGGAACACACGTTCTACAATATAACGAATTATTATTTTGCTCATTCATATTAATGTTTTCGCCAATAACATTACCTCTAACTTTAAATAATTTACCGCAGTTCTTACATTTCTTGTATCCTCCACCATTTTTCCAATTTAAATAAGTAAATGCAAGCTCATAATAACTTGATTCATCAAGTTCTAGCACTACAGGGTCATTTTCATCATTAGAAATATAATCAATGCGTTTACTCGTATCGTCATTCTTGTAATTCAAGTGAATAAGTGCCGCTGGTTCTCCATTAATTAACTCATTAATAAAATAATCTCTTTCTTTTGATGGAATAGTAACATGTGCCATCTTGAACACGGTAATATCACTTTCATTCTCCCAATGTGTCGGTTCCCTACGAGACATATCCATGAACTTAGCAATTGCTAAATAACAAAATAATAATTTTTCTTTCTTAATATCGTTGAAGGACACGATATATTCCAATTCACTTTTTCTGATTTTTATAGTGTCTACAATATTTCTCCAGGGCATATCTTTCATTTTCTTAATATAACTCTTTATAGTCTTTGCATACGCGGATAGGTGAAACATATTTGTCCTTTTATTCATCCAATCCTCAACATAGGCAATAATCACTTGTTCGTCTGTTGAGATGTTATAATATGCGTCCCAAATTAAATTAAATAGAATAGATGGAATAGTTGCCTTGTTAACTGGGGCATCTAATGCCACATCGATTCTTCTTCTTGTGTTAAAATAATAATTAAACTTCTCCATGGCTTTCTCCCCCAACATAAATATTTTTCATTTTAAATTTCTTACGACAGCAACTAAACTCATCATCATCTTCAATAACTGCCTCTGGATACTCTATTATGTAATTTGCTTTGTACAATAAATTATCTACAATTACATCTCCGCACATATCCCAAACGACACCTTTAGCATTCGGCTTATCATATAACAAGTCAATTAATATATCACAAAGCACTTTCTCGTTAGAGCATACCTCGTAAAATCTACCCTTAAAAATCAAATCAATAATTGATTTATCTGCTGCACCATCCTCTTCCTCAGTTACCTCGTCAGTTTTTGTCTTTTTAACAAGATTAACAATACTTGCTTTATATTCATCGTAAACATCTCTCACCTTATAAAAATCAACGCCACTATACTCAACGCCAGATTTTATAAGTTCCTTATCAAATTTTACTTGCGGTAAACAATTAAAATCATTAAATTTCTTGTCAACAGCCCATGCAATACGATTTACAGTACCTGGGGACATATCAACTGGGCATCTATTATAAAAAATCTCACGTTCTTTTAATAGCTCGTCCGTCAAATTCTCACTTGTAAGCAGTTCATCTAACGAAATATGATATTTTTGCTTAAGCTTTGAGTCAACCCTTTTCACATAGCTGTCGTACTGTGTTTTTGTGGTGTTATATCTATAAATAAAGAAAAATGGCTTTCTATAAGCACAAATTCTCTTATTAAACTCATTTTCAAGCGTAATTTCATCACTATCTTGAGCATTTGGCAGACATTGAGATAAATTATTCCATTGCGTATTCATTGGAGTCATCTTAATTCCTTTTACAGAATCAATACTTAGCTGCTGAAAATGTTGAATACAGATAGTTCTATACTCCAATTCGTCCCATTCTTTACTACCCATTTCAAATTTTGACTGTAAGTTTAACATACTAGTACCAATGTTAGTGATAGATCCGACCTTGTTCTTAAATCCTCGTTTATTACTTGCTGCAATATTTTCTTCTGTAGGAAGTATCTTTGGAGCTTTTCTCTGCTGACAGTCAAGTGCTGGCAGCAACCTGTGCTTTTCAACAAGAATTTTGCTGTTCGTAGTAAAAATTATGTCTCCATCTTCATCGCAGCCAGATTCAGCTATGCGTAAAGTATCCCACGAATTAAGAATAATACAATCTTTTATATACCTAAACCAGTAATCCGCACTAGCAGAATATTTAATTTTTTGCTTCACTATGTTGAAATGAGCACACATTGGGGCTCTCATGCACACAACTTCTGAAACATGTTTGTCTCTCCAAAATTTATGATAAATCTCACCAGCGCCCAACAAACCTTGAACTTTTAATCCAAAAATATCTTCACACATTGCATATGGATCACCAGAAATAAGAGCAAAATTACCAGAAACGTCAATTGTTGAAATCTTGGCAAGCCGAATTTTCTTACGAATCATACGCTCAATTCTTGAACGAACATATGGATCATTAATTAACTCTCTATTTATCATTAAAGCACGCGCAATTACATCAGATTTCATAACATTTTTATCATTCAACCCCGTCCCAGCAAGATAAACAATTGATTTTCTTGGATCAAGCGCAATAATATCTTGAATTTCTTCAACGGTGGGTGAGATTAACTCATCAATATCCTCGTCACTCAAATAATAACTTTGAGTAAACTGATAATTCAAATTTCTACTCTCATCAAGCTCTTCGGACACCTTTGTAAGCCTAAAATCATACCCATGTTTAATACAATTTTCATAATACGACTCATAACTATCATATGCATCCCATAATTTTAGCTGACTTGTGGTAATAATTACGTCTGCATCCATTACGTTACGCTCTTGCCCCCATGCGTCAATCACTGTAGTTTTATTAGCAATAGTTTTTGCAAATTCCTTAAAATCAAACGTGAATAACATTCCTTTTAAAAATGCACAACGTGCGCACACCCCAGAAGAAATTTCGTCAAGTCCAATAGCTTCTTTTGTGATTTTTTGGCTATATTCTGGAGTCATAATTCCGCAACCATCATTTATTTCAATTTCAATGCTCTTACCTTTGACTTCGCGCACAATTGGATCATTAGAGTTAATCCCGTCACTAACCTCAATAACATCTGCATCGAATGAAGTATTTGTCCCCCTAACAACAATCATTTTAGGCCAAGAAACTGCATTAGATGTTGATGATGTAAGCGCAAAATATGCTTCAAGTTTTGCAGGAGTATACTCTATTTTTTCATTCCTGCCATTATTAATCATCTTATATACAGACGGATACAACTTTGAATTAATGAATAACACCGTACTCATTTTTAACCCGCCTGGAGTGCCATATAATCTATGAAATAACTCCCCATTAATGATTAAACTTTTGCAACAATTATCAAAATGAGACTTTTTGTCAAACTGAATGGACACTAAATTTGGCTCAAATTGTAGGCTATACAACTCATCATATTTACTTTTAATACTTTTCTTATTTTCTCTGGTATTATCAAGAGTTTTTAAATATTTTATTTCCTTTCGCACCTGTTCCGCTTTTAAATAGTTATCACCGGTGCCTGTCATATCTTCAATCCATTTAATTAACTGACTATGACCAACGCTAATCACTATTTCAGAATTACAAGCTACATCACTTAATGAAATATTAACATTGTAATTATTCATGTCCAAATAAGTGCTATTCAACTTGTATATATACTTTTGTGGTCTTAATGGTTTCAATACACATCACCGCCAATTCATTTTGTACTACCTATTTTTTCTTCACACGTAAATCCGCATAACTCTTTAGCTCTTTGCTGTACCATATCCCATATTTTACAATTATCAAACTTCGAATTTAAATATTTCTCAAGTTTTTCTGGTTCAAGTTTATGCCTGCATTTTTCACTAACACACGGCGGCCCAGGCATACCGCCATGGTTTACGCAGTATTCCCAAAAATCAGACTTTCCCGCATAACGCTTGTCTAAAACCCACAAACTATCACGAATTATTGAAATGCTCACCTTTGAAGAAATAGTAAAAAACGCATAAAGTATTTTGCCATTGTACGTTTCAGCATTTCCATATTTAAACTCCCACCTGTCGGCAACTCCACCATCAATCATTTCATGCCCCTTACCTGCTGGTGCATTGCCATCATACATATCCCGTGTATAATTCGGAAACACGCTATATGTTGCAAAAATTTCATCATCATTCATTGCTTTTACCATCCATTTTAGCACCACAATTCGGACACCAATCACTCATATATTCTTCCTCGCATTTACAATTTGAGCACCTGTATGTTGGGAACATAAATGAGTCTTCTCCAACAAAATCAACATATCCATCACCTTCAAGCCATTCCGCATGAATTACTGGTTTAAGTTCGTGATGGCACACATGCATTCCGTCATAAAAGTTATTATCAAAAGTGCATTTAAACTTTGGTGGAAGTGAAGTATAACACCGCCCATCATTAAAAGGACAATTTCCACAAGTTCGCTCACCAAAAACATTTAAGATCATAACAATACTCCTCCTCGTCACCACCACATTGCCCAAAAAACTTTACTCAAAACCTTAAAAAGATCATCCTTAGCCGCATCTCTCTTTTCACAATCATAAAAATCATCACTTGTTAAAATAATTCTGCAATCTCTAATCATTCTTTTAATGCACTGCATTTGAGTCATGCGACGGCCATCCACATCAAACATATGCCATTTGGGATCGTCCATCACGATAATTTTACTTACATTGTCTTCAAAATATCTAAGCCGTTCGTAGAGCCACATAATTAGTGTTGTATCCATATTAAACGTGTCACGACTATCGAAATCTGGATAATCCTTTTCACCATATGGAAATAGGAACCTGCCATTTGGAAAAATTTCACGTAGATATTTATGTTTCATGTATTTAACATCTCCTTGAACTTTATAATGCATTTATCAAGCTCCACATTAAATTCTTCTTGTGTAATTTCTTTATCAAAAAACACAGGTTTACCATCTTTTATATTAAAATATACAGTATCACAAGAACATGGTGCAAATTCATCTATATCATCCTGGCAATATCTTTCACGTGGGAATTTTGGATCATGCAAAAATACTGCAGGAAACAGGTTTTCTTCATAACGCTCTCCACTAAGCATCAAAAGAGTTCTTGGTGTACCAATAATTTTTACAATGCAGCCCAAGTCAGACTTATAGCACTTTCCAACAAATTTACGTGCTAATTCTTTATTTACTTCTCGCTCTTTATTTTCAAGTTCTCGCGCAATATTTTTAAGCCTGCTAATTTCATCATTAATTTCTTTAAGCGTCATCCTCTTCATCCTCCGAACAATCCTGAAATGCGCATTCCATAGCACACATAAATTCGTTCTCTAGCCAGTATAAATAACTATCCTCGTCATATGGCATGTTTCTGGACTTTCTAAACTCAATCCATGCCTCAATAATATCATAACAAAAGCAGTCCATTGCGATGTAATTATTAAAAATGTCATGCATACAAAACATCTCCTTACCAAAACCATTTAATGTCGTTTGGATCACCAACATATTCTTCACATTTGTATATTTTCAACCAAGCGTATTTATTTTGAAAGTATTCTTTTGCATCTTTTTTATTATTTGCCAATACAGCATATGGTGGAGTTACTGACGGATTTCTGTAGTCGGCAGTGATTAGAAAAATTTTCATATCAGTGCTCCTTGTTAATTAATAATAAATTTTGGCTAAAATAACACGTTTAAATATTGCCATTACAATTTACCGTCTTTGTTTATAAAAAGCGAAATTGGTGCAATTTTTTAATAGTCACTATTATGTTTTTGACATTCTAGCTTTAGCCATTCGTTCAGCAAGTGCAGCTCGCTGTTCATCTGTGTAATTTACCTGTCGAGGAGGCGAAAGCTTAAACCAATTCTTAGGTACGTGTGCCACAATATATCCATCATTATTTTCTGGATACGTAGTGATTTCAACATCATCTGGATTAGATTCTTTTAGTTTTAGAATCTTATTTACCCATTTTCGTTCGCACGTACAAAAAACGGCATAATCATCAACATCCAAAAAATCAAAGCTTGTTTCCTTAAAGTCTGCCATTAACATCACTCCTACAATTCATTTTGTACTGTCAAATTTACTCCTAACAAATTCAACGCTGCTAGACTTAATGTCTTTGTAATAATAATTACTACCGTTAACTGCAAATTTACCACCAGCAAAGTAGATCACTGCTTCATGATAACCACCGCCATAACTGCGCATCTTTACAATATCATGTTCAAAAAGAAGTTTGCCATTTTTGTCTTTGACACCAGTGCTACGACAAACTGTTTCTGGGTCAACCTCAACATATTCAAGAGGTGGCTCAAATCCCCAATCACAAAAACCATCACGGACAATATAGTGCCTAGTTTTAGGGTCATCTGATGAGAAACAAACTTTTACCGCATCATGTTTTACATAATACCCATAAACCCATTCGCCGCTATCAATGCACTTACCCCGAAATAAAATCTCGTTTTCCATATGGTTGAAAGTACCCCCCTATGTCATAGAATGCGGTTATGATTGTTTATGTCATATGCCGCCATAAAAATCAAAACAAGAATCATAATACAGTAAACCCAATTCATTTAAATGGCCTCCATTCATTTTGTATTACCTGTATCTAGTATAGCACCAAATTTTGGAAATGTCAAGAGGGTAATTCAATTCCCCCTACAACCCCTTTATTATTATTTAATATATACTATGTAGTTTATATATAATACACTATATAGTTTATATATATTATTTAAATTAAATAAATAAATAAATAAATAAATATAAAATATATAAACACTACGAGTTATATACGTAGTATATAACGAGTAAGAGGATAAATACGTAGTATTTATACGATAACCTAATGTAATATCTATTGTAATAATACTAATGTAATATAGTATACTGAGTATACTTTGGTTAGTATAACCAGTATATTTTGGTATGTATACTGAGTATATTATGGTGCGTGCGGCGCAGCCAACTTAAATTCCTCTACGGCTTGTTCATTATAAGTCAATATTCTTTGTTTCCTACCCTCAATACAAAATACTTTTTTATTGATAAAACCATGAGCTAAAAGCTTGTTTATAGACTTTTGTATAGTTGCCTGTGTAGTAAAGCATTTTTCAGCAAGATATTTATTTGATGCAAAAAATGTTTGGCCTGAATATTCGTATGAATGAACAAGGCTAATAATACGCGCATCAACTAAAGTAAATTGCTCTTTTGTAGGTTTATCAATATTATATTTTATCATTGCGTCAAGTATCTCTTCGTCAAATGGAGAATGCTTATAGTCTTTCATTCATCTACACCTTCTTCATAGTTAAAAAGTATATTTGATTTAAATATCTTGATTGTACTCTGTGACGTTCACCATTAATATACTAATTTTTCTTGGATATACAAAGTTTATTAATTGATTTTTGTGTAAGCGCATGACCTGCATTTGATATAGCGCAGGAATACCGATGTTCATGCACAATACTCATAATTATTGCGTCAGATCCATTTTGTTTGTACAAGCATAGCGTCATCAAATCTAGAATTCTTATACGGACTCTTTACCAGGTTAATTTCTCCTTTTCATTTTGTACTACCATAGGCGCTGTCATTATATCACAGGATTTGGCGCTTGTCAATATAGACTTGAGTATAATGTTTTTGAATGTAAAATCGTTTTTTGTGGCTTGCCTTGGGGATTTTACCTATCAGGAGTTAAAGCGGCTAATTTCTTCAAAAACGTAGATTATTACAGTAAATTTTGTATTTGTGTCCATAGCACAAAATATAGGCTTGAGTTAACGGCGCTCTATAGGATTTTACCTGTTTGGTGCAAAATCCATTAATTTCTCTGAAAATAATACAATAGAAAATTCATGCTGTAGACAGGTTGAAAGGTGGTGCTGGTAGATAAGTGACAGCATTTTACTAGTGGTTTTATGAATACTTACATTTTTATGAAAACGAATTCAAGATTTTTTCGTGATTATTTTTTCAGGCTGTAATTTTATATTGTTGAAAATATCAATGTGCTGTTGATGTTTTTGCAGGTGCTTGTATTTTTCAATTTTTATGTTTGTTTGTGAAAATGTTAATTTTTATGAATAAAATTTTATAAAAATAATAATTGTTCGTTGTTACTTTACGATAACAAAAACGAGCATTTTGAGGGTTTTTGAAGGAATTTGAGTGCTGAATTGTTTTTACGTTGAAAATCCAAGTTTGATATAAATTTATAGTACGCATTTTTCAGTTAGTATGTAAAAGAACCACCTACATAAAAATGTATAAAAAATCATAAAATCAATGGTTTTATGCGCCCCGACGCCTGTTTTATGCAAAAAAATGTATAAAATATGCAATTAAAATAAACTTGAATTTATCCGAATTATTGATATAATAATAACTGTCCAAAGGACAAGCGACAACAGCGGCGCAAGCCGAAAATGTGGCGCAAGCCTTGCAAGTCCTAGGACGCGGAAATAATCGTTCCTTGAAAACTTTACATTGCGTTAATGAATTGACAAAAGTGACAGCTTTACACTTATGGTCAAGTGTATGCAAGTTTATGGTCATATTCTAGGCTCATTCGCCGTCAATCCTGCACCATTAGCAGGAACGACAATAGACTATGACGAAAAATAACATACACGTCAATAGGGCTACAGTGTGTAAAATAGGTATGCTTAGAAACTACCTGCAAGCCAATAAAACGGCATTTAGCTAGAATTCCGCTTAACGTAATGCGATATAGGACTATGTTATACCCGCTATATAGTCTACAGGTGTAGTCTATTGGTGTGACGAAGGTTAGTCCACACTGAAAAGCCTTCTAGCGTGATACTACCATAATTATGGCAAGTCACTACATCAAGCGGTGAAAACGTGCGTTTCGTGGGCGCATAGGAAGGATTAAAGCAACGTCCAAATAATCCATAGAAGAATACTATAATATCAATGTTAAAGAGTTAAGCCACAACCTTAAAATGACTGCGCTCATGGCATACTCATGGGGAAAATGGCTGTACCATGTATAGGTTGAAGAGCGACGTAAAACCGTCTAAAAGTATCCGCTGATTTAGGACTATGCGAATGGCAATCGAGTAACTTCTGCTCGTCCTTATATAGTATTCTTTATGCGACTATGGATTATTTACAACATATTGCACAAAAACAGTATGCTGTAAATAGTCCATAGGACTATAATAATAATTTGCGGTAAAACCGCATAGGAGGAATAACCATGAATAAAACTACTTTCAACACCATTGGCGCTGAGATGATTGAGAACCGTCTCACCAAGTCCACCCTTGACCTTGATATGCTCACTAGCTATGAGCGCAAGAGCTATATCTCTATCTGCGACGAAATCGCGGATTCCGCTTATGCCTTCATGTCTAAAAATAGCACGGACGCATTCCCTGCCTTCCGTTCCGCCCTGCACAAGCTGTTTACCTTTGTAGAGACTGAAACTCGTATTCTGTCCCTTGACGCATATTCCCTGCGCTTCATCCCTGCCGTTGTACCTTACAAGACTTTCAAGTCTAAGGCGTACAAAGACGCTGAGAAGGCTATCCGTGTATTCAAGAATGCTATGGAATGGGCTTGTGAAGTGTCCAATGTGGATATGACCAACGACGAAGGCGAACTGTTCCCGAATGCGAAGGACTGCGTCCAATTCCAGACCGAATACTATTCTGCCGACGTGCAGGATAGCTATAACGCCATTGTCGGAATGTTTGTAGCTAACAATGCGCTCAAAGTATCCGACTTGAAAGCTCACCTTCAGACTCTCGAAGACGCAAGGGACGACCTTGCAAAAGTTCCGGGCAATTTCTATAACGACTTCAAAGACCCCATGAAATCCAGCACTGGTAAGCGTCTTTCTCATGCACCTGAATCTGTTCGCAAGGGCATTGAGGACGCAATGGCAGACCTTCTTACTCAGCGCGAACTCATGACCAGTGTCCAGCTTGACAAGGAAGAAGCTCAGATTGTTGGCGGTAAGAAGCAGGCAAAGCAGGCGAAGTCTGCCAACAAGTAAGACAGTACAAAATGAATGCATCGCACGGGTTTCCTAAAGAGTCTGTACCCTAAACAGGCTCTTTTCCAGCGCATAGAGGGGGGACAGTCCATTTTACAGCATCCGCAAAATTGATGGGTGTTTCTGTGAGACTTGTATTATCAAGTAAACCTATTGAGAAGGAGGAATAATCATGTATCGTAAACCCAGTTTCACTTGGTGGGACGGACTTGGTCGTTGTGTAATTTACCCTGTTTCCGTTCATGTTTCTGGTCGACAGTGGAATGAGAAGAACATTCTCGTTCCTTTGCAGGCATGGCAAGAAGGTGTCCGCAAATTCGGATTTGTGGATAGTTATGGTGTAACTCTTCCCGAATACACCATTACTCCGAAGGTTGAAAAGGGTTTGTCCGATGCTGTTGCCGCCTGCGAATCTTTTTACGATAGCATGAAAGAGATGCGCCGTATTCAGAATGAGCTTGACCGCATACGGAGTAAAATGGACGATATGTCTTATGACTATGACATTCCGTTTTTTGAATAAACCCATATAAGACGCTTCGGCTATGTTGGAGCGTCTAATTATGGGCTTATAACTATACTACGCCCAAATAGGAGGTAACAATCATGACTAAGTTCGAGCAGGTTGGCGTTAACTATCAGAATGACGCTGAATCCAAAGAACAGGCTAACCGCAGTTTCCACTACAGTTGCGAATGCTGTTGCACTCGTGGTTTGCGCATTGAGTGTGACCGTTGCGCTATTGCGGTAGCGCACAATCTCACTATTGCAGCCTTTGAAAATAAAAAGGTTGCCAAGTGACCCACTACCAGAGTATACACTGGTTAAGTTTGTATGCCGTTAGCGTTACAACGTGCGTGACGCAGCAAAGAGTGAGAGCGGCTTAGGCTCTTAGGCTTTAGCAGGTAGAATAAACCTGCTATTTTTCATGCCCACAAAATATTATACAACGAACCATACGTGGTTTTTTGATTTAATAAATGTGGGCATACCCATTCGAGCAGAACTACCTTGACGTGGTGAGTTGGCTGCGCTAACGCGCTCTAAAGTTCTGCACAACATCAATGCCTACGGGCAGAATAGGAGAATGACATCATGAATAACAACATCATCATCAGCAATAATGCCACCATTAAGAGCACAGGGGAACATATTGGTGGTAACTGCAAGCCCGTCATTTGCATCACCGACAATATGACCTTCAATAGCGTTACTGATGCCGCCGAGTATTATAACGCTTGGGCAGTCCAAATTTCTAATGTATGCACCGGCAAGTTTAGAACTTTTCATGGAAAGAGGTTTTGTTTCTTGCGCGACATCAACCAGCATCTTGATGAAATGATGGATAACAATCGTAATACGGCAGAAAGAGTTTCTGAGCTTGAGCGTAAAGCCGCTCTTTGGGATGCGTTTCAGCACGAGCAGGAAATGAAGCGCAAAGCAGAAGAAGAACGCAATGCAACTATTGCAAAGGTCGAAGCAAAACTTGAGCGCCGTAAGCGCATTGTAGAGCGCATTGATACCGAATATCAGAACGCTGTGCATCGTATGATGGAAGCAGAAAAAGAACTTGCTGAACTGAAAGGAGATAAAAGCAAATGAGCATATTTGCAATCCTTATTGCGGCAACTGCGTGTGAAGGCGCAATAAACTTTGCAGAAACTTGTGTTAATAAGGGAAAGGAGTTCGTAAATAATAAAAAAATTAAACATAGAATGCAGGTTAGACGTTTCAAAAAAAGAAGCTTTGTTTAAGCGTAGAACCCATATAAAACGCTTTGCATTATTTGCAGAGCGTTTAATTATGGGCTTTGCTCAAATAAACAATGGAGGTAGTACAATGAGTAATCTTTACTATGAACTGAGTAACGGAGAACTAGTGCCCAAGCACAAGGTAGATGCTGCCTTTGAACTGATTGAGCGGTTGAGGGAAGGTTGCTCGATTATTGGTCTTTCTGATATTGATATGTTTACTAAGGGAGATAAGCTTGACGCAATTCTCCGTTTTCGCAACAAATACGACACTCCAATTGCTGAAGCGAAAGAAGCAATTGAATTTTTGAGGGAGGAATAATCATGCAGCGTGTAGCAACTTTTACTAAGATTCAGGGTAACGGAAATATAGAAGTTATTATGAACGGCATTGTTAACAAGGAAATTCAGCGCCTTCGTCGGCAGGAACTTATTGAACTCAACAAGGCAAATGAAGAGCTTGAAAGGGAAAGAGATGCGGTTAAAATGATTAAAAAACAGCGCGATAGGTTACTTGCAGAAAAGTACGCAGAAAGCAAGCCTAGGCGTATGAGCATTAAAACTCGTATAAAGGAAAGCGTCATTTTTGCATGGGCATGTCTCATTTGTTGGAGTGAAATGCTTGGGCTGATTGAATACATTGGTGATAAGAAAGTGAGGTAAGGGAAATGCCGTCCTATGATTCACATTATTATTTGACAAGAGAGTTTAATGGAAATCCAATCGGAACGGAAATCCGTGTTCACAACTGGAATGAAACATCAGTCCAAATTTCTATTCATGGAAAGTACGAATGGATAAACGCAAACACATTTAAGCATATTACAGAATATGTTGTAAGCGATTATTGGACGAACCCAATTGGAGATAACAGAAGGGATGGATATAGCGAATTTAGTGTAAAGGAGAAGAAAAATGGAAATTAAAATTACGAATTATTCATGTTACGATAACGGAATTGTAAGCAAAACCGAAAATGTCTGCAACGTTATTGATAAAATGATTCAACTTGCCGCAAAACTTACAGAGCGTTTTGCAAGTGATATCATTTACGATATCAATAACCTAAATGACGCAATAACGCTAAAAAAACACATGGATGATCTTCTTTTCTTCCGTGAGAACGGGGTTACTACAAGGGAACCGAATAAACTTACGGCAGATGGTTACGATGCATTTTTGCGCTGTGTTAATCCTATTCAGATATGGAGATTAACTCATAATCCAGACACAACGGAAACAAAACTTATTCGTGTTCATATAAGAAAGGTAGGTCTTGTCTAATGAATGAAATTATTAGAATCCTAATAGAACGTGATGGCGTAAGCCGCGAAGAAGCAATGGAAATGTATCTTGAATGCAAAAGCGAACTCATGGATGCTATATCCGGTACAAGTTGCCTTGACCTTGAAGAAGTTCTTGCAAGTGAACTTGGGTTGGAGCCTGACTACTTCATTTACTTTTTATAACGGAAAGGAGATATAAACATGACACTTAAAGAATTTGCTGGCGTCGATTCTTTTTATAGAGATATTGAAACTAAAAGGGAAATCTCGCATACAGAATACATGCGCCGTGTAATAGACAAGTTAGGACTTGAGAATATCGCACGCTATATTCCATTTGACATTGATTGCCTCAAAGAGAAATTTAAGAGAGATAAGCATTTTAACAATACGGCAATGCAAGTATGGGATGTAGCAGCAGGATTTATACCACATATAAGCAAAAAAACACATACTCTTGAATACAATTATGCTCATAACGGGCTTGCATATTTGTTCATTGCTAACAGAATTACATGTTTTAGTGTATCCGAAGGAGTGAGTGTGCTAAAGGAAGCCGCAAGAATTTTGTGTGGAAGGGAAAATGGAAATGGTTAAATTCAAAATTCATGTATACACTCCTTATGAAGATTTTGATAGAGAATACTTTGCGCGAACAAGTAGCAGAGCAATAAGCACTGTTGATAAATGGAATGCAGATTTTAAGGGAACTGAATATAGCGTTGAACTTATCAGCATTGAACCAACAATTGAAAAGATTCCAGAATATTATACAATCTGGTAATTAGGAGGAAACGCAATGAACAAAGACCAAGCGAAACGGCTTTTTGTAACAGCGTGCTACGAAAATGTTTATAATTTGCGTACAGCTATTAAGAAAGACAGACTTATGGTTCAAGAAGATTGGGGCATCTTTACTGATAGACTTTGCCGTGATGGTGAAATCTCAATGAAACAATATGAATCATGGACTTTTCCGTGGCCTAAGAAAGGGAGGTAACACAATGAAATCTTCTGAAATGAAAATCACTGTAAGCCGCAGACCTGATGGAGTTCCTGAATTTACATTTCCTAAAGAATGGGACTTTGATAAGATTTTTGAACAGATTAGTGAATTGTGTTGTACACTTTCCGAAGAACTTGCGCAAGAGAAACGCATAAATTGGGTTTACAAATGTATGCTTGACTATGATAAAAATGTGGGGCATATCTATGGAGAATAAATACAGCATCATTCATATACACGACCACTACGAAATTTACATCAATGGAAGATTCTATTGTAGCGTAGACAGTATATAAGAAGCAGCAAGAGAAATTGAAGGAGGAATTCTTTATGAGTAATAACAATGGAACCAGCGGAGCAGACGTAGTATTTCACATCTTCATGACACTAATTACTGGCGGTGTCTGGCTCGGAATTCTTGTTGTCTGGCTTATCATTAAGGCAGTTTCACAGAAGTAAAGGAGATGCAATTATGCAGAAAGTCATTATAAATTGCGAGATTAATGAAGAACAAATCAACAAAGCCATGCAATGTCTTGTTGATAACGGAATTGAAACAGATGAAGCATGCACTGTTCTACAGGCACTAGGCTATATTCTTCTTGATGTTGAACTGTTTCCAGAGGAGGTGTAATGAAAATGCCATTGAGGTCACATCATAATGATTTCTATTCGCTTACTATGCGGTTAAACGTTAATGACAAACTTGAATATATTGAAATCACTGTTAGTTTTACTAACAAAGCTAACGGAAAGCAAAAAACTAAACAATTTGCCGCGAGCGAATTTCCAAAGGCAATTGCTTACTATAACGAAATTGAAAACATAATGTTTTAAGGAAGAACAAAAATGAACATTAACGGATATGAAATGATGACAACATCCTGGCAAGACTTCAATATTGCAGACAAATTTGGCGTAGCAGCAATTAAAGATACTTACAAGCGAGCTTTCAATGAGTGGAAAAGCAATTACAAGTATTTGACTGAACTTGTTATGGTGCTCAACTTGAAAATCTGGCAGCACTACGAAAACAACGAATCAATTGCAAGAGTGTATAACGAGCTTTGGGAAGAAGCCGCTTTGTACGTACAAGAGAACCTGCATGGCGAAGAAATAGAGTATTTCTTCAGGATGAAAGGAGTGATAAGAATGATAAACAGAAATGAATCTTTGGCAAAAGATATATATAAATGGTGCAAAAAGAAAGGATTGTGGGGTGATAATTGCATCTACTTTAACGGCAAGGCATGGGCATCATGGTCAGAATGGAGTGGAGTAAAGGGAAAGAAGATTAATGAAGATCTTTATGAATATGAAAATAAAAATCCTATTGACTATTTCGAGTACGCAAATCCTGAAACAGTAAGTATGAGTTATGAAGGTGCGCTAAATCATGTGCTTAATGCATATGTGAGCGGCTGGGTTAAACTAGAAGATGAATTCCTAAAACTGTTTGAAAAGCATGGGCTTTATGCAGAATATGGAAATTCGTGGAATTTGAGCGCATACGAGCTGTAAAGGAGAATAATAATGTCTTTATTGTATGGATTGCACACCATAGGTGGTAGAAAACATCGTTTATGCATATCTTTTGCTGGTAAAACAGTTAAAGGGTGGAAAAGTGCATATAATGGGCCTCCATGGAAAAAATGGTTCAACAATCCAATCTTTCACAACAGAAGCGGATACGACCAAATGCTTGATAGATATAGAGTTTGGTTCATATTCATGTGGTTTATTATTCAATGGTAAAGGAGATAGCACCCATGACAGTTGAAGAGCTTAAACTTGAAGCCGCAAAACTTGGATATAACATCACCAAAAAACCAGAACCAGTTAAACTTTTGCCATGTGTTTGTGGATACAACAAAAGACAGTTGTGGTTTGATTGCGAAACCCAAATGCATTTTTATAGATGTGGATATTGTGGTTTTGATGGTTATCAGTCAAAGACTAAAAAAGACGCAAAGACAAATTGGAATAAAGCCATTGAGGAGGCAATAAAAAGTGAAAGCAATTAATATTGATTGGGATATTGACTACGAAGAAGATAGAGAGTCGCTTCCAACAGAAATTGAGATTCCTGCCGACATGGAAGATGAAGATGAAATCAGTGATTATCTTTCAGATGTAACTGGATTTTGCCATAAGGGATTTGAATTAATCCAATAAAGGAGGTAAAGCAAATGGCACAGTTCAAAAACTGGAAATGCAATAGTTACAGATTCAGCAGCAAAAAAGAAAAAGATTATAGTTATTTAGAACTTAAAGAGTATTTCTATATAGACGGCAGTGAGATAATCTATTGTAAAAAAGATTTTGGAGGTTGCAAAGCTGGAAACTATTATCTCGTATCTGATGGCACGTGGTATGGTTGTGGCTTTGTAGTAAATGAGTGCGCTCCATTTAAATCATGGATTGGCAGAGAATATATGAAGGAAGGCAAGGTAAATGAAACTTTGGGTTGATGATGTACGACCTGCACCTGTAGGATATAGATGGATTCGTAGCGTTAATGAAGCCATTGAAACAATTCAAAACAATGAGATTATGAGTAAAGCTAGTGGTGGAAAACGGTTTTATTCCATTGAGCTTATCGATCTCGACCACGATGCAGGAGAATACGCAAGTGATGGAGGAGATTATATTAACCTTCTTAACTGGCTCGAAAAAACTGGTCGTAACTATCCAATTAAAATTCACAGTATGAATCCTGTTGGCGTAGAAAACATGCGACGAATCATTAAGCGAAATGGTTGGACGGAAATTAAAGGAGAGTGATAAAAATGGACACATTAATAAACATAGCAATATTAGGAGTTTTTATGTATGCTTGCGCTGGCGACTATGAACCAATGAAGAGAATAGGATTTTTGCTAACCATCATTGGAATGGTTGGTTCATCGATTATTTACCAAAGATTAAAAGAAAGGATTGAAGAATTAGAAAGACAAATAAACAAAAAAAATGATATAATAGCCAAAAGCAGACAATACAAAATGAATGGCAGAAGGGAGATTTAATAATGAAAAAGTTCACTATATGGAGCAATAGAGACATTGACTATAACGAATGGAAAGAAATCTATAAGGAAACTGCTGAAGCAAATGAGTGGGACGAAGATACGGAAAATGAAGACAATCTTCAAAGTTTCATCAGTGAAGAGCTAGAGCGCAATTTTGATGATGAACGAGCAAATCTTAACATTCCTCTTGATGGTCGCGTAATTGCTATTGCCGACCTTGGATTATGGAACGGAAGAAAACAAGGATACAGGATTCTTAAAGAAAATGTAAATAGCATTTTCAATATTGGCGAAGATTACAGCGAATACTACAGCGACGGTTATAACATTAAAGCAACTCTAACTCATCATGACGGAACCAATTATATTGAATATAGAGAAATTCGTGAAGACCGTAATATTAATAATCTTCTCATTGCTATTTTCAACGGAGAAAAAATTAGCCGCAAGAAGCTGAATTACTACACAAGGTCTTTGCTTCCTTATGTAGCGAAGGCTTATGGATTGTAATAGAAAGGAGAATAAATGAAAACAATAGTTGATTACTTAAAACAACATAAACAATTTACAGGGGAGATTGGAGGTTACAAACTCAAACTTGAGCTGATATGCAAAGACATAATAATGGAAATTCAAGGTGTAATGTGGTGTAAAGTTGATGCATATAGAATAGATATTTGTGAGGTTTTGCAGTTCCTGTTTGAAAATTTTACGGAAATGGAAATCCGTTTTTGTGAAGAATGTGGCAAGCCTTATGACAGAGGATTTACAGCAGGAAATGGAGATTGGTATTGTTGCGAAGAGTGTTTTGAATCAACAATGAACAAAGACTACGGCAGAGGCAACTGGAGAGCTGCTAAAGAGGAAGGAGTGTATGGTGGTTGGTATGAAGCATTAAGAGATGGTAAGTGGGAAGACACTGGAATCTACTGGACTGATTGGAACTAAGAAAGGAGACAAAGTAATGAAAAACACAAATAAGATTTATACTCACGACGAAGCAATGCTAATCGTAGAAGAATTTGAAAATGTACTAAACGAATACGGAATTAAAGTTCCCAGTCCCGAAGATGATGAACGAGATGAGGAAAGCGAAACAGGGCTTTATGGAAGTACTTATAGTGATTTGCTTGACGCTGTTGAATATATGTTGATTAAGGTTCTTGAGCGTCATTCAAATGATACAGAAGTGATTGAATATGAGTTTTCTGGAAATGTTTAATTGAAAGGAGAATGAAAAATGGGTTTGGATATGTATCTCAAAAGGATGCCCCGTTATGGAAACACTACTCCAAGCGAAATTAGTGCAATCGAGAGCTACATGGATTGGAGACAACAAAAAGAAAACAAAACGTACAATGAAACTATGGAAAAATGGTGCGGCGTTAGCTATAGTAAAGTACCGAAAGGCAAGGTACTGAAATTTTATAAAGAACATTGTAAGTTTGGCTATGCACATTGGGACGCTGAAAAGAAATACTCTGGAAGATATAGAATTATTGAGGAAATTGGCTATTGGCGCAAAGCAAATCAAATTCATAATTGGTTTGTTGAAAATGTACAGGACGGAGTTGATGATTGCGATTATCATAACGAAGTAACAAAAGAAGACCTTGAAGAGCTGCTTTATATTTGCCAGAGAGTCATTGACAGTTGTGAACTCGTAAAAGGTAAGATTGAAAACGGAAAAATGCTAAAAAACGGCAAATGGGTTCCGATTATGGAAGATGGGTTTTACGTAAAAGATTCTAGTGTTGCTGAAGAATTGCTTCCTTGTTGTGGAGGATTCTTCTTTGGTAGTTATAATTACGATCAATATTATGTAGATGATATCAAAAAAACGATTGACATTATTACGACGGCACTTAAAACAACCGATTTTAAAACGCAAATGATTTATTACGTGAGCAGTTGGTAAGGAGGTAGCAATATGAAATTTGTAATGAAGGTAACAGAAACGCTTTCTCGAACAGTAGTTGTAGACGCAAATGATCAAGACGACGCAATTAGTAAGGTTGAACAAGCATATGATAACGAAGATATTGTGCTCGACTATAAGGACTATGACGGATATGACATTAGCGCAGTTCGTATTGCGTGCCCCGGAGACCTTGAGTGGTACGGGGAGCTGGAGGTAAAAGAATGAAGATATATACAGTAGAGAGAATGGATAAATTTGATTATGACTTTTCAGTTGAGTTGAAGAAGTGCGGTTGCTTCTATGATAAAAAGAATGCACTTCAAAAGGCAAAAGAAGTGTATGAATCCATGTGCGGCGAATACAAAGACGGCATGGCAAGATACGCTGACGAGGAAGATGAGGCCAGCGGCAAAACTCGTATTGAGGAGGATACAGAAAACGGATATTATTTGGTGGCGTTCGGCTTTGAAGAGCATTATGAATGTCATAGCGTAGCCGTTGAAGAGTACGAAATTGAAGATGAGCTTTCATATCGGGAAAAGCGAAATATATATGACGAGCTGCGCGAAGGCTATCTGATTGAAGATATTAAATGTAAGCTCGAAGAAATGGAGGATTACACTGCAACAAATGAAGATTTGAAAAGTATAGCATATAAGGCGCAGAAGACACTGGACAACAATGATTATTATTGGGATATATATTGTGATTCCATATCGTATGCAATTAAAAATTACTTCAGGGAGGCATAAAACATGAGCATGAGAGATTATGCGGTTGATGATTACGGTCTTATAATGACAAGGGATATGCTGAAAACTATCTGCTCGAAATATTGTCCTGATTATACTAAAAAAAAATATGATAATGACGAATGTGGCTTCAATAATGACTTGTATGAAGCGGGAATTGTAGAATATATTAGTGATTTCACTGGCGAGTCAATGGCAATTGGCAATGATGGAAGAGATATTTATGATTCTGGCGAAACATATGACGGTGGCCCAATCTATTATGTGCCTACTACACAATCTAGCACATTGTTTAAAGCGGCATATCACAATATGGATGACCTTGTAAGTGAATTCAGATGGTCTCTTCATGATTATTTGCCCATTGATTTTGATTACAAGAAATATATTCGTCACATTGTAGGTACCTATTACGGTTAAAGTTTACAACACAAAATGAATGGAGGTATATTATTATGGCACACATGATTATGGAAACCGACCAGATGTTTAGTGTAAGAGAAAAGCCCTGGCATTATGAACTCACGAAAGAACACACCAAAATTATTCAGGAAGCACCGAACTCAAGAGAAGCACTTGTTGCCGCAGGACTTGATTGGAATGTGGTATCTATGCCTGTGTATCAGGAAAACGGATTGCTGATTCCTGGATATAAGGCAAATGTAAGAGATAAGGATAATATGGTTCTTGGTATTGTGTCCGGAAGGTATAAAATCGTACAAAATACAGAAGCATTCGAGTTCACTGATTCGCTGATTGGCGAAACCGAAAATGGAGAAGTGCGATATGAAACTGCAGGTTCACTCTATAACGGAAAGAAAGTGTGGCTACTTGCAAAGCTACCCACGACGAAAGTTCTTGATGATGATGTAGAACCGTATTTGTGTTTTGCAAACAGTTTTGATGGAAGTGGCGCTGTTCAGGTTTGCATCACAGGAATTCGTGTCGTTTGTCAGAACACACTCAATATTGCTTTGAACACTGCAAAGCGTAAGTGGTCTACCAAACATATTGGTGATATGCAGTCTAAGCTCGAAGAAGCGAAACTATGCTTGCGAATGGCAGACAGTTATATGGCCAACCTCGATGTCGAAGCTGACCGTCTTGCAAACGCAAAGCTTTATAGGGAACAGATTGAAGAGATTCTTGATGAAATGTTCCCTGTAGATGACAACACAAGCGAACGTAAGAAGAACAACATTGTACAGTTTAAGAACCAGTTCTGGACTGCATATAGTATGCCCGACATTCAGAAATTTGAGGACAGTGCATGGATGGCTGTAAATGCTATGAGTGATCTTGTTACTCACTCCGCTCCTCGTAGAAGCACCGCAAGCTATAACGAAAATCGTTGGGGGAAGATTATGGATGGCCACGCGCTCCTTGACCAGTTTAACAATCTTGTTAATAAGAAAATTGCTGCATAATAATACGTAAACAAATATCAAGGAGGTATATATATGCATAGTAGAATTTTTCAAGTAAGTATGGAACCTATAGAAGAAGAAAATTACATTTGTGAAGCAGAATACTACGATCACTGGTTCACAAGAGAAATTGCGGATTATGTGAGTGATGATTGCGATAGAGATGGGGATATTAAACGACTCGCAAATATAGCAAAGGGATATTCAGTCGGCGAAGATGATAACGGAAAGTACATTATTATCACAAACAAAGAAGAATATTTTTCATATGCTTATGTAAAATTCATGGAAGCACTTAATAAAATTGGAAAGCCAACGCTTGAAGAATTTACAAATGGAATTAGTTTGTGGAATCTTGACCAAGCAGTTGAAGATCAATTTGGATTTTATGTAGATGTGGACGGAGAACTAATGACGTTTGATGCTTTCATTCGCCGATGTGCAATTAATGAAAAATACTATATTGGTGGTACGATTGATTATCATTTTTAACAATACAAAATGAATTAGAAAAGGAGATAAAAATTATGGGTACTCGTGGATGTTACGGATTTAGAAAGAACGGAGCAGACAAACTGACTTATAATCACTTTGATAGCTATCCTGATTGTCTTGGACATACTATGGTGAAATTTTGTAAGGCAACATCAATTTCTGAACTAAATGAAATCTTTGACAAACTTATTCTTATTAATGAAAGTGCAAAGCCTACCGCAGAGCAGATTAAAGAATGCAAGCAGTATTATGACGGAAACGTAAGTAGGAAAACCGTTGAAGATTGGTATTGTTTGCTCCGTAACGCACAGGGAGACCTTGATGCGTATAAAAATGGTCTGAAGTATATGATTGACAGTTGCGGTTTCATTAAGGATAGTCTTTGGTGTGAGTATGCATACATCATTAATCTTGACACAGAAGAATTGGAATTCTGGGTTGGAGACCAAGACAAACCTGATATCTATAACAGGTACGGAGTTGAAAGAGACGGAAATTATTATCCCTGCAAGATGATGGCAAGTTATCCACTCGCCACAATCTCCCTTAACGAATACTCAGTACAGGATTTTGTGGACTACATGAATAAGGCTGAAAAAGAAGCAGAGTAAATAAGAGAAGCTGTGCTACCGGCTATACGGGCTATTAAAGGAGGTGATAATGTGCAAGATAGACTGCTAGAAAAAATGTTTGAGATGCCTCGTTGGGAAACACTAATTGAAAAGGCAGATCTCAAATGGATAGATAAAGGTGAGCTTAGACAAATGTGCAAACCTGAAATTCGGTTGGCAATTTATAATGCAATTAAAAATGAAACAATTGAATTCGTACCAAGCCACATGGCACAAATTCCTAAAGATACTCCCGGAGAATACAGGATTGTGTTTGTAGGAGAGAATGTAGACAGATGCATTCAAAGTCTTATCAACGATTGTTTGTTTGAACTGTTCCCGGAAATGATCCACCCTTCATGTAAGTCTTATCAGAAGAATTTAGGCACAGGCAAAACGGTGAAAGAATTGTCCTCAGTTCTTGCAAATGCAAAAACAGAAATCGTTGGTGTAAAAAGTGACTTCCACCATTATTTTGATACGGTTAATATTGAAGCGATCATGAATGTATTTGATATTATTGAGTCCAAGCTAGGGTTCGAAAAAGGAACTGAACCCGTAATGAACTTGCTTCGTAAAGCCTGGAATAATAATATGGTATTTGATTTGGATGGAAACCTAATTGAACAGTATTGTGGTATCCGTCAAGGTAATGCCGTTGGATCATTTCTTGCCGATGTTATCTTGTATGAACTGGATGACTTCATGAGTAAGAAGTACAAATTCTATTGTAGGTACAGCGACGATTGTGTAACTCTTCATGACAATCCAAATGAAGTGATTGATGATATGAATAGAATCATTTCTAAATATGGAGTAAGTTTGAATCCGAAGAAAGTAGAGGTGCTACGCAAAGATAGGTGGATTAAGTTTCTTGGCTTCAATATCAAGGGAGATAAGATTACATTATCTAAGTCTCGTGTTAAGAATTTCCAAAAAGAGATTGAAGCACGCACCATTAAGCAGCGCAACATCTCCATGAAGCGAGCACTTAATAAAGTGCAATCCCATCTTTATAAAGGAGACGGTAAGTTCTCATGGGCTACTTCAGTGCTCCCCATCATCAATGTTCAAAAAGATATTGACACTCTTAACACATTTATTATGGACGCCATCAGAGCTTGCGCAACCAATAAGAAAAAGATTGGAGGTCTTGGAAGCGTAAATGATAAAGAAGATTACACTATTTTAAGGGGGACTGGAAAGAATGTAACAGCTAATAAGAATAAGACAGACAAGGAAATTGAAGGACTTCTAAGCCTTGGTTGTATGAGAAATGCGTTGCTTACAAATCGTGCAGTATTCGATACACTTGTAAGGCAAATATAGCATCATCCGCAGTGCAGCGGTAAATTACAAAATAATATAATTCAATAGAATGCGTGCATAAGCCTGCCAGCTCAGATGCTCTAACAGCCCTATCGTGCCAACGAGCATCGAGCTCACAGGCAACACGCCTCTAACATGAAACAATTAAAGTTATGCACTGATGTTATTGAGTAATTTAAATCGTAGTGCGGCGACGAATTGCAAGGTAATAGAATTCAATTCGCTGCAATTTAACCAGATTGACAGCCCGCAACCGAGGCTTATCTCCCTCATTACGGGCTATAAATCTGGCATATGCAGCCAACATGAAACTGATAAAGGAACGCACCATTATTATGAGCAATTCAAAATAATAGGAGGTATGGTAATGACAATTTTTAATGAGTTAGTTGAAAGAGTTTCAAATGGAGAAACGTTTCATATTGACTTTGAAAAGCGAACGATGAAGGTTGGCAATGGATTTCTAATCAAAAATGGAGAATATGATACTTCAAGGTATTTGTTAAGTATGGAAGATGATTCTTATTTTACGATTGACATTATTCTTCAAATGATTGACTGTTTGTATAAAAGTTACAAGTATTCCATACCAAGCAAAAGGAGTGATAGTAAAAGAAAAGTATATTTTAAGGCATGTTCTATGACAGAAATCCCGGATGACATATTACTTGCCGCAGAAAGGAGAGAAATTGCACAGAGCAAACTTGAAGGATTTATCTTGTGCATGATTCTTGAGGGTAGGTTTGTATGGGATGAAAAGAAACTCGGCAAATGGTTTTATCAGTCAAATGAAGATTCTGACCTAGTAATTCTTAGAAAATGGATTGAAAATAATTAATTATAAAAAAGGAGTTTGATACTATGATGAACAGAAATAAAAGAATGAAAACTTTGAACAACGCAGGAGTAGACACGAGTAAGTATTTTACTGTCAATCTTCCAGAAGGAATTAAGCCTGGTGCAACTATTTCTCTTGTAATTAATGAGAATGGACAGCCTGTTGTTGTAAATGAAAAGAAAAATGATGTAATTGCTAATCAGATTATTGCTGATGGTTATGTAAGGAACACTAAGCTTCATAGAAGATTTGTTATGGCTCAGATGTTTCAAATGCTTAACTACGTATCATATGATGGAACTGGATCTGGTTATAATGCATATCTCAGAAAGATGTATGACTACAAATATACTTTCAACATGATGCTTGAAGAACTGAGAGTACTTAGCAAACTCGAAGAAAGAGATAAGGAAAGCTTCGAAGAAAGAAGCCACTTTTTCACTAAGGATGTTGTTGTTTATGTTTTGAATGATTATATGGAGAAGCTTGAGGATTATATTGACCAGCTTCATACAAAGAAGTGCAAGGGAATTCCTTATAAGCATGTAAAAGGAATGGATATTTTTGTTGACGACTTGGACAAGAAAATTTATGAACCTATGAGAAAATGTATCTTTGCAATTAAATATGCAAAAAATTATTTTCAAATGTATAGGTTGCTTAATAATTTTATGCTTAAAATGATTAAACTTCCTTCTGATACTCCTAAGAGCAAAGCATGGATTGATGCTTATAAGGGAGAAGGCGCATATTATACAATGAAGAACCTTCTTATGTTTCATAACTGTTTTGTTGAAGTTGAAAATACAGGACTTAAGTTGTATGGAACGAAAGCCGTTAGTTACATCAGCTCTAAGCTTGATGAGTATAAGGGAGAAGGATGGAGAATGTTTGCTCTTATGAAGAAAGTTATTGCAATCAATAATTTTGATTATGGTGCAAGAATGCATGAGCTTGGCGTAAAAGGTTATTAAAAACATAGTGCAGATAGATACTGCAAATGCACAAGGTATTTACATTCAATTTGACTCCAAGATCGTCTACTACCTGGATGTATTCCGGTTTATCTACCGGCTTCCATCCAGGTATTGAGACGGCTTGAGAGTCTTATAATATGAGTCTGTTAAAGAAATATCTACATAAATACAGAGTGCATTTTAACCACCTCGAATTCGACAGGTTTAATGGCATAAGCGCCAATATACATAAGGGAATTCAATTCAACAAAGCTGCACAAACATCTTAATGGATCGTGCGCCCTCGTATCCTGAGGAGCTTCGATCCATCTCGATGCAATGCAGCTCTTATATGAAACTATTAAAGAGAGCTTACAAGATTCTTGAGTGTATATAAATTTATAAAAAGGAGAACAATATGACGCTCAAAGAACGCGCGTATAAGATTGATACGTTTGCTGCATATCTCGAAGGATGCGGAATCACTAACGATGAGGAAATCAAATCCGCAGCGCGTTATCAGCTCGAATGTATCAACATGGGAGATGAAAACGGAAGATGGTGCGATGCTTCAGAAACGGATAAAAGGTTGTTGCGCGAATTTGTGCACAAATACTGCTAACCAACTTACTACCCCGCCACGGAGGTTACGAGGTCAGAAAGGAAAAGAAATGTTGTATACCGTACATACAAGTTACAAGGAATTTGATGATTACTTAGGAGGATTGAGGCTGTGCTGTCGCACAGAAAAGATTGATGCCCCTGATCCGGAAACTGCGAAGGCTATCGCATGGAAACGTGCGCTTACTGAGAATCCTAATCGCATACTAGATGAACAGAGTGCTAGAAAATCTCATAGGAGATAATACCATCAATATCGCGCCTGTCCGGTTAAAGGTGGGCAGAAAGGAAGATTAGAAATGAAACTTGATATTCAAAAAGTGCTAACAGTATCTATTACACATATACCGGAAGAGATTGCAATTAAAATTGAACGTGTGTGTAATAAAACTGCGATCTATTATACTGGGATTAGCAATCTTTCAATTTATAAAAAAGCAGAATATGGTTGGTGGATACATGTGCCAAAAAATATAACAGATTCTTTTACTAATAGAGATGTTATAAAAGAATTGCAACCCTTGATTAAACTTGCATGTGAAAATAATTGTGAATGGTTATGTATAGATCGCGATGGAGACGTAGTTGATTTTCTACCTGTTTATATATGGTAGATATAAGAGGTGGATCATGGACAAAACAGAATTTATTTCCCTTATTGGTCAGGATATTGTTGTTGATTATCCTTTTTATGGCGAACTTCAACAATGGGATATGAAAACATTTTATATTGATGACAATGGAGAAATTCATCATAATAGGTTGTCATTAATTATTGATGTATTTATTAAAAATGCTAAAAATCCGCATAAAGGTAAAGCTACGCATGGCTAAGGAGGTATGAATTATGAATTACATGGAATCTAAAAAGAAACTTGATGAACTTCGTAAGAGAAATGAAGTTCTATTCCGTATGGCAATTTCTCATTTGATGGACACGGGTATTCGACATTTTACAGAAAAAAGTGTGGCGCGGACTTGTGCAGAAATCATGAAGCAAGATGACAGTCATAGTATTATGACGAATGAATTTCAGTGTGAGCTTGTTAAAACTGCCGCCGAAATTGCAAAGCTAGATCATATTCACGTTCTTACTTATATTGGACGTGAGGTATATTGGGACGTAGGAGATAATGGAATTAGCTATCAAAGAGCAATTTGTCTTTTGAGAAGATGCGTAGAGACCATTGATGAGCACCATGAATTGTGTAGCGATGTGCTAGAAGATTTGTATTATGCAGGGTTTAATAACGATGAAATTGACTCGCTTGGATATGGATATCTATTGGACGTCGAGGAGGAGGGTGAATAATGGAAAAGAAAATTTGTTGTTACTCGTGTAACTGTCCAGATTGTGAAACATGTGAAAAGAAAGTGTATGCAAACAATAAATGGATGGCAAATGTATTTTCACACGAGCAAGATATTATGGTGGAGCACCTCTGGAAAGAAAATGTAGACATTGCATGGGATGAAGATGAAAACGGAGAGTTAATTCTTGCACAGCCTTGGCGTGGTTTTCCTGTTGGTGAATTTACACAGGATGATTGGTTTCATTGGGTAGATGATCATCATAGCAAGGGAGTCGGTTGGGTGTACGAAAATATTAGTCCATTTGATTAAAATAAAAAATATATAATAAACAAGGAGGAAGGAAAAATGGACAGATGTATTAACAAAGCAATTTCATATGTAGAGGACTTGATAGATTTGTATGATTCTAATACAGAAATTACTGATATAAATTTATGCCATATTATAGAAATTTTGAAAGGAAGAGAATAAAAAATGATTAGATGCTATAATCTCGACACGCATCAAGAGCTGTATTTTACAGCTCGAACACCATACGAAGCAATGGAAAAGCTGTTGTACACATTAAACTTAAAGCGTAAAGATACTGGCGCAAAAATTCAATTACTTGGTGGCGGACGAACGTTGTCCCTTATTCATAATGGAGAAACGTGGTCTTGCTTGAATAAATAACAGGAGGAGTAAGAAAAATGGATAATATGAAATTTGTATTTGACAGTGACGGAAATAAGATTTTTTATCAATCTGCGGTGAATCTTATGGACGACGATATTAGAGAAGAACTCCATGCAAAACTCGCACCATGTACCGAACAAGTTTTCTTTGATGAATATGTCAAGGCACATAGGGAAAAGTTCAATGAAGATTTTGTTGTAATGTGAGGAGAAGTAATATATGTTTTATTATTTGACAAGGTATTCATTCGATGCAGCAAAAGATGTTATTGGACCATTTAAAACAGAAGATGAGGCGTGGAAAGCCGCAAATGACGATGCAAATAATGAATGCAGAATCGATACGGAGAACGGATGGACTACGGATATGTATGTCCATGAAGGCAGCAAAGAAATTGAATTAATCAATTACTATAATGGTAATGAATGCATTACAGAATATATTGTATTTGAACTGTAAGATTTGGAGGTAAGTAATATGAAGCATGAACAGAATTTTATTATGAGTAGACAGGAATATATTGATTTCCTTGCAAACAAGAGCAACGAGATTAATATGGCTAATAAAAATAGTAAAACCGGTGCTGCCTGTCTTAATCTTGCGTTCCCCGTGTGTACTTGTCGTGTTGACGCACCGTGTAAGGCAACTTGTTACGCCTGTAAAGGATGCCAAATGATTGCAAATGTACAAGCGGCATATTATAGAAATCTGAGACTGTATCATGATGATCCCGATAATTTCTTTGAGCAGGTATATTATAAAATTAAGTTCTCTGGACTTCCTAAAGTGAGACTTTTTGATAGTGGAGATTTTCCCGATGCAGATTTTTTGGTGAGACTCGTAGAATTGTGCCGTAAGACTCCTGATACAAAGTATATGGCTTTTACTAAGCAATACGAAATTGTAAACGATTACATTACAAAAAACGGAAATCTCCCTGATAATTTGAATATTATGTTTTCTGCTTGGCATAAATTGTGGAACGTACCTAACCCGTATGGTCTTGGTGTGGCATATGTAGATTTCGATGATAAGAGCCTGAATCCTGAGTTCCCTAAGAACGCATTTGTGTGCCCTGGTAGAGTATCTACTTGTTCGGCTTGTGGTGCGTGTTGGAATAAGAAACTCACGGCAGTACTGTTTCACCAGCATTGATAAGACAACACAAAATGAATGGAGATGATAATTATGCTTAAGAATTATGTGCCGTCAAAATGGTGTAAAATCACAGAGTATCAGCTTGTGTTTGATGATCGTCGTCACAACGGATTTGGTTTCCCATGTGATGCAAATGGAAATCTACTACAAAATGAAGAAGAGAATCCAGAAGCTTATAAAAATTTGCGCTGGTGCCTTGAACACCCAAATGAATTTGAACGATTTAATGAAGTTGTAAAATATACTCGTAATGTAAGAGATGATGCCCACGGAACCTGTCATTGTGGCAACGAAGTGTATCTGTATAATCAATATCATGGCGCTTGTCAATGTTCAGAGTGTGGACAGTGGTATAACTTATTTGGCGAAGAACTTTTGCCGCCAGAAGAATGGATTGAGGAGGAATTTTAAATGAATATATGCACAATAAGAAAATTAGAAAAATTAGGCTTTGATAAAGATTGGTTAATGGTTGTTAAAAGTGAATGGAAGCCAAAGAAACGTGGTGCATATGATATGCTAATAACAGATATACAAAACTTATCTGATGATCCTTTATATGGTACACGTATTGAACGTACAAAGTTTAATAATGATTATGACCTATCTTTAATTCTCAAATATTTTGAGGGAAATGCATATGTCATTGTAGAAGTAGACAGCAATGAAATTATCAGTAAAGGCATTCTTGATGATGGTGTTTTTGACATAATGCATTATTGGACACAAGAGAATTGGGATATATATAGTAATAAGGAGTTGGAGAGCGAGCGACAAATGCGGGCTGCAAGAAATGAAAGCATAATTAATAGACTCACAAGAGAAAATTATGAACTTCAAGTTGAAAATGCAAAGTTGAGATTGCAGTTAAAGGAGAAACAAAAATGAAACATATTGAAGCCACGAGCAAAGATGGTCGTTATATTAAAGTATCAGATGATGAAACTGGTAAGGATATTGGAATTTATTGCGACAACATGGAACAGGCAAACGAACTTATTATCAAACTTGTTGCTGAACTTTTGAAAGGAGATTAGTCATGAGAAAGAAGTATGCTTATTTTGTAAATAATGTTGTAATGTCGAGAAAAGATTTTCTAAAAGAACTTAAGAATTGTTGTCAACGAGTAGTTCATACCGATATTATTGCAGGATGGTGTGGTGTAGATCTTGTTGATTTTGATGAAGATATGTTTAAAACAGAGTTGAAAAATATTAATGATGGAATTCGAGTAAATCTTACTGATAAGTATAGCTCAAAAACATATAAGTTGTTTTATAGAAAGGAGGTTTAAATTATGGATATTGTGAAAATCGCATATGAAAAATATAAGCTTGATTGGATGATCAGTCATTGTCATACGCTCGAAGAACTTGTGCATGAATTGAGTATAATGCAAAAAGAAGAAGATTCAACTACTGTTTTAAGTTTATACGAAGATTGGGAATATGAATTTGGTTTTGGCAGTGAGATTTGGGCATGCTATGATGAATTTATCGAATGTGAATTTCTTGATATTGATTATATAAAAAATATACTTACAAAGCATGAATATGATGTATATCTGGTATATATAAACGAAAATTATACTTTTTAATTAGGAGATATGATATATGAAAATTGAAAAACTTATTTCTGAATTACAAAAGCTTCAGAAAGATTATCCTAATGTAGAAGTTTGCTTTACAGATGGAAATAATCAAGAGTGGTTTGAAACTTTTTTCCAGAATTTTAATATTGATGAAGAAAATAACATAATTGAAATGCTATTTGATACGGAGGAGTAATTATGAAAGCACCTAAAAATTATAAAATTGGATATAAACTTTTTGAAATGAGGGAAGACGGGAAGCTCTTCCCTCTCTTCATTTCTAAAGGAAAAGAAACTCCCATGAACGAATGGATTCCTGCAGAAAATAATCCCACCAAAGGATATGCTAGCCGTCCAGGTTGGCACTGTTCCATGACGGTGCCGGATGCACCACACCTTCGCGGTTATGACGGGAGCAATCTTGGGCCATATAAAAGCAGGTTTAAGAATGGAAAGCGTGTTTGGTGTGAAGTTCTGTATAATACAACTGTAGATTACAGAGATGAGGTATCTAAATTACATAAGAAATGTTTCACGGATAAGCTTCCAACCAACGGATGGTATCTGTTCAACGAAGGAAACCGATCCACTTGGGCTATTTCTGATGCAATCAAAGTAATCCGTATTCTTACAGAAGAAGAGCGCCAAGAGATTCTAAGGCAAATGAATTACAATGAATCCACGGCATTCGAACCGTACAAGAGAGCATTTAAAAAGAGAATGAAGTCTATATAAAATTCCAAATATTTAAAATTGTCAGTCTTGACAATACGAAATGAATGAGTTACAATATACGTAATTCAATAGTAAATCGTTAATGAAAAGAGGTATACTATGGAATGTTTGTTCAACTGTGAATCTAATAACTGCTGTGCGTACTGCAAGCATCATCACGCGTCAATGACCGTGCGGCAGATGAAAGTAAAGGAGTGTCTCCAGAAGGAGTGCCGTCATCTTGTTAAAAATGAAACGCATCAATACTGGCGGCAGAGAGAAAGAGTCAAACAAAATAAGAAACTTAAAAAGAAAATGCTCAATAATTATATCATGTCGTTGAACGGAGGTATGTGATAATGAATAAAGCAAGAAGAAAAGAAATCCAGAAAATTATTAAGGATATTGAGAATTTGGTGCATAGCGTTCTAAGTGAAGAACAGGTGGCGTTTGACAATATGCCTGAAAACCTTCAAGGGTCTTATCGAGGTCAAGAATCAGAGGATGCACAGGGAAGTCTAGAGTCCGCAATTGATGCTCTTGAAGAAGCGATTTCATGTTTGGATGAAATTTAATGAATGCTAGAAATTATTTTGAGTATAATGGAAAGAAATATTATACTGGTACGGTTTTTGTTGTAAAGGATGGCAATAAACAGACTGATGCAACATTTATTTGTTATGATATGGATACTAAAAATTATATTTATAAAATTAAAAATTGGAGCGGAAATGATTGTAAAGTATTTGCGTATGAAAAATATTTTTACAACAATTTGGTATCTATAACAAATAAATTTGATAATACTGTTCGTTCGCCTATCATAAAGAAAAGAAAAGACACTCAAATAGACGGACTATTTTTGGGTTGGATGTGGTATATTTTTCTTATGGCAATAAGCGTTATTTTCAAAGATGCGATTGGATTATGGATTTTCGAATCAATTGTATTCTTTAATTGGAGAAAGAATAAAATCAAAAAGGAGGGTACTTACGTTGAGTGGTAGACATGAAAAGGAAATTAACCTAGAAAGAAGAATTAAAAATAGATTGCAAGATGCGCCCAGTGTTGTTGAAGAATTTTATTATAGTCTTATTGGTTCTGGAAGAACATATGATACGGCATATTCTTATATTAATTGTGTACTTTCATTTATTAACTTTTTGCAACTTGAAAATGCAAAGCGATTTAATTCCACTAATAAAGAAAAATTTTACGAATATGTAAAACCTATTGACATAAATAAATATATGACATCATTGCGCACAAAAAGAGTTAACGGAAAAGAAGAGCGAGCATCTGATAGCATTAGAAGCGTTCGGTGGTCTTCACTTAATACTTTTTTTCAGTTTTTGGTCCCAGATTATATTCAAGATAATCCTGTTGCAAATACACAACGTCCAAAAATGAAAGACAATCCAAAAGTTACATACTTGAACCCAGAAGAAATTGCGAAAGTGCTATCTAATGTAGAAAAGACCGCACCTGAAAAGTTTAAGAACAGAGATCTTTGCATTATGAAACTTGGATTTAGCACCGGACTCAGAGCGTCTGCTCTTATTGGAATTGATATTGACGATATTGATTTTAAGCACAATCAAATTAGAATTACTGAAAAGGGAGATTATGATAATTATGTGATTTTTGGAGATAATTTAAAAACGCAACTTATCGCTTGGATTAAAGATAGAGAAAAATATTTTCCAAAATGTGGTTCTAGTGCGCTATTTGTTTCAAGTTTTAATCAACGCATTAGTGATGATATGGTTGCGGTGATACTTAAACAGTATTCTAAGGGTGTAACTGATAAACATGTAACTCCGCATGTTATGAGACATTCGTGTGCAACAAATTTGTACGAAGCAACCGGAGACATTTACTTGTGTGCAAAGCAGCTAAATCATAAACAAGTTTCGACCACGCAAAGATATGCAGAGCTGTCTAAGGAAAAGCAAAAGCACGCTGCAAATATTCTGGATGGAATGATTTAAAAAACCACGTATTTCCAGTTGATAATATGAATATTCATAATATATAATAATCCACGAAGGGTGGCAATACAAATGTATCAATCTGAAATGAAAGAAGGGTTTATAGAGGACTATTTACGAAGCCGCTTTGTAGCAAGAACTTCATTGAATAGTCTATTTAAAAAAACAGAACCATTTGAAAAAGAAAATGGAAAAGATTGCAGTCAGTTTAATGAAAATGAAATATTAAAAATGTATACAGAGTTTAATGCAAAAACTATTTATGTACTTATGAACTACAATACAATTTTAAAGGCATACTGTGCATGGAAAAAATATTACCATAAAGAAAATACAACCAATGCGTATAATAATTTAACTATCGAAATGCTAAAACCATGTGTGCCTCAAAATAGTGTAATGTTTTTAAGTCGTGAAGAAATAACTAATATTGAGAATCAAATATATAATTGGACTGACAGAGCAATTATAGAATGTCTTTGGGAGGGTATTTCTGGACCGAGTATGATTGATTTAGTAAGTATTAATCAAAAGATGATCGACACTGAAAATAAAATATTATATTTTCCAGACGGACGACTAGTAAAATTAACTGACAGGTTGTACGATTTACTAACTAAAGCATTTGATGAAAAAGAATATGTGTGCTACAGCAAAGATTTAATGGTTATTAAGCTTAATGGAGAAAATAAACTATATAAAGAACTTGAAAATGCACATGCGCGTGATTCAAATGATAAGTATTTTAGATGGGTTTATAGAAAAGTCAGAAACTGTAGAGATCATGTTGGTATGCCGGGGCTGACAATGAAAAACATTCAAACTAGTGGGATGTATTATTATCTATGTCAAGGGATACAAGAAACAGGGCTCGATTTAAGAAGTTTTTTAAAGTCTGAAGATGGAGAGTACTTGATGGACAAATATGGTTTTCAATCAAAATATCGTGTAGATAATGTATATCATCATTTTCAAGATTATATTTAATTGATAGCTTCAGGGGGTAGGGTATGTTGCCGAAATATATTATAAAAGATTTTATAGACCAATTTAGCATTTTAGACATTAAAAAGGCAAATGTACAAATTAGACATAGTTTTTATGGGAATCAAAAATCAAACCAATGCGATATTTGTCCATTTGTAGATGAAGATCGTATTGGTTTTATTAAAGATGATGGAGAGAAAGTGTATATAACATTTGATGAATTGTGTGAGGTTGGCATTGATAATGAAGGATGCTATCTTAAAAGTGATGTAATGGAATTATATATTAAATACATTTTTTAAAAAGTGAGAAAGAGGCTTGACAAGTCTCTTTTTTTATGTTATAATGCTTAACGAAGGGGAAGGCAATACAAAATGAATGGTATTGAGACAAAAAGAGAGGAGGCCAAAAATGAGTAATGAGTATAGATTTAAAAAAGAAAAAATGCTGCCACATTCAATGTCAAACATGTGGAATTATATATACGGTCCAACGTAATATTCCGTTTGAGGAGATGTATGTAAAGGCAAATTGCCCTAACTGCGGGATCGTAACAGGGTTGAATTTAGGTGACAATGAAAATGATGTGTACGTTTTCATGAATGAAAATGTTGATCCGAGGTATTATTGACAGTACGAAATGAATGAGGGAAGGCAAACATGAATGAGATTCAAGTTTTTGAAAGTGAAAAATTTGGACAGATAAGATCTGTAATTATTGATGAAGAACCATGGTTCGTGCTTAAGGATGTGTGTAATGCATTCGGTGAAACGAATTATAGGCGCGTTTCTTCTAGATTGGCTGACGACGAAAAGGGTGTGTCGCAAATTAACACCCCTGGTGGGATGCAAAATATGACTGTGATTAACGAATCTGGAATATACACAGCATTGTTTGTTATGCAACCAGAAAAAGCACGTGGTGTAGACGATGAATATATTGAAAAGAGACAAAATGAACTTAAGACATTTAAGCGATGGGTAACTCATGATGTTCTCCCTTCAATTCGTAAACATGGCATGTACGCTGTAGATGAAGTCCTTGCAAACCCAGATATGTTAATCAATGCACTTCAAGCGCTTAAGAAAGAGCGTGAGGAAAAAGCACTCCTTAAGCAAAAGAATGAAGCACAAGCTCTTTTGATTACGGAAATGCAGCCGAAGGTAAGTTATTACGATAAGATTCTTCAAAGCAAATCAACTGTGTCAGTTACTCAGATCGCTAAGGATTATGGAATGAGCGCGGTGAAGTTCAATTCAATTCTACATGGTCTTAAAGTGCAATATAAACAAGGCGATATGTGGATGCTATATCAGAAATACGCCAATAAGGGATATACAAAATCAAGAACATACACTGTAAGTGATGACGTTAGTAGAATGGGCACATATTGGACACAGAATGGTAGAAAGTTTTTGTATGATATATTGAAGAAAAATGGAATCCTGCCTGAATGTGAACAAAACTAATAATGACAACACAAAATGAATGACATGAAAAGGAGATAAGAATTATGGTGTATGATGGAACTAACAACTCGGAGCTGATTGTATTTCATACGGTGGAAGATTCGGATTATAAGCACTTCATTGAACTGTATAAGGACATGAATTCACAGGTGCTTTCGGTTGGTTGCTGTTGTGATCGCGATTGGGGCTATAAGTTTTTCATGACTAGTAATTCGGACTATGAAAGAATTAAATTCAACATTATGGAGGCCGTTTTCGAATGTGAAGATGTTGATGAACTGTTGGACACTTTGGATGAAATTTTTTGTGATGGTTTTAGCGATATCATGCTTGAAAATGAGTGTGGAGGCCATTGTGACTGTTGCGATGAGAATGATAATAATGAAAAGAATGTATATTTTTTAAACGAAAATAATAAGTATTTGAATTGACGAAAAGGAGAGACGTAATTATGGCAGAGAGACTACACGAACTTAAGCAGACTACAAGTACTGTACAGCTTCGCGGCGTAATCACTGGTACTAAGAGCAATAGATTTTATAAGAGCGGCACCGGTAAGAATGGTGGTGCATGGAATGCAATTGAAATGGGTGTGAAAATTGCGGAAAACGAAACAGTATACGTAAAGCTGAACGGGTTCCCTCGTCCTGAAGTATTTTACTATAAGAAGGGCGAAGGTAAGGCCAAGGGAGACACTCAAAAGGTGGCGTGGAAGAACAGACACAAGTCTCCGGGAGAGGGATATCGTCTAATTGGTGTTAATATTAGCACTGGCAAGGATGAAAACGGAAAGAATATCAATAATAGTTTTACAGAGTATGATGCTGTTGAGTGGATACACGAAAACATTCACGACGGAGATAGTGTTCTAATTAGAGGCAGTCTTGAGTTTTCTTCTTATACTGATAAGAACGGACAGACTCATAGAAAGGTAGATATTGTTCCGAATCAGATTTCTTATACAAATGAGCCGATTGATCTTGACGATCCAAATTGCAATACGATGGCAGAATTTGAAAATGTGATTGTTTTCTCGTCTATTGACAAAGAAGAAGATGAGAACGGGAAGGCAACTGGAAGATTTGTCCTAAGTGGATATTCTATTGGGTACAACACCGTTGAGCCTGTGTCTTTTATCATTGATGCAGAACACACAAAGGTTGCGAATGCAATTAAGAAGAAGATGCGTCCGGGCAATGCAATTAAGACATATGGCAGAGTAGTTATCAAGAATAATATCGAGACGGTTGTAGAGGAAGATCCTTGGGGCTCTACTGAAACTTCTCCGTTTGAAAGAGTTGTTGGGCCCACAATTAGAGAGTATGTTGTGTATAAGGTAGACGGAAGCACTTTTGATACGGAGACTTATTCTGAGGATGCAATTGCACAGGCGCTGCGCAAGATTAAGGCGGCGAAAACTGCCAAGGAAAACTTTGGTGAGAAGCCGAGTGCGGCAGTTAGTGATGATGCAGATGACTGGGGTAGCGATGATGACGATAGTCTAGATGATGAAGCTCCATGGTAAGGTAAATAAGGAGTGGGCGTAAGCTCACTCCTGATAATACAAAATGAATGAGATGACTAGATTTAAAAGGAGAAATGATTAATTATGGCAAGAGGACGTACAGCTAGTAAGATTCAGAAGAAGCTAAATTTTCTATGTTTTGGTGAGCCGTTTACGGGGAAAAGTACTTTCGCATCTCAATTTGCGTATATGCATAATGAAGATGGTAGCCCCATGAAGGTTCTTTATATTGATGCAGAGTCAGGAAGCGTAGACAATTATCTAGACGAAATGGAAAGCAACGGAGTAGATCTAGCAAATATTTATATTCTATATACACAGAGTCTTGGTGAGGTACTTGACTATATCGATAAGGTAAAGAACAATGAAGATTTTTACGAAATTGGAGAAGATGGAGAAGAACTAGATACTATAGTTACAGATGCAGAAGGCAATCCCTTTAGGGCAGATGCGATTGTCATTGATGGCGTGAGCGTCCTATACACCGCAGCGCAGCAGGGCCTACTTGAGTTTTCTAAGAAGAGAGCGCGTGTGAGAGCAGACGATAATGGACTCATTGGAGATCAGAAAATTGTAGCGATTGAAGGATCTTCACTTGAAATGAAAGACTGGGGCGCTCTTCGTTACAAGGGAGCCAACCTATGTCTTGCACTTCTTGGTACAGGTGTCCATAGTATGATAACCTGTAGGGAAGCAGACGAAAAGGAAACAGTTAAGGGTGCGAATGGGCAGTTTACGAGCGTACCGACTGGAAAGAAGATTCCTGAAGGTTTCAAAGATTTAGATTACAATACACACACTGTTATTCGTTTTTATAGAGATGAAGATGATACTGTAATTGCAGATGTTATTAAGGATCGTAGTGGTGTGCATCCAAAGGAAAAGGTAGCCGACCCGACGTTGCTAGATTGGCAAGTTGTTATTGATGGAAATAAGGGAAAGAGCAAGTTCGTTCTTAATAACAACCTTGATACTGCCGTTGCAACTGAACAGGAAATATACAGTGCAGAAGTTATGAGTAATGCGGCGAAATCTATGAGCAAGTCTGAAATGGAAAAGGCAAAGGTGTCAGTCCAGGAAGATACTTCTATTGATAATGCTAGTGAGCTTCAGAGCTTAATTAAAGCAGCGGTTACTAAGCTAAGTCCTGTACAGAAAAAGGAAATGCAAACCAAACTCAAGGATTCCGGTCTACCAACCGCCTTCAACAAGGTGGCCGACGTAGACATCCTTAAGCAAATCCTTGACATTGTGTCGGCTTAATAAAGTACATAAGGGGGACCTACGAGTCTCCCTAAATTTTTTATATGCGCGTGCTTGACAATACGAAATGAATGGATTATAATGTTTCCAGAATATGGAGGTGGACAGCGTGGTAGACGTGAAATGTGCCGAGTGCGGGAAAACAATAAAAGTTGAAAGAAACAAGATTGAGAATGTATTGCAATTTAAAGGGAAATATTATCATTCTGGGTGCTTTAAGGCGCTTGTATCAAAGCGAGTAGCTTCAGGTCGTGGCAAACCAGAAATGTGGAGTGCCGCATTAGATAAAATGTCATCACTGGAAGCGGAAACGAAGTCTAAATTAGAGCATCGTTTTTATAGCGACGAATTGAATGAATGGCTGCTGAACCATTATGATATTAGCATCGTACCGGGAGCATTCTGGCAGGTCATTGCAGGTCTAGAAAGTGGAACTTACAAAGGAAAAAGGTGTAAGCCCATGAGTATTGGCACTTTGTTGGAATGCTGGAAATGGGGACAAAAGAAATTAGATGAAATTAAACAGTATAATAAGGTAAATCATAAAGGCCCAGATAATGACAACGCAAGATTGATGTATGATTTAGCAATCTTGATTGGCAAGATGCCTAATTATTTGGCTTATAAGGCAAAGCAAGAGGCAACGGCTCGTGAGCTTGTACAAAATGCTAATTATCAAGATGTTGATATGTCTAGGATTGGGCAGAAAAAGCAAGAGAAAAAAGAAGATATTAGTGACATTTTTGACGACCTTTATGTAGAGTAGGTGATTGATCTTGGATGAAAATTTTGAGCTTGAATTATGGAATACACAGGTGGAAATGATTGTGCTTGGGTCCCTGTTTGCAAGACCAGAAGAGGCAGGATTTAGATTCATGAATGTAATTAAAAATGAAGACTTTCATGATCCTATGACTGCATATTTTCATGTATTTTTTAATGATTATATTCTTACGTATTCAAATGAAGTCACAGAAGCTAAATGTAATATGTTTGCTAGTATGGATCCAGTAAGATTTAAGGGATATAAGAAATTTGGATATTTTAAAAACATTCGAGAAATGATTGGATTTGCTACAACATCTGATGATGAACTAAAAGGGCAAGTGGATGTATTAAAAAAATGGAGTGTTTTAAGGCAATTACATAAAAATGGATATGATGTCTCGAAAATTTTAGGTCATCCTAGATTTAATTCTTTGAGTGCGGATGCTTGCGCAAATTGGGTAAGAGGTAACCTTGATAGGATTTGCAATAAGGTAATTACTGGGCTTGATGATACATTGGATTTATCTGAGAATGTAACTAGTCTTATGGATAGTTTTCTTGAAGCGCCAGAGCGCGGAATAAACTGTGCATGGGATTTTGTCAATCAAATGTGTTCAGGAATTATGGAACATGATTCTTATTGTATTGCAATGAACTCTAACCAAGGAAAAGGCAGAGCTTTAATTTATTTGGCAATGCATATTGCGCTCGTCGAAGGAGTAAATGTTGCCTTTTTTGGAAATGAAATGGATTTTAATAGTATGCAGCTTGCTGGACTTTCTGTAGTAAATAATGCCCCAGCAATACAAAAATTGCATGGTAATGAGATCCATATCCCAGAAAAGAGATTTAAAACTGGTGCATACTTTGATTCGAATAACAATATTATTTATAGAAAAACTGATTCTGAAGGAAATTTTATTGAGACAATTGAACAATTTAGAACACGTTTGGAACAGACTTCTAGAGAATATAGAAACGTAAAAAATGCAATTAAGTGGTTTGAAGAAAATAAATCAAAGGTGTGGTTTAAGAACTGCTCTGCAAATTATTCAGATGATAGTCTACAGCGTTTGGTAAGGCAGGCTATATATCAGCACAATGTAGGTGTATGGTTTTATGATACACTTAAGCACGGAACTGGATCGGACATGTCAAAATGGACAGATCTAGTACAAACAGCTACTCATTTGTGCGAAATGAATGCTACCTTGCCAACTGCATCTATTATGAGCGCACAGCTCAATAATGCGGCATTCCAAACAAAACCAGAAGATATGACTAGTTCTACATTGGCATCCGCGTCATATATTTATCATTTGTTTGATGTGATGATTGTTATGCAGCATTTAAGACCAGAAGTATATAATGATTACGCGCTTCAAGTTATTAACCCAGCAACAAAGAAAAAGTCATACAAGCACTTAGATCCAAAATTTCATTTAACAGCCGCAAATTTGTTGAAAAACAGAAGAGGTTCAAAGAATATATATTTGTTAAACTCAAATTTGGACGAAAACACATGGATTCAGCAAGATGGCATCCTTGTGCCAAAGAGTGTAGTGGAAGCTAATTTACCTTGGGTTGATTAAACAATATAAAATTAACGACGACTTAGGAGATGACATAATTTATGAGTAAGGAACATAAATATGACGTTGGTTATAAACAAACAAATAGGCAAGGGTTGACTTACGAGGTGATTACGTACAGAAATAACAAAGATATTGATGTAAAATTTCAAGATGGATTAGTCATAGAGCACACAAAGGTTACAAAATTAAATCAAAATACTATATTTCATCCAGATTATCCTATACCAAAAATTAATAAAACTCCATCAGAGAAACGACTAGGCGAGACACGAAAAAATAAACAAGGTAGGAAAATGACAATAATTGCATATAGAGGGGCTGCAGATATAGATGTTCAGTTTGAAAGCAAATTTGTTGTAGACCATACTGAGTATAAATTATTTGAGAGAGGAACAATTTGTGATCCGTTTTTTCCAAGCCTTTGTGGAGTTGGCTATATGGGAATGAGAACATCATATAAAGGCGCAGATAAATATGCCAGACAATATGAAGTATGGAGTAGTATGATGAAGCGTTGCTATAATGAAAATTGTGAAAGGCACACCTGGTACGAAGACTGTATTGTAGCTGAAGAATGGCATTGCTTTGCTAACTTTTTAAAGTGGTACGAAGAGCATTATTATGAACTTCCAGATGGTATGGGGCGTATTGAACTCGATAAAGATTTTAAGGTAAAAGAGTGTCGTGTTTATGGGCCAGATACTTGCTTACTTATACCACAAAGGATTAATGGGGCAAAACCAAAAACTCGCACAATTGATAGGGAATTCCCTATTGGAATGACGTATCAGGCTTCTAAAGGGAAGTATAAAATTCGTATAAGTAAATATGGCGAAGATACTGTTATTGGATATTATGATACACCAGAAAAGGCTTTTGCGGTTCTTAAGGAAGAGAAAGAAAAAGAGCTTCATAGGCTAGCAGAATTGTACAAACCATATATACCACAAGAAGTTTATGATGCAGTTATAAACTATAAAGTTGAGATCACGGACTAGTTAGATAATACAAAATGAATGATAATAAAAATAATGGAGATATGAGATATGATTGAAAGGAAACATGGAAAATATTATACGTGCAAAAGACTTAAATTGCTGCAATACTTGCTTGAACATGGATATGAGCCAATTGAAACAATTCCAGATGTAAACAACTGGAGATATAAGAACTGGGTATTTGAAAACACTGGCGCGGATTTCGAACAATGTGTAAATAACTATTTTGAAAATCTAAAGGCAAATTAGATAACAGAAATAATAATGATAATAACAATAATAAGGAGTTTTAATATGCATGATTATATACCCAAACCAAAGAGTTGTTACTGTATTTAAATCAGATTGTTCTAAAGATTTTTTACAGATCAACAATCAGGAGTGGCAAGCTGCCGCTAGTACATTAAAAACTTATAGCGCATTCAAGTTATATTTGTACTTCGCAGGCAACAAAAATGGCTACACTATTGCTCTTAGCCCTGCAGCTGTAGAGGAAGTAATTGGTATTAGTGAGAATACATATCGTGCTGCATTTAAGGAGCTAGTAGAATGTGGCTATCTAACTCAAGTCGAAGGAAAGAAAAATATGTATATCTTCCATACTATAACCTAAAAAACCATGTACCAACATATTGCGGTTTTAACCACCAGTGCGTTGAGGTTTTACCCACCAATAGACTGCGGTTTTAAACCACCAATGTATTGCGGTTTTAAAACCACAGTAGACTGGTACAGAAATAGATAATAACATATAAAAACATATAAATACAAATAAATAACATAAGCCAAAAATTAAAAATTTTTGTCCTGTTAGATTACAACACAAAAATGAATAAAAACAACACAACAACATACGAAGAAAATAACAGTTCACCCCTTGACAACACAAAATGAATATGCTATACTATTTCCAGAAATTGACAATGGAGGTAACGACATGAAAAATTATATCAAACAAGAAGGTATGTGGTGGAAATGGATTGAAACTTGTGATAGATGTGAATGTATAATCCGAGATTATAATATGCGATCAACAGATAAGCCAAATACAGAGGAAGCAGACTTTTGTGTAAATTGCCTTAAATATTTTCTTGACAACAATATTCCATATGAAAATATAAAGGAACAATATAAAAAGGAGGATATTTAAATGAGTTTACTTAACAACCTACGAAAGCGCCTAGTGCGCAAGTTGCTACGACCAGAAGATGGCTATACTTACACAGGATTTAGAGAAGGAAAACCAATTAAATTCTATTACCAAGAAAGCACTGGTAAGTATTTGATGGGTATGCGCAGTGATACAATGTATTACTTTGAGCCTACGCTTACTGGATGGAGTGCCGCATCATCTAAGTATCTTCCATGGGGAATGACTTATAATGGGCATACATATCCAACGGAACCAAAGAAAATTGATTTTCAGCGTTGGGTTCATGGCATTTTAGATAATATTTATGAGCAGTATAAGGAACGTCTAGATAGAATTTCAACAAAGGAACTAAAGAAACTGCAAGATTATAAGTTAGAGGAAAGTGGTGAGAAGCTCGTGATTACTAGGAAGTCTTTCTGCAATATTATGGATGCACTTGATAGTTATTGGATGCATATGAATGCACTAGAAGACGTGCTGAATGTTTGTTTTGAAAAGGGAATGATGGCTGATATTCTTAATAATATTGTTGACGCGCTTGAAGAAGAGCTTGAGCCGCAGTTCTTCGATCCAGAAATGGATTTTGATATTGATGAAGAACCGCTCATTATGCGATGGCTGACTGAATTTGATGCTGGACGTAGTGAAAAGGCACAGGAAGGTGTAGATGGGCATCCACTAAGGAGTGCCGATGAGCTCTATAATTATCTGGTAGCAAAGAGAGACGAAGAGGATGTAGAGTAAGCAGTGAATTATTGTAAATGTTGTGAGAGTTGTGGGCGAAGCGAATGGAAGAGTAAAGATGTTCTTTTTTGTTATCAATGGAACAAAAATGTTTTAACTACTGGATATTGTGAGTGTTTTTATGAGGATTCGGTATATCATTATGAAGAGTTTCGTGATATGGAGTAATTGATATGTATGTTGTAAAATATAGTTGTATATATGGTGATCTAGGTATGTTTATTTGTAATAACATTGAAGACTGCTTAAAATATTTTAAAACTAATTTTGGACAGGTTACTGATTTTTATTACGATAGGGACTATGGAGATTCGTGGATTGGCGCTTTTAAGAGTGATGGCATTAGATGTACTTGGATGGCGACAAAATGCGAGGTAATTTGACGAAAAAAAACCTTGAGAAACCTATTGACAAGATTGGAAGAATATGGTATAATCAATACATCCTCAAGAGAGGCAATACAAAATGAATGAAAAAGGAGCAAGGAAAGATGGACAACAATCGGGCAAGTTACATTATCGACAAGGGTAATAACGTAGTGGTTGCAGAAATTACTGGTTGCCTTTTTGACGCAGAAGACATGATGAATAATAGATTTATTCCGTCTGTTACTTCGGGTTTTCAGTTGGCCAATACTGGTAGGAATAAGTTTGATATGAATCGCAATTACAAGGCTGTTGCTAAACTGCATCCAGATGATCAGTGGGATGAAAAGCGCGGCAAGAAGATCGCGAATGATAAGCTTACTGAGGTGTACCACCACAGCATGAATAAGCGACTTGCCAAGTACGCCAAAGATTTTCGTAAGATTGCGGATAACATCGATAAGTATCTTGAAGATCGACACTTCAATGCAACGAAGAGTTAACATTAGAAAGTATTGACAAATAATGGAAATCATGATATAATCAATACTGTACTGAGGGAGACAACACAAAATGAATGGGAAGGGATGATCCATATGAGGTATACAAGAGAAATTAGTAGTTCGATGGATGAGCCACCCTGCTTAGATTGCCCTGCGCCATGGCGATAAACTGGCGCACAATATGAACCCGTAGCTCAGTTAGCAGAGCATCGGACTTGGGATATTAGCCTAGCGGTTAGGCAGGTGGCTGTTAACCACTCAAGGGAGGTTCAACCCCTTCATATCCCGCCATTAATCCGAGGGTCGTGGGAGCAAAGCCCACCGGGTTCACCAGCAGAGAATTAAGCTACGGCTTCTCTGAATTCCCAACATACCGCCATGCGTGGGTGAGAAGAGAAGAAGGCGGCCGAAGCTCAATGGGAGAATAGAGCATTGCCGATAGTGTAGAAGTGGTTTCTGTAATCGTTTAAACGGTTACTGCTTAATCTTAGCACGGCCCGTGCGCGGGACATCTTTCGAGATGAAAAAAGGGTATTGCGGGGAAGCTCCCCGCACAATGCGGGATTGATGTAATGATAGCATAAGTGCCTTCCAAGCATTTTGTGCCAGTTTGAATCTGGTATCTCGCTCCAATATAGTCGTGTAGCCAAGTGGTAAGGCACGGGACTTCGTAGAATAGTTTAAAAGTAAAACACTCTATCGAAGGATAGACCTTTACTGGATGACAAAGAGATGTTTGTGCAAGACAAACTTCTACGTCCATGACTCCCGGATCGTTGGTTCGAGCCCAACCACGACTGCCAGATTTATTTAGCAGTAAAAGAAGTGATGACGTTTGAGTAATATGACAGATGGAAATGTTGGCAAGAGAATCGGAATTTATGATGTACTATATGAATGTGATGAAAAGCGTAACGATGGGCATAAGTTATATCATGTAAGGTGTGTATTTTGTGGTTGGGAAACTGACATGCAACTCAGTGATGCAAAGAGAGCTGCTAAATGTACACATTACAATAAATTAACACAAGAACAAAAAGATGCTTGGTACGATAAAAATAAAAAGCAGTGTTTGTATTGCGGAAAAGACATTCCATTTAATGAAAGATGTCAAAGTGAATATGTAATAAAAAATTTTTGTAATCAAAGTTGCGCTGCATCTTATAACAACAAGGGAGTTAGAAGAAATCACAAAGATGGTAGGGACTATAATGTAAAATATTGTTTAAATTGTGGAAAAGAGATCTCATATAAAAATAAATATTGCTCTTCTAAGTGCCTGCAAGATTATCGGCATAAGCAATACATAGAACGGTGGAAGAATGGCATTGAAGACGGAATAGTGGGAGAATATCAAATTTCAGACTACATTCGAAGATATTTGTTTGAAAAATATGATAATAGATGCTCAATATGTGGATGGAACAAAATTAATAAATTTACTGGAAATGTACCGCTTGAAGTCCATCATATAGACGGAAATTACACTAATAATACAGAAAGCAATCTGCAATTGCTTTGTCCAAATTGCCATTCCCTGACGAAAACCTACAAAGCAGGAAACATAGGAAGTGGCAGAAAAGGACGTCAAAAATATAATTAAACAATACAAAATGAACGGTTGACAAACCAGTTTAAACAAAGCTTCCACAGTATGCCGTGGTCGCATAGTGGTCGAGTGCATCAGTTTTGTAATCTGACAGCGAAAGCTCATCATAGGTTCGAATCCTATTCACGGCTGACTACAATTCCTCACCTTCACGTGGTGTAGTTGTTTAAACTAACGAGGAAATTAATAACGGAGGTACAAGCAATGACTAAGACAGTAGAAATGCTTCAGGCACGAATTAATATTCTAAAGCAGCGTGATCCCGTAGGCAACGCATCAATTATTCGAAAACTTCAGCGAAATATTAGGAAGCTGGAAAACAAGTAATAATCATGCGGCGTAAACTGGACAAGCGTACCAGCACCGGCTCGAACCCGGTTGGGCGGGTAAAACCGCTGGGAGGCGGGATCTCTGCGCCGCGCCAATGTCATGGGGGTAGGCTCCGAGAGCTAACAGGAAAGCAAGGGCCTGGGAGGTTTGGTTTGACTCCAAATGCCCCCTCCACAACCGCAAGATGTGTCATGCGGGATAAAAATTATGAAACATCCTTTAAGGGTAGGGGATCTGAAATGTGAATCCAGCCACTTAAAGTGAGTTCTATAGCCCATGATACTAACGGACTATGCGTGAATGGGTGATTTATCACTCTAAAAAGTATCTGAAACGCTAGGCATTACGGGTGCTGCTAAACAACTAACGGATTTTGGATAACGGAGAGCAGCGTTTGTGCAGTAAGAGGGTGACTGCACGTTTATAAAACAGCAATATTAGACAATACAACAAAAGACAATACCTCTAATATTAAGTTTGTAATTTATTAGTTTTATTAGAGGTGAAGCAATGTGACAGAGGCATTATGGAAGAAATTTACTAGAGAAGAAATTACATTGATATTAAATGAAAGCACAAGTATTAAGGAATTAATGCAAAAGATTGGATATAATAGTAAAAATGGTGGTGCACGAAAGCAGATAGACAAAATGTTGGAGTTTCACAATCTTAAACTTCCAGATTATAAAGAGTCATATTCTTTAACAAAACGCGTACCACAAGAAAGGATTTGTGAGATATGTGGAAACGTATTCATAATTGATACTTTGGCACAGCGTACTAGAAAATATTGTTATGAATGTAGCCCTGTTACTAATAATCCAACGTTTAAGGCAAGAGCTATGAAGACAAAAGTTATTGAAATGAAGGGCGGAAAATGTGAACGTTGTGGATATGACACTTGTACAGACGCTCTTGAGTTGCATCATATCGATCCATCTACAAAAGATTTTAAACTTTCAAATTCAGGAGCATTACCGTCATTTGATAAATACTTAAAAGAAGCAGAAAAATGTATTTTGCTATGTGCCAATTGTCATAGAGAAGAACATTGGCGTTGGAGACAAGAGAATAAAGTAGAAAATTAATTTTTCTACTTATGTGGATGCATAGCTTAATGGTTAAAGCCCTGGTCTTGAGTGGAAAAGGAAAAATTAACTGCAGTTCAACTCTGCGTCCGCTCGCCAATAAACCAGAGACCCTAACAAGGCATAGTCTGTGTTCGACTCACAGTGCATCTACCAGCCATGCTGACTTCGCATGTAAAACCAGTTGAGAAGAAACTGCTCGAAAGGTTATGCAATACGTTCAAGGTTGCTTCACGATGAAACGGTTCGAGTCCGTAAACTATATGGTTGCATAATTCAAGTTAGTCTTCCGAGGCAATCCGAGTTCATCACGGCTCTATTGCGGTGATTGCTAAAGGACAAACGCAGGTGATGCTGTTAGTAGTCCACGGTAGGTTCGGAGATACCCTACCATTTATATGCTCCGTTAGCTCAGTCGTATAGTAGCAACCGCCTTCTAAGCGGTAGGTCAGTGGTTAGAGTCCACTACGGAGTGCCACAATGTTAAGATTTTAGCAAACCCCTTGACAGAATACGGAAATCATGATATAATAACTACAGCTCGATGGAAACAGTACAAAATGAATGGAAAGGCGCACACAGCAAATGTTTCAAGATATTTTAATAAAATGTGAAACAAACGCGCCTTGAGATATGGGAACGTCTGGACGACAGAATAAAGTGCACGGAGTGGGCGGCACGGACAGCAAATTTACAGATGAAATTACGCATTAATTTTACTCCTTGGTTCAATTCCAAGGGTTCCCAAATCCCACTAATTTTAATATGCCGGTGGTAGCTTAACTGGATAGAGCGCGTACATCACACAACGTGAAATGAAAATTTCGCGCACAGCAATTGAAAAAGATAGGGCTGTTAACCCCGAGGTTGTTGGTTCGAGTCCAACACACCGGCACAAGAGAATAAAAGGCACTCACAGCAAATTTATATTAGAATTTATATTAGATTATATATATAGTGAGATAGTGCCTTGATTATTGAAATAATAGAGAGACTAGCAGCAACTTTATTTAAAAAAGATATAAGTTATTATTGGTTCTGTCAGAAATGATATTTATGGTCTCTCGAAAAAAAATAAAATCTCCAAAGACACAAACAGCAATCTTATATAACGACCTGACTTTTAACCAGACTACGTAGATGTGTGTCTTGAGATTTTAGAAATAAAATCAGACAATGGAGGAAAATGCAATGGAATTTATGAACGCAGTAAAGCAGACTCTAAACAATGAATATAATATGTCCATCACTGAGAACGGAGCCATTGGATTTAGAACTACTGGCAAGGAACTACTTGATCTTAATTTTGCGGTTGCTTCTCTTCGTAAGATGAGTGATGAGGAAGTAGCTAAGAGATTTATGAAAGCATTTTGTGAGAATAAGATGCTGGCTATGCGTTGGTTGTTTTATGCTAGAGATGCAAGACAGGGGATCGGTGAGCGCAGACTATTTAGGGTTGTTATGAAACATCTTGTAGAATCTAATCCTGAAATGGTTATCCCTGTTATCAATCTGATTCCTGAATACGGCAGGTATGATGATTTGTGGTGTTTACTTGACAACGAGGAATCTGCAAAAGTTATATATCAGATTGTAGATAAACAGCTTAAAGAAGATTGGGATAATATGAGTACTGGTAAGCCCATTTCTCTCACAGCCAAGTGGATGCCGTCAATCAACGCATCCTCTGAAAAGACTAAGGAATATGGTAAGAAGCTCTGCAAGGCACTTCACATGTCCGAACGTGAATATCGCAAGGCTCTCAGCAAGCTTCGTAAGTATCTCGATGTCGTTGAAGTTAAGATGTCCAACAAGGATTGGTCTGAAATCAAGTATGAAACAGTTCCTTCTCGTGCAAATCTTATCTATAACAGCGCATTCCTCAGAAATGATGAAGCACGTCGTAGGGAATATCTTAGAAAGCTTGAAAAAGGAGAAACGAAGATTAATGCGTCAACGCTTTTCCCTCACGATATCGTTCATAAGTATGCTATTCAATATGGGTGGAGATGTAGTCTAAATCAGAAGGATGCAACTATTGAGGCTCTGTGGAAGGCTCTGCCAGATACTGTAAACGGTTGCGGAAATACTATTGTTGTTGCTGATGGTTCTAGTAGTATGATTACTCAAATTAACCGCAGTTCTAGTGTGACGGCACTTGAGGTTGCAAACGCACTTGCGATTTATTTTGCGGAACATTCTTCTGGCCAGTTCAAAGACAAGTACATTACCTTCTCTGAACGTCCACAGATTGTTGATTTCAGTAATGCCACTTCACTCCATGATAAGTTGCAGATTGCGCTGGCGCATAATGAATGTGCGAATACTAACATTGAAAAGGTATTTGATCTGATTCTTGACACTGCGATTAAGAATAGGATGAAGCAGGAAGATCTTCCTCAGAATATTTTGATTGTGAGTGATATGGAATTTGATAGATGCGCTTCCTGTGGAAATAATAGATCATCGTGGGATTTTAAGAAACCGAACCAGAGGCTGTTCGATGTGATTGCCCAGAAGTATGCTAATGCAGGATACTCGATCCCAAGGTTAGTATTCTGGAATGTTAATAGTCGAACTGGCACAATCCCTGTAAAGGAAAATGAACTTGGTGTGGCACTTGTTAGCGGATTCTCTGTTAACATTGCCAAGATGGTTTTGAGCAATAAGCTTGATCCTTATGAGTGCCTACTCGAAACTCTAAACTCCGAGCGTTATGCTCCAATTGAAGCGGCGCTGAGCTAATAAATATAGTCCTGAGTATGACTGAAACTACTCAATTATATGGCCCCGTATCCCAATTGGCAGCAGGAAATGAACTTAAAATTCATACAAGTGTGGATTCGAATTCCACCGGGGCTACGTCGCATAAAGATAGATACCTCCACGTTGGTATGCGATGGGTTGTGCGAAATTCTATCAAGACATAATTGAGAAGTGACTGGCAGTGATAGTAATGAGAGATAAAGTCTCCAGATGGAACAAAATGGACATTTGAAGTTATTTAAAAAGCAATGGTTGGCAAACCAGTTCATGCAAAGCTTCCAATTTTATATGGCGCGGTAGTCCAACTGGCAGGAGACAAATCACTCAAAATGATTACAGTATGGTTTCGAATACCATCCGCGTTACCAAGCTGGACTGGTTCTAACTACTTCACAAGTCACAGGCTAAAATGTGGTACCTGAAGTAGCGGTGGTTGTGGCACCTGTGGAATACCGACAAAGAAAAGCCACCATTGACACTGAATCAATGTAAAATAAACTGCAAGTCGGGATACCGGGCGGAAAAGATACAGGTATAAGAGGATAAAGAAAAGTTCAGTTAGCATCCTCTGGCGTAGACTGACGCTTAAAAGCAACAAAGAAAGGATGTTTTCATGTTTAGTATTGTGATTGGTGTCCTACTAATTATTGTAGCAATTATTGCGCGTATTGTTTGTCCAAAGATTGGTTCTAGTCGTGTAGGAGTACTCATAAGTGTGGCTGCGGCTGTGCTTGCAGTAATTATTATTGGAGCTTCTTGCATTTCTATTGTTCCAACTGGTCATACCGGAATCCTTACTACGTTTGGGCGCGTAGAAGACAGGAATCTTCCAGAAGGTGTAAATTTTCATGCGCCATGGCAGAATATCACAACAATGACGAATAAGGAACAGATTTTTACAGAAACAAATATGTGTTTTTCTGCGGATCTACAAGAGGTATCATATACTTATACTGTAAAGTATAATCTGTCATCGTCCGCAACTCCTAACATTTACAAGACCGTTGGCGTTAATTACTTTAACGTTCTTATTAAGCCTCATGTAAATAATGCAATTAAAGCAGAATTTGGCCTTGTTAAAGCCGAAAACATGACGGAATTGCGCACACAGCTTCAGGACAATATCGACACTACAGTTTCGAATTTTGCGTCTCAGTATGGTATTAGTGTTACCGTGGTAATTGACGATTTTGATTTCTCTGATGCTTATACAGATGCTATTGAAGCAAAGCAGGTAGCAGAGCAGGAAGCTCTTCGTGATAAGACGCAGCAGCAAATGGAAACAGAACGTACTAGACAGGCAGCAGAACGCACTAAGATTCAGGCCGAAAACGACGCTGCGGTTCGTGAAATTAATGCCAATGCAGATGCGGAAGCGGCTCGCATTAAGGCTCAGGCAGATTTTGAAGTAGCCCAGCTTGAGGCAGATGCAATCGCTTACAAGGGTGAAAAAGAAGCGGAAGCAACAAAAGCTCTTGCCGAGGCAATTACTAATGACATTGTTGCTTACGAATATGCGAAGAACTGGTCTGGCGATCTTCCTACTTATATGATGGGTACTGGAACACTTCCTATTATTGATATTCCAATGGGTGAGGGGAATTAATTCCCTCATCTTTTTTTTATTTATATATCTTGACAAATTGAAAAAACGTGCTATAATGACAATACAAAATGAATGGGAGGGGGAGATAGCTTGATTTATCTTGATAATGCTGCTACTACACGTATGTATCCAGAGGCAATACAGGCAGCAACTGACGTTATGACAAACTACTGGGCTAATCCATCAAGTAGTTATAGTATCGCCGATAACCCTAGAATTTTAATCGAAAATATACGGCAGCAGTTTGCGGATGATTTAAATTGCACTCCAGAAGAATTAATTTTTACTAGCTCTGGTTGTGAAGCAAACAACCTTGCAATTATTGGTTTTCTAAAAAATAATACAGGATATGAATTTTACACAAGTGATATGGAACACGCTTCAATTAGTGAATTTGTTGAAAGTCGTCCTGCAACGCTAGGTCATGTTACTATTCCTGTAAATGAAATTGGACAGATTAATCCTGATAAACTTAGAATTTTGTTTATAGAGCGACAAAGACTTTCAAATAGGAAACCCTTTGTTTCTATTCAGGCGGCTAATTCAGAGATTGGGATAAAGCAGGATATCAAAGCGCTGGCCGAGGTTGTACATCAATACAATGGAATTATTCATTGTGATGCGGTGCAGCTTTTCCCGGAACAACGCATTAATGTTGATGATTGGAATGTGGATATGCTATCAATTTCGGCGCAAAAATTCCATAGTGGACGCGGGTGCGGTGTATTATTTGTTCGAGACAACATTGAAATTTCACCGACAACTTATGGAAGTCAAGAAAACCACCGACGCGGAGGCTCGTATAATACCTCAGCTATAGTAGCCGCAGGTAAGGCGCTTGAAATTACTAGACTACATGATTCAAAATCTTACGTAAAATCGCTTCGTGACAAACTATTGAACAAACTATTAACCATACCAGATACGAGGCTCAACGGCCCTAGAAACAAAGATAATAGATTAGTAAATAACATAAGCTTGACTATTGATGGTGTGTCTGCGGAGCGACTTGTTATTCTTTGTGACTTGGCCGGTGTTATGATAGCAAAAGGTTCAGCATGTCAATCTCATGAGCCAACTCCGAGTAAGACACTATTAGCTATAGGACTTACACCAGAACAAGCACTAAGTACAATTAGAATTACTCTTGATGAGTTTAATACAGAGGAAGAGATTGAACAGGCCGCAAGCATCATTTCAAAACTAGTTTGGAGGATTAGAAATAATGAGGCGTAATTTGTGTAGTATTTTCTTGATTGTTGTGTCGATTTTCCTTTTGTTAAGTACGTTGTTTTATAACTATCAATTAAATACTAAAGATAAACTACTTCAATATGTACAAGAAAAGCTTGCTTCTGTTACTGAAAAACTAGAGTTGACTATTAGAAAATCAGACGAATTAGCCGTTCAATTAGATCACACGACCAAATCCTTAGACAAAGCAAACGAGACGATTTCAGCGCTAAAAAGTATTGAATATGAATTAGTTTATCTAGGAGAGTTTAAACTAACTCATTATTGCATTGAGGAATTTAACCATATTTGTGGCAATGGCGATGGACTCACAGCAACTGGAACAAAAATAATAGTGGGCAAGACTATTGCAGTAGACCCTTCACTGATTCCGTATGGATCTCAAGTATACATTGAGGGTTATGGATGGTACACGGCTGATGATTGTGGAGGGGCCGTTAATGGCAAGCACATTGATATTGCGGTTGAAACACACGAAGAAGCACTATCTAAAGGTGTTAAAAATGGTGGTGTGTGGATTTTAGTTCAAAAAGGGCTTGACAATACAAAATGAATGATGTATAATAGTACCAGAAACTGGAAAATAAATTGATGGGTGAACGAGGATGCAAGTCAATGAGCTAAAAGAATATTTGTTAAACAATGAGTTGTGTGAAGATGTTCTTACAGCTCTTGGCTGTGGACATGTTCGTAACAGGGGTGAGTATATCTCTGCTCAAAATCCAGACGGGAATAATAAACAAGCAATTACGCTTTACCTCAACGAAAATCTCAACTGCATTGATTATACGCGACAGATTTCTAAAACAAAAAGAGCAACTGACATTTTTGATTTAGTGGCGTATTTTAAACAGTGCACGTTCGCTGAGTCTATGAAATGGGTTTGCGATACAGTGGGACTGGACTACTACCACGAACCAGATGATGTGCCTGAAAGCTTAAAAATACTTCGTTTCCTTCGAGAAATGAGTAATGACGGTAATGATGAAGATAACAGATCAGTAGTCCCAATTCCAGAAGAAATATTAAATTATTATCTTCCTTATCCAAATAAAATGTTTGAAAATGATGGAATATCTCTAGATATACAACAGGAATTGGGTTATGGTTATGACCCACAAACCAATAGAATCACAATTCCTATTAGAACGCCAATTGGAGATTTATGCGGTGTGAAGGGGCGATTATTAGGAGAACCAGACGAGTATAACCCAAAATATGTTTATATCGAACCAACTGTAAAATCTAAAATTTTGTATGGATTATATGAGAATAAGAATTATATCAAAAATAGCAATCAACTTTTAATTTTTGAAGCAGAAAAGAGTGTGGCTCAATGTGCATCAAATGGTATACGAAATTGTGTGGCGATTGGCGGTAAATCTATTTCAAAAACTCAGATGGAGTTGATTATAAGAACAGGGTGTGCGCCTATTGTTGCGTTAGACAAAGGAATTTCAGTAGATGAAATTAAATCTGTATCATCAGTATTCCCTGAAAATATACCGGTATATTATATTTACGATAAAGATAATATTTTACTAGACAAACAGTCCCCTAGTGATGACTTTGAAAAATTTAGATATCTTTTTGGAAATAATATTTATGAATTGAGGCGATAGAATGGGGAGAGGTTGGGAAGATTTAATAGGTCAAAGATTTGGCAGATTAATTGTATTAGAACGTGTAAATGATTACATTTCTCCTAAAGGAAGGCATATTCCGCAATGGAGGTGCATTTGTGATTGTGGGGAAGAGTGCATCGTAACCAGCAATAATTTAAAAAAGAAAAATGGCACAAAGTCGTGTGGGTGTATTAGACGCGAAAATGCTGCTATTATATCTAAAAAAACACGACATAAAATATTAAAGTATGACATGTCAAATGAATTTGGAATAGGATATTTATCTAATACAGGCAATCCATTTTACTTTGACGAGGAAGATTTTGACAAAATTAAAGATTATTGTTGGTATGAATGTGTTACCTGCAGTGGGCATCATGACGTTCGAGCATGGAGCAAAGACGAGAAGAAAGCAATTTTGTTGCATCAATTGATAACTGGAAAGAAAAATATAGATCATAAAAACCGCAATCCTTTGGATAATAGAAAAATAAATCTAAGAGATGCAACACCATCACAACAAGTACAAAACCAACCCGTAAGAAAAACAAACACTAGTGGTTTTATTGGAGTACGATTTTGTAAGAACATACAGAAATGGCGAGCTAGGATAGTCATCAATTATAAAGAGATTAATCTTGGATGTTTTATAAATAAAGATGACGCAATTCGTGCTAGGCTTAAAGCAGAAGCAGAGTACTTTGGTGAATTTGCTCCGCAACGTAATCTATTTGAAGAATACGGAATTCAGACAATACAAAATGAATGAGGATGATGCTTTTGATTGTTATAGAAAGCGGCTGTGTAGGGTGCCCGACAGAGATGGGTTGCTTATATGAAGCTTGCCCGTACTATAAAATTACACGTTTTTACTGTGATAAATGTCATGAAGAAACTGAGGACTTATATAAATGGAATAATGAAGAATGGTGCTTGGACTGTATTATTAATGATTTAGAAAGGGTTGAATATGATGATTAATACCAATAACACCCACGAAGAAGATCTAGAACTATATGACCTATACCTATCTGGGCGCAACCCAAAGATTTTAAAGAATCCAAAGGGTTATGACAGAGTAAGAGATCGTAAGAGTAAATACTTGTATGAGTATGAATATGAAGAGGATGAAGATTTGGATGACTATGACACGGAGGAGACTCGCCTTTTTTAACGCAGCACGGGCAGTCTCGAAGCTTAGTGATTTTCCGAGGGTTGCTGTTGGAAGCGTAGCTGTGTATAAGCATCGTATTATTTCTAGTGGATGCAACTCTCGGAAAACGGATACGCTTCAGAAGAAATACAATCGGTACAGGTTCCAGGAAGACACTCCGCATTGCGTTCATGCAGAAGTGGCTTGCCTAAAACCGCTGATCGGCAGCGACATTGAATTCAGAAATGTTGATCTCTATGTACATAGAGAGAACAAAAAAGGTATCCCTATGCTTGCACGACCGTGCCCGTCATGTACAGCATTGGTCAAAGAGCTCGGGATACGTAATATTTATTACACAAATAACGGCGGTTATTCGCATGAAGATATTTTAAATTAAGGAAGGAATTAAGTATGAACGACGCAAAGAATCTTTACAAGTACTGTAAGCAGTGTTTTCTAAGTATTGAAAAGCCAAAGAGAAAGCTGCAGAAACACATTGTGCTGTCTAACTATAAAGAGCCATGTGAAAATTGTGGGAAAACAGATAGACTAGTAATTGATATTGATATTGGAGATAGTGAATGATGACAGAAGTAAGAATGAATTTAGTGCAATCAATTTTAAACACTTTCGAGAATGAGGACATTAAAGAATTTGCAACCGTGCTACTTGATGATATGCCAGATTATATTTGGTGTGTCGGAGCATCGTCTACAGGGAAATATCATCCAGCTTATTCGCTTGGCGAAGGCGGTCTTATGCGGCATCAGATTGCAGTAGTGAGGTTTCTAAATTTCTTTTTGGAGCTTGAACAATATAATAGTAAGCTTACAAGCAGGGAGCGAGATCTTATTAGACTAAGTGGGCTAGTTCATGATGGACGCAAATCTGGGTCGCAGGAAGACTATGAAAAATCAAAGTACACAAAATTTAATCATCCGCTATTAATGGCAGATGTTGTCAGAAGCTTTGATGGGCAGTATTTGAGCCATGAAGAGATCGAACTTGTCGCAGATATGATTTCCAGACATATGGGGCAATGGAATACAGATAAAAAGAGTGATGTTGTACTCCCTAAACCGAATAATAAATATTCTCGTATGGTTCATACAGCGGACTATCTTGCATCGAGAAAAAGTTTAACTTTGGATTTTGACAATCTTGTTATAGAGCAACCAGCAACAATAATTTTCACTGAAGACACTGTACTTGATTTTGGTAAACACAAAGGTAGGAGATACATTGACGTTTATAAGAGTGAGCCAGATTATTTTGATTGGGTAGAAAAGAATGTGCATAAATGTGAAATTTTAAATACTATTAAAGCAATGAAAGAGTATCTAAAAGTAAAGGAGCAAAATAATGATATTCAGGTATAAAATAACGCCATATTGTGATTTTTTGCAAAGATATTATTATAGAGTTCAAATTCAAGAATATAGTACAAAATTTCCACACTGGAGGAAGGTAGTACATAATGTTACAATACAAGAGATACTATACGACATCAACGAATGTGCATTTCCGTATGAAACTATTCTAAGCTACGTATCATTTGAGGATATATTAGAGGAAATTCAAAAATATGATTCAATTGAAAGCATTATTATGAAATACATTATTGATGTCATTATGAAACAGAAAAAGAGAAAATGTGCCGAGGAAACAGTCAGAGACGTTCTCGACAAACTTATTATAACTAAAGACTGGAATACTATTGAAGTAAAGGAGAATTAGAATTAATGGCAGCTATTGAGATTTTTGGTGGCGACGGACTAGAAAATGCATTTGAAGCACTAAATATTAACGCAAAGAGGACTTATAGAAGTTCACATGAACCTTATTACGAGGTTTGGGAGCTAGATAAGAAGGACTTTAAGCTACTTGAAGAAACTCCAGAATGGGATGACTCATTTGGTTGGTATAGATTTGCCAAAGGTTCAAATATGGGTAGTGCATGCGATTTCTTTACGGTAAACGGTCAGTTTATGATTGGTTGGGAGACACAAGACGGTAATGATACCTATGATTCACTCTTAGATTATTTTTATAAAGGTTTACACGTTGGTATGGAAAGTAATATCTGTGCCTGTGCGGTTGATCTTGCACGAGTAAATGGTAAAACACTTGCTGGGCTGTTTGAAGTGTACGAAGGGTGATTATGGTGTCTAACGAATGGAAAGATTATATTGCGAATAGTAGGCAGCATGTTTTATCGCAGTTTAATAAATATGGTATACCAGATGGTTGGCGCAAGTCTGTTGTTCCAAAGCTGGTAGATGAGTTGGTTGATGTGCTTGGATCGCATGTAGATGATTTTGTTATATCAGACTGTAAGGAAAAGTTTGGTGAGCTTCGAGTATACTGGTACTATGAAAACCCGATTGATGATGATGATTTGTTGTATGATAAAATTGAAGAAATAATCGGGAAGTATGAACTTATTAGTAGGAAAACTTGCGTGAAGTGTGGGAGATTAGCTACTACACAAAGCAGGGGTTGGATTTTGCCGTTTTGCTCAGGTTGCATTAAGTTTGTAAATTAGTAAAAATTAGACGGAATGGCCTTGGAATCTTTGGTTATTCCGTCAATTGTTCTTTTATATATTCTGTGGTATATTATTTGCAGGGAATGACAATACAAAATGAATGGAGAAAATAAAATGGTTATCGAAGATAAGAAGTATGGTATTAATGATGTTTTTGAAATGATTGGCGAAGAGTATCTTGTTGGCGATGATAACAATAAGCGCAAGTCGAACATTATTGTTGATGGATTTAATGTGTACAAAGATTCTCTTCGATATATGACTTTTTATCAGAAAGGGGTTAAGTGTGCATGTTGTGGTAAAGCTGGAACACATTTTAAACTTTGTGGTGACAAAAATACAAACCGCAGACATTTTAACCTTTACGCAGATGATGGTACGTTGATTACGAAAGACCATATTATTCCTGCTAGTAAAGGTGGCGCAGATAAAGTTTCTAATATGCAGACAATGTGTGTTAATTGCAATGTTGCTAAAGGTGATTCATGTTCTGATATTAAGGTTGAGTATATTGTTGGCCATAATGTAAAAAACGGAAAAGAAGTTACGTTTCGTTCTATTGAAAGAGCAGCATATTTATTGGCGTGTAATTATGGTAAGGCAATTTCAAAAAACATTTCAAATGAAAAATCTGTAAGTATTGGCATTAATTATACAGTTAAATTGATTGCAGCGATTGAAAACGGAGCGTCTTATTGTGGATTTATTTGGACTAAAGAAATGAGGTAATAACATGGATAATTACACTTGGGAAGAAATTGTAGAAGGAGTTGCGAGATATGCTAGTTCTATTGCGGAAGAGAGAACCATTCTAGATGAACTTGAATACACCAATGCAACAATTGATAATTATCCGGGGCTTCGTAGGGTAATTGAACAGTACAGAGGAAATAGATGGCATGACTAAAAAGGAGGATAATGAATAATGATTATTAACGGTAGAAGAGCACTTGCATATGTTGTAACCATCGACGAAATTAAGCCCATTGAAGGTTATGATCGTGTAGAATATGCAAGAACTAATGGCTGGTGGGTTATTATTGGAAAGAATGATAATCTGCAAGTTGGTGATAAGTGTGTGTATTTTGAAGTTGATAGTAAAGTAAACTCAGAAGATGAACGATTCGCGTTTCTAGAAAAGCGTAACTACAAGATTAAGACTCAAAAGATGTGTAAAGTTATCAGCCAGGGCTTGCTTATGCCTCTGTCGGTATTCCCTGAGATTAGTGATGCGGATGTTAATACCGACGTTACTGAGACACTCAAGGTTACTTATGCAGTAGAGGAAGACAACGCTCGTAAGGGCAAGGTTGATCCTGATGCAAAATATAAGTCTATGGCCGCCCGTCATCAGAAAATTTTTAAGCAGAAGTGGGCTAGATGGCTGATGAGGCGCTCTTGGGGTAAGAAGCTAATGTTTATGTTTTTTGGCAAGAAGAAGGATAGTCCAAGAACATTTCCAACTCATTTTCCGTTTGTTCATAAAACAGATGAAGAAAGGTGTGAAAACATTCCTTGGGTACTTGGATATGAACGTCCTCTAATTGTTACTGAAAAGTTGGACGGCACTTCTTCTACTTATATTCTAGAGCGCAAGAAGCAACACAAGTATGAATTTTACGTATTGTCCCGTAATGTACGGCAGGCTGACGAAAAGCAAGAATGTTATCATGATCACAATATCTACTGGGATATGGCATTTAAGTATGATATTGAACGTCATCTAAAAGAGTATCTTGAAAATAATCCCGATTGTCCTTATGTATGTATCCAGGGTGAGTCCGTTGGTTCTGTTCAGGGCAATCCGCTTAAACTCCCAGAAGATGATCTCTATTGTTTTAACTTTATTGATGGCCGCACCGGAAGAACTGATTCTCTAACTGGCAAGAATATTGTGGAGCAGTGGGGAATGAAGTGGGTTCCAATTCTGGACGAGCATTATATGGTGCCAAATGATATGGAAGAATTTAAGCAGTTCGCGACAGCTAAGAGTGTGGTTAATCCAAATGTATTGAGGGAAGGAATTGTACTACGAGACCCAACTAATGATTTTAGTTTTAAAAATGTTTCTCGTGAATATCTGCTCAAGCACAATGAGTAAGTAACACAAAATGAATGGAGTGAATAAAATGAAGAAGAATTGTTACGTAGAAATCGTTTCTACAATAATTGCAATGTTTATTATACCAATTTTAGTTTTCCTATCTGGAGTCGTTTCAGGATTGGTTCTAAAATGGATTATTGGAGGGTTTGTTGTTGATGGGTTTAATCTTATCTTCAATACAACAAGGTTTAGTGCAGATAAGATTCCTATTATCTGTGGAACTTTGGCGGTAATTGGTTCATTCTTTAAAACTACAATGATAAATAAGGAATAAGTTATGAATTATCATAGTGATACGTGGATTATGGATTGCGTTCGAGAGCATTATAACGAAGCTCTCGAACACTTTCCAGAAGATAGAATTGTATGTTTAGTACTACAAGGAAGCCAGAATTATGGCCTAGATACGATGCACTCTGACATCGATACTAAATGTGTTCTCGTTCCAACATTTGCAGATCTTGCGATGAATCGCCAACCTATTAGCACCACACATATTCGAGCGGACGATTCTCACACTGATTGGAAAGATATCCGTCTAATGTTACAGACTTTTCGCAAATGTAATCTCAACTTTCTTGAAATTTTATTTTCATCATATTACATTATAAATCCGCTATATGAACAGGAATGGAATAGGTTAATTCAAAATAATGAATTAATCGCTAATTATGATCCGGGTAAGGCCATTAAAACCATGTGTGGACTAGCTCATAGAAAATATGAACAAATGGAACACGAGTCTCCATCGCATCACGATGATATTGAAACGTATGGGTATGCAAGAAAAGAACTTCACCATTTATTGAGAATTGAAGAATATATTGGTAGGTATATAAACGGTGAGCATTATCGTGATTGTTTAAGGTCGAATAAAGCCGCATATCTTATAGATGTAAAAAATGGATATTACGATTTAGAAACAGCACGAATAGTTGCCAACACAGCAATGGATAATATTGATAGGATATGTGACGCATATCTAAAGACTTGTTTCAAAGAAACAAACAAAGAAGTTGACGCGCTTTTAGATGACGTGCAATATAACATTATGAAAATTGCAATTGAGAAGGAGCTAAAATAATACCATGGATAAGCCGGTTTTTATAATGATGTGTGGTTTAGTTGCGAGCGGCAAAAGCTACAAAGCCAAAGAATTAGCAAAAGATTATGATGCTACAATTTTTAGCTCAGATGATTTGCGTGAAGAGTTATTTGGAGATGTAAATAATCAAGAACATAACCAAGAAGTATTTATCGAGCTACATAGACGGATTAAGGAATGTCTGCGCGGCGGCAAGAGTGCTATTATGGATTCGACGAATATTTCATATAAGCGTCGTTTGACGTTCTTGCAGGAACTCAAAAACATTCCATGTGAAAAGATCTGTGTGCTCATGGCAACTCCATATGAAGAGTGCTTGAGGCGCAGTGCAGAGCGTGAACGTAAAGTTCCTGAATATGCAATTGAAAAAATGTATCGTCAATTTGATCCTCCATATTGGTATGAAGGCTGGACTGAGATTCAAATTGAGTTCTCAGATGACAGTTATCGCAACATTAGTGCCATTGATTGGCTAAATTCCGTAAATGATTTTGATCAGAATAATTCACATCACTCTTTAACTTTGGGGGAGCATTCTGAAAAAACTTTAGATTATATTTTTAATATAGCGGGTGGAATTGACGATCATTCTATTATATTAAGAGGCGCTGCATTATTGCATGATAATGGTAAATGCTTTACGAAAACATTTAAAAATAGTAAGGGTGAAATTACTGATCAAGCGCATTATTATACCCATGAACATGTTGGTTGTTACAATAGTTTATTTTATAAAATGCGTTGTAACCCACTTGATGTGGCGGTTATTATTCGTTGGCATATGCAACCGTATTTTTGGGAACGAGATAATAATGAAAAGCTACATAATAAATATCGTAAATTATGGGGCGAGGATTTGTATCAAGACATTATGAAAATTCATGAAGCTGATAAGGCGGCTAAATAATAGGAGGGATTATAATGGCAAATAAAGATTCGCTTAGTGATCGCATGAAGTGCTATGAAAATGTTACAAGAAATTATTTAACTCGTAGAGCGCCAGCAATTATTCGTGTTGACGGTAAAGCGTTCCACTCCTTCACTCGCGGTTTTAAGAAGCCGTTCGATGGCATTTTCGTCAAATCTATGCAGGAAACAATGAAGTATCTTTGCGAGAACATTCAGGGCTGCGTGCTCGGATATACACAAAGTGATGAAATTACACTTGTCATTATTGATTACGAAAAAATTGAAAGCTGTGCTTGGTTCGATAATAACATCCAGAAGATGGCGAGCATTTCTGCATCTATGGCGACATTAGCTTTTAATAAATATTTTAGCGCTAACGTGTATAAATATATAGAAGATTATAAAAAAGAACATCAACTGATTTTTATTGAAGAAGACAATAAATATTACAATACTCTTATTGATGCTATTAAAAAAGGTGCAATGTTTGACTCCCGCGTATTTACTCTTCCAAAGGAAGAAGTTATAAATTGCGTCATTTGGAGACAGCAAGATGCTACTCGAAATTCAATCAACTCTGTTGGACAGGCTAATTTTTCACATAAACAGCTTCAAAACAAAAGTTGCAATGATGTTCAGGATATGCTGATGTCAGAAAAGGGCATTAATTGGAACGATTATACTACAACTCTAAAGCGTGGTAGCTGTTGTATTAAGATGCCTCAAAAGATTAACGATGGGACAAAACAAGAATATATTCGCAACAAGTGGATTATTGATAACGAAATTCCTATTTTTACTCAGGATAGAGAATATATTAACAGTCGTATATTTGTATAATTTTATAGGCTCTGGTTAAAACCGGAGCCACATTTTTGTTCAAACAGTCAATAGACAATACAAAATGAATGGTGTATAATAAATGCAGACAGGAGGGATAAGATATGGCAAAGCTATTTTGCATTTCAGATGTTCATGGGTTCTACAACGAAATGCGTAAAGTGCTTGATAATACTGGGTTTGATCCAAATAATGAAGAACATTGGTTGATTTCGTTGGGGGATATGTGGGACAGGGGCAAGCAACCTTTTGAGGTAATGCAATATTTAAAGAGACTCCCTCGTAAAGTGTTGATTAGAGGTAATCATGAAGATCTTTTTGAAGAATGCTGTGAGCGCGGAGAGTGTTTGGGCCACGATATTTCAAATGGAACTTACAAAACAATTTGTATACTTGGCGGCATGAACTTAGGTTATTCTTTTGCAGAGTGTTGCGAACATGCAGAAGCAATGACTCGTATGTTTCGCAAGAGCATGGTAAATTATTTTGAAACTAAAAATTATATCTTCGTTCACGCATGGGTGCCACTAAATTGTAATGACAACTTGCCACCATATTACACTCGTAATCGCAAGTACTCAAAGATGGAGAATTGGCGCGAAGCAAATGACCAGCAGTGGGCTGACGCCAGATGGGGCAACCCATTTGAGCTTGCGGAGCAAGGATTACTTCCAGATAAGACATTGCTATTCGGGCACTGGAATACTAGTTGGGCACATAATAAATATGAAGGTAGTCCAGAATTTGGATATGGTGCAGATTTTAGCCCTTATTATGGCGATAATTATATAGGAATTGATTCATGTGTCGCTTATAGCGGGAAAATTAATTGCGTAGTTTTGGAGGACGAATTTATGGACGGTGATGTGAGTTGAGATATGAGTTAATCAAGGGGAGCGCAAACGACCCATCAAGTCCAATCGAAACCATATTGGCAAATAGAGGCATAGAAAATTGTAAGAAGTATATGTCATTGTCAGAAGACGACATCGAGCCATATGATCATCTTGACAATATTAATGACGCAGTTGGATGTTTTGTGAAGCATTTTGAAGAAGGCGACCCAGTCGGCATTCTTGTTGATACCGACACCGATGGAATATGTAGCGCCACTATTATGGCAAAATATATTTGGTCGCTCAAGAAAGATTATCCTGTTCATCTGATTGTCCATCAGAAAAACAAGGCTCATGGTCTTGAATCTCAGGATTTTGAAATTCCAGATGATATAAAGCTTATGATTATTCCTGATAGTTCTTCAAATGATATTGATGAGTGCCAAGTGCTAATTGATTCTGGAATTAATGTCATAACCGCTGACCATCACGAGAAGAGTGACCATAGAGAGTATCCCGGTATTTTGATTAACAATCAAACATCAAGTAGTTACTATAATAAAGCTGCTTGCGGTACACATATTACATGGGATTTCCTTAGAGCACTTGATGAATATTATTGGGAAGACTACGCATCTCAATTTATAGACCTAGTAGCTCTAGCAAATATTGCAGATGTTATGAATATTAAATCTGAAAGTACTCGTGCAACAATTAATGTTGGTCTTCAGAGTATTCACAATAAAATGTTCAATGAACTTGTAAAATCACAAGGATTTTCAATGAAAGGACATGTAAATCCGCACACTATCGCATTCTGCATCGCGCCTCAAATTAATGCATTTCTGCGCTTGGCTACTTTTGAAGAGCGAGAACTATTGGTTAGAGCCTTCTGCGAAGATGAGTCAGAAATGTTTGAATATACAAAACGTGGCGAATCATTTCCAACAGAAGAAAATATTTACGAGCATATGGCTCGTTTAATGACTTCGTATAGAGGAAAACAGAATCGTTCAAGAGATAAATCTGTTAAGTTGCTTCTTGACAAGGCGTATGAATGTGAGAATGATAAGGTTGCTATTATTGATGCAACTAACGAAATTGATCAGTCATTAACCGGTTTAGTAGCGATTCGTATCAGTGAGGCAATAAATAAACCTACATTACTTGTTCGTAGGCATGGAGATGAATTGGCGGGATCTGGACGAGCATTTAATAATTGCCCAATTGAAGACTTTAGAGCGTTGACGGAGCAGTGTCCTTATATTACTCTAGCTCAGGGTCATAATGCAGCCTTTGGCACTGCATTGCTCGCAGAAAATCTTGAAAATGTGCGAGAATGGTTTAATGAAAAGCTTGATTCAGTAAACATGGATAAAGTTTATGCTGTCGATTTTATTCTTGACATGAATGACCTTGATATTAGTTTTATCCAAACAATTGATAAATATCAAGATCTGTGGGGGCAGGGGCTTTCTGAACCGCTAGTGGCTATTGAAAATATTACAATCAAGCGCTCAGACACTCATGTTCAAGGTAAGAACTTTGATAGTATTGCGTTTACAATAAATGATATTAAGTATGTGCTGTTCAAACTTCCAGAATCAGATCCATTGTTAGAATGGGCGTCTGCGTGGGAAGATGATGGTGAAGATATTACTATTAACGTTGTAGCAAAAGTTGGTTTAAGTGAATATAAAGGTGTTTATACTCCACAATGTACAATTGAAGAATACACAATACAAAATGAATAAACATAAAGGAGGACTAAAATTATGACTATTACTACTGAAAAGCGTAACCTATTTGATATGCCACAGGGGTATTACTTCGCTCACTGCATCAGCTCTGACTTCGCTCTTGGGGCAGGTATCGCAAAAACCTTTGATTCTGTTTACAACATGCGTTTTAAGCTATTTAATAAGTATCCTGATTATGAATATAATGGTGGGGATGTTCTGCTAATTGATAATGTTTTTAACCTCGTTACTAAGCAGAAGTACTGGCACAAGCCGACCTATGAATCCGTAAGGCGTGCACTTGAAATGATGAGGAAGCGGATGGATTTTGAATGTATTACTAAGTTGGCAATGCCCCGTATCGCGTCAGGGCTTGATCGTCTTGAGTGGCCAAAGGTTTATGAAATCATCTGCGAAGTATTTGAGAATACGGACGTTGAGATTGTGATTTGTGAGCTGTAAGTGGAGGTTTAACTTATATGTTCGAAATTAGACCAACTTATCTCATTATGACTACGGCAGCAAATAATAATAAATATTATAACATGTTCCCTGAAGGCGATAGATTTAGAGTGGAGTATGGCAGAATTGATTCTACTAAAACAACGACATATTATCCAATCTCAAAATTTGAATCGCAAGCAAAATCTAAAATCAAAAAAGGTTATGTAGATGTAACAGACCTAAAACAGGACTTGGTAGAGGAGATTTCTTCTACCAATCCTGAAAGTCCATACAAGGAAATTGAAAACGCCGCAGTAAGAGCTATTGTAGAAAAGCTTCAGAACCTAGCTCGTGAAACCATTCAGAGGAATTACACTGTAAAAGCATCTGCTGTTACTCAAGATATGGTTGATGCTGCACAGGAAATTATTGATGAACTTGCAAATTCTCATTTCACAATTGAAGCATTCAATGATATTCTTCTTAGGCTCTTTACTGTAATTCCAAGAAAGATGGGGAACGTTAGAGATTATCTTGCCAACAAGCCAGAAGATTTTGCTCAAATCATTTCTAAGGAACAGGATCTGCTTGACGTTATGCGTGGTCAGATTTATGTAAAACCCGAAGTTGAAACAACTGAGCCAGTTGAAAAGAAGTCGCAGACCATTCTCGAAGAACTTGGGCTTGAGATGGAAGAGGCTACTGATGACGATGTTGCAATGATTAAGTTCCTGATGAATGAATCTGCTGGTAAGTTTAGAAAAGCTTGGAAGGTTAAGAATATCAAAACTCAAGAGCGTTTTGACAAGTTTGTTGCAGAGAACAATATTAAGGACACTAGGCTTCTATTTCATGGTAGCCGCAGTGAGAATTTCTGGTCTATTATCAAGACTGGACTGGTGCTAAGGCCCACTAATGCGATTATTACAGGGAAGATGTACGGGTTTGGGATTTATTTTGCCCCTAAGTGTCAGAAGTCTATTGGGTACACTTCGTTGTCTGGTTCTTATTGGGCGCGTGGTAACAACAATATTGCATATATGGCTTTGTTTGAGGTAGCATATGGTACTCCATATGACGTATATAATTTTGATAACAAATATTATAATCTTGATTACAATAAGTTGCAACAGTTTAAACCAGGTGCCAATTGTCTACATGCTCATGCGGATAAAGGAATGCTAAGAAATGATGAAATTATAGTGTATAAAGAAGATCAATTAACGATTAAATATTTGATCGAGATTGGTAATTGAGGTAGTAGCGATGAATAGCAATATAACTTTTTCTTCGGGTACATTGTACCTATCTGATAGTAACAATATTCAAATGAAACTTTTAGATGATGCTATTCCTGAATTTGATGTAGTTATGTCAGACAAAAAAGAGTCTAAAGTTTTTCATATGTTACACACGCCGTCCGAATTAGAAATTACTTTAACTGACGTAGATATGAACATGCCCCTATTTAATAAAATGTGTGCACCGTCTACGTATACAAAACAAAAAATCCATTGGAATAGGTCAATTATGATTCAAGCACGTTGGCACAAAAAATATCGCACAAACAAAAAGTGGTTGAAGCGTTATGGCATGAAGCATGACGAAGTTACGATTGAGGCATTAGTTGATTCGTGTAGCAATAGTATGTCTCACACCAAATATATGCAAAAATATGAATTTGATATTAACTCTCTGGTGCTACATTTTCGCCAAGATCAGATGCGTAAAAATCTAAAAATTGAATTTTAAATTAACGAGGTGATGTGTGATGATTCGATATGTATGTGACATGTGTAAAAAAGATATAGATAAAGATGTTCATGTTATTGATGAATTTCCACGTAAAGTATTAGTATACGCATATAGCGCAGGAGACATAAAAGTAGCGTCTTTTGATAAATATGATCTTGCAGAAACTCATTTGTGCGATGCATGTTTTAAAAGGATCGCGGATATGCTTCAAACGGCTGAATAAAAATGAATGGAGAAAACTATGGTTACAGAAATTTTAAATGCTAAAATCACTAAGACAAAACTTGGAGAAGAACATGGTTGCTTTACAGCAGATCTTTTGCTAGAAGGCAACGGATGGGGTTGTGCATTTGGGGGTTATTGCTTGGATCATTGGTGCTCAGATGTCGGCAAACACTATTCATCTGATGGATACGGCGCAATTATTGAACTCATGAAAACCCTAGAAGTAGAGTCATGGGAGGGACTAAGGGGTAAATATGTACGTGTAGAAATTGAATGTTGGGGCGGCAATATTATTAAAATCGGACATTTGTTTAAGAACAAATGGTTTTCGTGGAATGATTATTTTGAAGAAGTTAAAAAGGTGAACGAGCATGAAGATTAAATATTGCTGTAACTACTGCGATAAACAATTTGATGATGAATCAACATGCAGAGCGCACGAAATTCTACACCTACATGGCATCGAAGAATTAAAATATTACATTCAATATGCTACTAATAAAGATCTATGTTCGTACTGTGATAATGCATATTATGTATATGGGAGTGAATTTAGATGTAATCATAATGAATGTAGTGCAAAAAATAATTATAAGGATTTTAAAGGAGAAAAGATTTATGATTTCAAAGGAAACATTTGTTGAAGTTATGAATAAGCTTGAAACGCTTGATAAAAAGATGAACGACGTAGATGTTGCAATGAAGGCTTTGTCTCCAGATTTTTGTGGGCTTTATGTTCCACAAACATTCTATATCGTACTCGATATCTTAACTAATATTTTTAACGATAAAAGTGATTGGCTTTCGTATTTCATGTTTGAGCTAGATTGGCTTCATGACTGGAAGCCGGGAGACGTACTAGTGAATAATAAGCCGGTTGATTTAAGTACATGGGACAAGGCGTATGACTTTCTAATTAATAATATGAATGAAAACAAAAATAACTAAATTAAAAAGGAGATAGATACTATGAGTAAGATTTCAATTAATAGTGACATTTTTATGAAGGGACTAAAGATTTATTCTGTTAATGGTGATATTTATGCCGAGATTACTGGTGAGGCGCTCACAGATGTTGGACCAGCTAGTTTTAACGTTCAGAAGGTTAAGCTAGATTTTAAATCTCCGGGACAGACCGAACTTGGCGCATATGCTTTTATGGATGGTAGGGGTAGAGTTGGATATGATTTTAATTTAGGAGATGTGCTTTATAAGACAAGCGAAGAAGAACAGAAAAAAGATAGCGACACTGCATACAATTCTGAAAAAAATGATAATGCAGAAAATAATGAACCAGTTACAGAATAACTAATAAAATTATTTGGGAGAGCCACATAATGCTCTCCCAATCATATAAAGGAATGCGAATAATATGATGGCAGATTTTCAAAAAACGTTTAATCCAACAGAGGAAGATAAAGAAGAATTGGTAATTAATTTACTAACAATGATAATTGAGTTGGTAAAGGACAAATGCTGTTCTACTTGCAAGTATTCTGAATGTAGAAAAGAGTATATGCACAGCTATGAAACCACGGAAATATATTGCAAGAAAAAAGATAAGGTTACTTTTGACAGTTGCAATGCATATGAGGTTCGTAGTGTGTTAGAACTATTAAGATAAAATTTTTTATTAGAAAACATTTATAAAACAATATAAAAATGTTTGTGCATTTGGTCAATTGTAATTTTGTTCATATAGGTTTATTATAGTAATACAAAATGAATGAGGTGACATACGTGAATATAGAAGTGAATTCAAATGGAACAAATAAAGCAATCAAGGCCACGATATTGTCAGACGAAAGAATGAAGGAAATTGGCTTTCATAAAAATTACTACGAAGGGACAGATCACGAACAATACAGCCCTTATTGGTGGTTTACAAAGCCTATTAAATTTCCTAAAGAAAAAAGATGGCGCGGCACCTTTATTGATTTTGATGTAAAAATCCCAAAGGATGGATCTGATATTGAAATTATTACATTAGACATGTATTTTTGTCAACTTTATGATTACCAAGAAATACTATATAGGAATTCAAAAAATGAATGCGCAAACATAGTTAAAGAACAAGTCGAAATGTGGATGAAATATTTACATGACGAAGGTGTTCTAAGTGGTCATGTATATGGAGAATATATATAATTACGTCCGAAGAGGTGAATTAAATTGACTTTTACTTTTTCCAAAAACTTATTTATTAGATTCTACTGTTGGTTTGAAAATCGCATCGTACACCCTATTAAAAATCATTATTATAGAAACAAGAAAACGCATTATCAATGCTGTGTATGCGGAAAGATTGAAGCTCCGTATTTTAAAGATGACCCTTATTATCGTGGTCCAATAACTGATGACTATGGTTGGCATAAGCTTGATAACGGTAAATATAATCGTTGGATTTGTCATCATTGCGCAGACCATGGGTTTGATGATTCTGGTACAAAAATTCCCAGAGAAAAAAGAGAACCTACTTGGGACGAATGGCAAGAATATGTAAGAACAAGCAATAAAAAAGTACTATCTTTGATTAAAGAAAAAGACCCAGAGTACTATGAATATTGGTTTAATGACTGACGAGAACACGAACTGTTTGAAAATGAGGATAGAGATGACGAATAATAAATATTTACGAGTTACAATTCATGATAACGATTTTACAAATTCACTACTGCTCGTTGGAGGTTTACTCAAACAGGCGTTTAAATATGAGGGTAAATACCCTATCGAACAAGATTTTGATATTCTTAAAGAAACAATCAAGCATATATGGTATGGCACTCATGGAATTATGAACCGAATTATGAACCAGCTTCGTTTTGGAAAGTGTATATTATATGGTATTGATTATTTTGAACCAGATTTGGAGTTTGTAGATTTTGAGAATATTCCAGATTGGGATAATAGTGAAAGTATTTATATTCCAATGTTTGATGGAGAAATTTTATTGAGGTGATTGTATGGATAAAATTGAACAGATTAAAAAATTAACAGCAGAGCTTTTGCAATATTGCCATGAATATTATGATCTGGATTCCCCCACGATTAGTGATGCTATCTATGATAAAAAATACAATGAGCTAGAAAAACTTGAAAATGAAGCAGATTTTTGGCTTGCCAATAGCCCAACGCGCAAAGTACAAGGTGAAGTACTTCCATACCTAATGAAAGTTCACCATTCTGTACCAATGCTTTCTGCAGACAAGTCTACAAATATTGAAGATGTAAAGAAGTTTATCGGCGATCATTTTGTGGTTGCTTCTTATAAGTTAGATGGAAGCACTGTAGTCTGTAAGTACAATAACGGACAGTTTATTCAGGGTCTATCTCGCGGATCAGGTACGGATGGAGAGGACATTACGCACACCGTTAAAACGATAAAAAACCTTCCAATGACAATTCCATACAAGGGTTATCTAGAGATTCGCGGAGAGGCACTAATCCCATGGAAGTATTACAATGAAATGAATAAGGACGGCACGCTTGGTCATCCTCGCAACGTAGCATCTGGTGGACTAAGACAGCTTGACGCGAATGAAGCTGCAAAACGCAATATTTATTTCTATGCTTTTACTCTCGTAAATTGGAGAGATATCGGAGTAAAAACTAAATTTGAATCTTTGAGATTTCTTTATAATAATGGGTTCGATGTGGTTCCTCATGTACAGATTCCAACATATGGTACGCTTGAAAAATCATTGGCCTATCTTAACAGAGAAGCTTATGAAAACCCAACAGATGGCTGGTGCTTCGAGTATGATGATCTTGAATACGGTGAAAGTCTTGGTTCGACCGGGCATCACGACAGAAGACTATTTGCGCTAAAGCCTGAGGTTGAAGAGCATACAACTACTTTTCGTGGAGTAGAGTATAATACCTGTCGTACAGGTATCGTTTCTTTGACCGCTACATTCGATCCAGTAGAGATTGGAAACACAACAATTACGAGAGCCACACTTCACAATGTTGATTATTTTAATAGTCTTGAACTTGGTGAAGGCGATGAAATTGTAGTTGCAAAAATGAATGAAATTATCCCCGGTGTACTACAGAACAACACTTGTTCTAATACGTATAAACTCATTGATGTATGTCCATCTTGCGGTAAGCCGCTTATTATTAAAAACACTGGAACAGCCAACGTTCTATATTGTCAGAATGAAAATTGTCCCTCCAGAAAGCTTGCACGGTTTGTCCATTTTGTTTCGAAGAAAGGAATGGCAATTGACGGACTCAGCGAAGCAACTTTGGAAAAGCTAATTTCTCTTAACTATATCAATAGTTTTCAGAGCATTTACCACCTTGTAGACCACCGCGATCAACTTATTAAGCTAGACGGATTTGGCGTTAAATCAGTTGAAAAACTATTGCTAGCTATTGAGAAATCAAGAAACGTAAAGCTTGAAAACTTTATTGCTGCGCTTGGTATTGATGGTATTGGTTCAAGCGCTTCAAAAACCATTGCAGATCATTTTGAAAACAAATTCGATTACTTGCTAGACGCAATTTTCTGTAAATATGATTTTACTCAAATGCCTGACTTTGGAGAAGTGACGGCAAACAACCTACAGGATTATTTTGATGAGTATTTTGCTGGTATTTGTTCACTTGCAAATGAAATGATTTTTATTGTGCCAGAAAGGAAAACTGTAGCCAACAATCCATTCAACGGCAAATCTCTTTGCGTCACAGGTAAGCTCGTCCGTTTCACTAGGGACTCCATTAATGAAAAGATTGCTTCCCTTGGTGCAAAAGCTGTTGGCTCTGTTTCTAAAAATACGGATTATCTTATTACTAATGAAGCAAGCGGTTCTTCAAAATATAAGAAAGCCATGGAACTTAATATCCCAATTCTTACTGAAGATAAATTTCTAAAAATGATTGGAGAGTAAATTATGATTCTATGTAATAATGATTGTGAACCCTGCTGTGACTTCTGCATTTACGCAATTCACGAGGAATTTAAACTAAATGGTCATATGGAAATTGGTGGTCCAATTGAGTGCAAGCTTCATAGAGACGAAGAGCACCAAGAAATTGCAGAGTATTGTGGGCATTGCAACGATTTTCATTGCTTCCTGGCAAATGATGAATAAAAACTTTGTGCATTCGGTCAATTGAAATTTCTTCCATGCGGTGCTATTATAAGAGTACAAAATGAATGGCGACGAGGTGATAACCAAATGGGAGAAAAATCTTGTTTCACATGCAAGAACTATCTTGGTGGAGGATGTTGTAGGATTAACGAGGAGATGGAATGTCCTGATAGTGAATTTGAACTCTGGGAGGAAAAGAAAAATGGCTGAATTTATGGAAGTCATGCGGCAGGCGCGGCGGTTGTGTGCTGCCCATGGCGGCATGTGCAACTATAGAAATTGCCCGCTGGACAACGGAAAAGAATGCCGTCTAAACATTGATCTGGACGGCGAGGACTACAACGAGTTGGAGCGCATCATAATGGACTGGGCCGAAGAGCACCCCGAGCCGGTGTATCCGAGCTGGAAAGAGGCGTGGCAGAAACTGTTTCCAAATGCATGCGAGGTTCCGTGTCCTCGGAAGTGCTTTGACGAGGGCTGTTTCCCGGTCTTTATCTGCGCAAAGCATGATTGTGACCGTTGCAAAGCCCGGCAGATGGATCCGGAGATCGCGGAGAAGCTGGGGATCAGGCCGAAGGAGGGATGTAATGACTGAACTTCATATTAGTAATCATGACATTAATTGCGTGTGGTGTGGAACAAAAATGCTATATGCCGAGCACTGGCTTACTCCATGTGGAGCGGAATCATATTTTTATTGTCCACGATGTTATGCAAAAACTCCGAAAGTAATGGTGACTAGCGAAGAAGTACAGAAGATGCTTAAAGAACGTTGTATAGCAAAGACGATAAGGCTATGTGCGAAGTTTGAGGGGGATGCACGATGGGAGACCTAATTAGCCGTGAAGATATGCTAGAACAATTTGACAAGAGAGTAGAGCATATGATTATTAGAACAGAGGACGACAAGCGTATATCTATAGAATCGTTCAGAAAGTTCATTGAGAATCGTCCTACTGCGGTTATTCAGTGCAAAGATTATGTCGTTAATGGTTTGGCTGATCAACTTAATGAGGCATTATCGGCAAATGCTGACCTGATGTATGAGAATGAAAGTAAGCAGCAAAGAATTAATCAATTAACCGAAGAACTTCGACTGGCTAAAATTGAACTGAGTTCACTTATGAAAGACCTAAAACTTGCATTTGAACATCCCGATGGTCTCTGCTCAATTTGTAATGATTACAAAGATGCGGTGGCAGGTATGTGCAGAGGCGGTAGCCTTGAAGAAGATAACCTTAATTGTTTTGAATGGAGAGGAGTATGAACTATGGGACTTAAGCATGACATTATCGATATGGCCGTGTCGCTTCTACATTTGCTAGGGCACTGTGACGATGAGGATTTTTTTGAATATATTATTGAAGCAATTTATAACAATGATACAATGTCGCTTTATGACTTGGAGGATTCACTAGACGAGTGACGAATGTAAAAAATGGGTGTATAGGTCTCCTGTACGCCCATTTGGTCTTGACAAGACAGTAACTCGTGAGTATAATATTGACAGTACAAAATGAATGGAGTGAGCATATGGGATATATTATTACAGCACTTGTGAGTTTGACAATTGGTTTTCTATTTGGATTTGCAGTAGCAGCGATTCTTAGTGTAAGTAAGTAACGAAAGGGTATAAATATGGCAAATAATATTGTGAATAATTACAGTAGTACTATTGTCGAAATCTTTAAGAGTGTAATTAGTAACTATGAGCTGAATCTCGATATTATTAAGCAGTGTGAAGCCGAATTGAATGACTTGAATCATGAAGCAGAATTGTCGGAACCTAAGGACATGTATAAGGGTTACCTCGTATATAAGGCTATTCGCGAAACTCGTATTCGTAGAAGAACCGCCAAAGAAGAAAACGAATTGCTTAAAGATATTTATGATTATTTCCAGAGCCAGCAGGGTCAAGCATTTAAGAACAAGATTCAGTCTATTCAGGGGAGCTCGGTAAAACTTCGTGCCACGCAAGAAGCAAGAACTTATACGCCAAGGCAGAGAGATGACCTTACTATTACCGAAAAACATTCTACTGCAAATAAGCCATTTGAGGAAATGCTTAAAGACTTTAAGAAAACAAAGGTAACAATGAAGGGTGGCAAACTGAGAAAATAATAATACAAAATGAATGGAGTGACTAGAATGAGTAAAAAGACTTGTGCCTATTGCAAGGTGAAACGTGACGAATCAGAAATGGGTTATGTAAAAAAGTCTGGAAAGCATAGGACATACTATTGTGATATTACTTGTTTCGAAAAAGCGATTGAAAGAAAGAAGAAGAGAGAAGAGAATAAAAATAAATTGAGGTGAGTATAGTTGATACTTACAGCAGGCCAGGAGAATGGTCTTAAAATTGCCGTTGAGCGATATAGAAATAACGAACCATATACTGTAATAGCAGGGTTCGCTGGAACTGGCAAAACAACGCTTGTTCAACATATTATTAGTGCATTAAACATCCATGAAAGTCAGGTTGTTTATATAGCATATACTGGTAAAGCAGCATTGGTGCTTAAAAACAAAGGGTGTTTTAATGCAATGACTGCACATAAACTTTTATATAACGCTAAAGAAAAACCTGACGGAACTTTTGAATTTACGCCGAAGACACATCTTGAAAATAACTACAAGATAATTGTATTAGATGAATGTAGTATGTTGCCAAAGGATATGTGGGAACAACTATTAAAACATAATACTTATGTTCTTGCATTAGGAGACTGTGGACAACTACCTCCCATTGATGGCAATAGTGAAATCCTAAATTCACCACATGCTATGCTCGATGAAGTTGTTAGACAAGCATCTGAATCCCCCATTATTCGTCTTAGTATGGATATTAGGAATGGTAAATGGATTGAATATGGAGGCCCAAAGGAATGTAGAGTCTTTCCTATAGATAAAGTTTCTGACAAATTACTAATTGGTGCAAGTCAGGTTATTTGCGGCAAGAATGCAACTCGGCATTGTTTAAATGAGCAATTACGAAAAATTAAATGGGGTGAAGAATATGGTTTAGCACCAAAAAATGGCGATAAGGTAATTTGTCTTAAAAATCAATGGAATAAAGTTGGGACAAATGGAGACCCATTGGTTAATGGTATGATTGGTATAGTTGACCACATTTCACTAGTTGATGACTCATTATATAATCCTAAAATGATTGCAAATTTTATATCAGATAATGATGGAGAATACGAACAGCTTCATATGGATTATAAAATTTTTACAGATAAGGAACCAACGGTCAATGCAAATAACTGGAAGAAGTATCCAAAGCCACTTCGTGCCTATGAATTCGACTACGCTTATGCTATTACTGTTCATAAGAGCCAAGGCTCAGAATTTGAAAGAGTAGTTATATATGATGAGTGGCTTGGAGATAGAGAGTATCATCGTAAATGGTTATATACTGCAGTTACAAGAGCAAGTAAGATGCTTGTGGTTGTAAAATGACAATACGAAATGAATGGAGGTGGTGATGATGTCAAGTAGTCTACACACACACTCGTATTTTAGCATCCTAGATGGTTACAGTTCACCAGAAGAAAATCTGAAACGTGCATCTGAACTTGGCCTGAGAGCTCTGGCAATTACGGAGCACGGCGAACTTACATCACATCCATACTACGCAGAGCTTAAAGACAAATACCCAACTGTAAAACAACTATTCGGTATCGAAGCATACGAGTGTGAAGATAGGGAAATTAAAGATCCAAACAATAAATACTACCACATGATTATTATTGCACGTAATGAAGAGGGGCGACGTGCAATTAATCGAATTTCTACGCTTGGACATCTGCATGGGTTCTATTACAAGCCTCGTGTAACTCGCTATGATATTGCAAAAGAGGGCGCAGAAAATCTTATTGTTCTTTCGGCGTGTCTTGCTAGTAGGCTATCTCGCACAGAGGATTATAATGCATGTGTAGAGATGGTAAAAGAATATAGGTCTTTGTTCCCATATTATTTTTTAGAAATTCAAGCACATGATAACGAAGAACAGCAGGCGTATAATCAAAAAATTATGCGCCTAGCTACAGATACAAAAACGCCAGTAGTAGTGACCAACGATGTTCATGCAGCAACGAAGGAAGACCTATATTATCAAGATTATTTTCTTCGTATTGCTCAGGACAAAGAAACCGCATCTGAAATATACAGTGGATGCTATTTTATGTCCGATGAAGAAATTCACGAAGTACTTGATAAGCAGATTGGATATGATGCAGTTCGTGAATGTATTAAAAATACAGATTTGGTTGCAGATTTGTGCGAAGATGTGGACATGCCTTGGCATGAGCCAGAACTTCCTAAAATTGATATTCCAGATAAATATTCAAATTCTGCCGAATATCTACGAGATTTAACTTGTAAGGGGTATGCTCGTAGAGGTATGGACAAATGGCCACAGGAAAAGCAAGATGTCTATAAAAAAAGAATTGAAGAAGAACTTTACGTTATCGAAAAGAAGGATTTTTGTGATTACTTTTTAATCCTTGTAGACTATATTAATTGGTGTCGTAATAATAACGTTATTGTTGGACCAGGTAGGGGTTCAGCTTGTGGTTCAGAAGTTTGCTTCTTGCTCGGCATTACTAATCTTGATTCAATTAAATATGATCTTGATTTTGGTCGTTTCCTTACTATCGAAAGAAAAGATCTTCCTGATGTTGATGTTGATGTAAGTGATCGTGCGAAAGTTATTGATTACCTAACTAATAAATATGGCGAAGATAGAGTTGTTCAGGTTATGAATATTGTCTATACTTCTCCAATCACAAGCATTAGAGATATTGGCAAATTACTTGGATTCCCCTATAAAGAAATGGAGCGAATTAGCAAGGGGTTTGTCCAAGATAGTTGGGAAGAATGTCTGGTAAATAATAAAGAGATAGCAGATAACCAGAAATATAAAGAACTATTAAATATCGCAGGGCATATAACAAATCGCCCTCGTGGTTATGGAATCCATGCAGGAGGAGTTATCGTATGTAGGAACTCGTATGACCATTATATTGGAATAAGGCGTGGCCAAAATGGAGAACATGTTATCTCTGTTGATAAGGTAATGGATGAGAAAATTTCCTTAGTCAAATACGATTGCTTAGGAGTCGCCTCACTAATTGCAATAAATGAAGCTATGCAAGAAGATAATATTGATCCATGGGAAATTGATATTAATAATCCAGCATTTGAACATGACGAGGCGATTTTTGATTTAATTTGTAGTGGTAAAACAGACTCTTTGTTCCAGATAGAAAGTGCTGGGATGAAAGATTTGATTACAAGATTGCAACCACGTTCTTTGGAGAATTTAACCGCTCTTGTTGCTTTGTATCGTCCCGACGCTATGCCAGCAATAGATGGATACATTGAGGGTAAAAATAATCCAAGTAGTATCCATTATATTCATTCAGACATGGCTCAAATTTTTGATAAGACATACGGACAAAATATTTATCAAGAGCAGAGTATGAGACTTACAAAAATATTTGGCGGCAGAAGTGATGCTGGTGCCGACAGGATGCGTAAATGTCTTGCAAAGAAACAACCTGAAAAAGTTAAAGTGGAAGTTGAACTGCTACATCAAGAAATTTTAAACAATGGTTATTCGAAAGACATAGCCGACAAAATATGTGAAGAATTGTCCACAAAGGGCGGATATGGGTTTAATAAGTCGCATGCTGCGGCTTACGCTGTAATTTGTATGCAAACCGCGTATCTTAAGGCGCATCACCCAGTAGCATTTTTTAAAGCAATGCTTAATCTTAATAAAGATAAAGCAGGTAAAGTAAATAAAATTGTTCTTGATGCAAGACAATTCGGTGTAGAAATTTTGCCGCCAAACATTAATAATTCAGGCATGAACTTTTCTGTTGTTAATGGAAAGATTCTGTTTGGGCTATCAGCACTTACTGGAATTGGTTCGACCCTTACAGAAACCATTATTAACGAACGCGACACCAATGGTAGATTTACAAACTTTAATAATTTTGTAGAACGAGTACAACCGACAAAAGCACAAATTATCTCTCTTGTGAAGTCTGGTGCGATTCCAACAAAAAATAAAAAGAAGTTTCTAATTAAATATCTTAATTCTATGTATCAGCGAAGTGAATATAAACCAGTTGCATCATTGCCAACAAAAATGAAGTTGCTTATGGAATGGAATATTGACACCAGCCAGTATATGATTGGCCGTAAAGTTGATAAAGAACGAGTACTTGAAATCTACAATTGCAAGAAGAAAGTTAAGTTCGAAGAGGAACAAAATGAAAAATATCAAAAATACATTGATGAATGCAATGAAAAATATCTAAAAGATGAGGCGTTTTGGGAGTTCGAAACCCTACAAATCTTCGTATCAGACGAGAACCCATTTGCTAAAGCTTATGAAATCCTTGATGATTTTACCTCATATGAAGATGGTGACAAATGCGTTATCGTGGGTATTATTTCAAAGATTCAAAAGAAAAAAACTAAAACAGGAAGTCAATTTGCATTCGCTAATATTTATTCTGGAGATGGGTTGATTGAAGTTACGATCTGGCCAGACGCATTACAGAAGTTTCAAGACTTAATTGTAAAAGGACAGCAAGTAGCTATTCTTGGCAAAAAAGAAGGCGAAGATAAAATGATTGTAGACAAAATGAAATCATACAATCAGTGGCTCACGGACGTCGCGAAGAAAAAGTATGGCATAAAGTTTTAACAATTGTCAGGCTCTGAAAATACATTCAGGGCCTTGACAATACAAAATGAATGTGCTATACTATATGTATTCCAAATTATGGAAGGAGAATCTACATGGAAGAAAATAAGAATCTAAACAACGAAATCGATGAGGCCGTAGCTGGAATTGATCCATCAGAAATGAGTCAGGAAGAAATCAAGAAGGCTATTGGTGACTTTCTAACAAAGGAACGCGGCCAGTCTATGATACTTGGTTACCGCGTTGCATGTCAGACTATTTTACAGATGATTGCGCCATGGCACAAGCCTAACTGTTCTCATCGTGAGTACGAACGCATCTTTAAGAAGCTAGAAGAATTCTGCGGCAAAGCACTAAAGCGCGATGAAAATGAAAAGGACACTCCAAAGACAGTACAAAATGAATGACGCAAGGAGACACTAAAATGATTCATCTCAGCGATGGTTATGCAATCAGTGTTGACAGCCGTTGTTACACTGTAGGAATCCCAAGGTCGCAAACAATTGACAATAAGAAAACTGGTGAGACCAAAGAAACCACCATTATGACTGATGCTAAGTATTACACCTCACTGGATAAGGCACTAATTGGGTGGTGGCAGACTATGCGCAATAAAGAGCTTTCAAATTTTGATGGCTCACTTGATGAAGCAATCGAGGTAATCAAGAAGCAAGACGAAAAAATTAAAAATATTATTTCTAAAATTGAGATTGTATATGACAGTACAAAATTAATGGACGAAGTAAATAATACAATAGGGGAGGTAGATAAAAATGAGCCCAACACTGGAGATGAACAACCTGTCGTTAAGCGTAGAGGAAGACCTAGGAAATCAGTATGATATGGTATCTAATGTGCATGTGTATGGACTAGAAGATAGTATTAAAGCTTCCAAATATCCAATGTCTACTGATGTGTCAAAATGTACGGATGAAGTCACAAAGATGGTTAAGAGTCTTGGTAGTGTTCCAACTGGAACTGGGCATGACAATTTCTTGAATGGCATTATTGTACAATTTGATTTAACTTATACGGTTAAGGCTTGGACGGAGGCAGAAAGATACCACTTCTTTAACTTTGTAAGTTCTCAGTCAACTATGCACCGTATTACTCAATTTGACCTAGATAAAGCATATATCGAATATGTCGATCCAAAAATTATTGAGATTATGAAAGAAAAGGTAGCGGACTACAATGAGTATTGTGAAAAATTCAAGGACGCAGAACCTGGTTCTCTTGCTGATAGAATGAAGAAGATTAAGTATCTTGAGATTCTTTATTCGAATCCATGTGGATTTAAGCTTACTGCAAGAATGACGACAAACTACAGACAGCTTAAAACTATTTATCAGCAGCGTAAGAATCACAGGCTTATTGAATGGGTTATGTTCTGTAAATGGATTGAGACGCTGCCAATGTTTAAGGAGATTTGTTTGAAACATGACAACGACAATGAATAATAAACTTTTTCTATTAGTAGGGAAGTCAGCTTCAGGTAAGTCTACAATCGCAACTATCCTTGAAAAAGTGCACGGATACAAGCAGGTGGAGTCGTACACCACCAGAAAGCCAAGGCATTTTGCAGAAAGCGGTCATGTTTTTGTCTCGGAAGAGGACTTCCTAAACCTTGGAGAACTTGCTGCTTATACTTTTTATAATGGCAATAAATATGGTGTTACATACGAGCAGCTTGAGCAATGTAGTACTTATGTAATAGATGTACCCGGCGTTGAAAACCTACTAAAAAATCTCAATGGTTCTCGACCAATCTGTATAGTTTATTTTGATGCTGCGGTTTCAACTCGTATTATGAGAATGATTGAACGTGGCGCAGGTGACCACGAAATTATTGGTAGACTACTTACTGACGATACCACAAATGATTGGTTTAGAGAATTGGATAAGCTCGTATGGCATTATAAAAATATTGAGCATCAAGATGTAGAGCTACATAAAATTGATGCTAATGAAAATATAGAGAATGTGCTAAAGCAGGTTCTATATTATATAGGTAAAAATGAAGAAACGGAGTGATAAGTATTGAACGTACAAGAATGGTTGGGGGCCGATAACCAACTTGGCATAGACATTTGGGAACGAAAATATCGTTATGATAATGAAGATTTTGATGCGTGGATTGATAGAGTGTCTGGTGGGGATTCAGAATTAAAACAGCTAATTAAAGATAAAAAGATTCTACTTGGAGGAAGAACTCTTGCGAATAGGGGAACTCCATCAAAGTCAAATTTCTTTAACTGTTTTAGTCACGGTTACGTCGAAGATGACTACAAAGACATTATGCAAACCGCAATGAATATTGGACTTACGTTCAAATATCAAGGCGGTCAAGGAATTTCCCTTACAAAACTTCGCCCAAAAGGGACACCTATTGGAAAAGAATATACTTCAGACGGTATTATCCCATTTATGAAGATTTATAACGAAGTAACTGCTGGGACATCACAGGGTGGTAGTCGCAAGGGTGCGCTTATGATTTCCCTAGATGCAAGACATAAAGAAGCCGAAGAATTTATTCTAATTAAATCAAAAGAAGGAGAAATTGAAAAGGCGAATTTGTCTCTTGAAATTGATGATGAATTCATGAACGCAGTAAAGAAATTCTATGATACAGGAGAAACTGTTATTCTTCATGAAAAAAGAAACTACAGTGGCCATATTATAGAATATGATGTCATTCCAATTAAGATTTTCAAATTACTTGTTGATAATTGTTATGATTGGGCAGATCCCGCCGCTTTGTTTGTGAATAAATTTAGAAATTATAATATTATGCAATATGACGATGATTATCAGATTGAAACCTGTAATCCCTGTGGTGAGCAACCACTTCCAAAACACGGCGCGTGCTGCCTTGCATCACTAAATCTATCAAACTTTATTATAAATCCATACACACCAAACGCTTATTTGGACACTGAATCATTTGTGCATGCAGTCAAAGTTGGTGTGCGAACTTTAGATAAACTAATTGATGAAAATTACAGCAGACATCCACTAAAAGAGCAGCAAGAAATGTCATGGAATTATCGTAATATTGGGCTTGGAATTTTTGGATATGCTACTGCGCTTATGAAATGTGGATACAAATATGGTAATAAAGAAGCTCTAAAATTTACAGACGATATATTTGGATTGATGTTTAGGGCCGCAGTAATCGAAAGCAATAACCTTTCTAAAGAACTTGGGTGCTTTCCAAAGTATAAAGAATGTGTTTGGGATAGCGATATTATTAAAAATCATTTTAGACAAGATGAAATTGACCAAATGAAGGAATACGGGCTACGAAATTGTTCACTGCTTTCTATTGCACCAAACGGTAGCATCGCTACGCTTGTAGGCGAATCTGGTGGATGTGAGCCCGAATTTGCAATGAAGTTTACACGCAGGACTGTTGGAATGACTGACGGACAAGACACTTATTATGATGTGTATTGTCGTGGTGCAAGAGAATATATGGAAGTAAATAATACAAACACACTCCCAGATTATTTTGTGGCGTCTCACGATATCCCATGGAAAGATAGGGTATTAACTCAAGCAGTAATGCAGAAGCATATTGATACTGCAATTAGTTCTACGGTTAATTTACCAAACTCTACAACAAAAGAGGATATTGCAAATTTATATATTTTTGCATGGCAATCCGGACTAAAGGGCATCACAATTTTTAGAGACGGGTGTAAGCGAGTTCCAATTCTTTCAACAGACAGTAGCACCTCAAAAGATAACTCTATAAATCTAGAAGAGCTTCCGCGTGGGTTTGTTGTGTCAGCGTCTGATGATTGTGTTGGCAAGAAACGTAAACTGCAAACTGGTTGTGGTTCTCTTCACTGCACAGCATTTTTTGATCCAATTACCGGTGATCTTATGGAAACCTATCTTAGCAAAGGCTCAAGCGGAGGGTGTGCAAACTTCATGGTTGGTCTTAGTAGGATGATCTCTTTAGCAGCAAGGTCTGGATGCACAATTCAAAGTATTATTGATCAATTGAGTAGCTGTGGTACTTGTCCATCCTATGCTGTTCGTAGAGCTACAAAACATGATACGTCAAATGGTAATTGTTGTCCAATGGCTGTTGGAAATGCCATTCTTGATATGTGGAGAGAGATGCAAGAAGAAGTCAGAGATGGCGAAGACGAATATGAGGAAACTAGTACTGACACAATTAATGAACTGGTCAAAGTTCAACAAGATACTAAACCCACATGCCCAGAGTGTGGTGAGCCAGTAATTTTTGAAGGCGGATGTGTGACATGTAAAAATTGCGGATATAGCAAATGCAATTAATAATACAAAATTAATGGAGGACGAAAACTATGAATAACGAGAACAAGATGTATACTAAACAGGTATTTAAGTGTGGTATTTGCGGCAAAGAATATTTCAATGTACAGGATAGAGCAAACTGTGAGCTGAACTGTTATAAGAAGCAGCAGGAAGAAGCTAAAAAGGCCGCAGAAGTAAAGAAGCTAGCAGAAAAAGCCGCTCGTAAGAAGGAAGTTGACGACGCTCTTGATAAGGCTATGCAGCTCAGAAATGCGTATATCAAAGATTATGGTTGTTATGTTTATGACAATAATGACGTACACAACGAATTTAATATCGACAATTATCCAAGTCTCAAAGAACTTATTAATTTCTTAATGTAATTTTGGAGGTAAGTGATATGAATATTAATGTAAAGTTTGCAAAAATTTATCCAAAGGCAAAGATTCCAACTAGGCGTAACGACAATATGGGGTTTGATGTTTATATTTATTTCGACGAAGATTATCGTGTACTTGAACCTCATGAAACATTTGTATTTAATGCTGGCGTTGTAAGTTCGCAAGCTCCCACATATGGTTTTATTCTGAAAGAATGTAGTCTGTTGGCACAATATGGTGTTTCATTAAATTGCACAGCTATTAATGATTTTGACAACCGAAGCGGTTGGCGTATTACGCTAACAAACACATCAAAAAACAAGTTTGTTATTTCTAAACTCAGCGACGCAGAAACATACGAGGCGCTATATCCAGGTCAGGTTACGGAGTGTGCTACAGGTGAAATTTGCGTTAATACAAGTGACATGACAATGATTTATCCATATTCAAACCCTGTCGCACAAGCACTAGTAGTTCCAACTCAAAATGTAGAGGTTGAAGAATTATCTATTGAAGATATTTCCGCAACAAATAATATTTAATGTAATTTTGGAGGTAAGTACATTGGAACAGATCAAGATCATTTACCACAACCCCAACATTGATAAGATTGTGAATATTGAGGGCAAATCCGATTGGTATGACCTTCGCGCTGCAGAAACTGTTGAGATGAAAATGGGAGATTATAGGTTAATCTCCCTTGGGGTATCAATGAAGCTGCCAGATGGATATGAGGCACATATTGTCCCTCGCAGTTCTACCTTTAAGAACTTTGGAGTACTACAAACTAACTCCTATGGCGTCATCGATAATTCTTATTCAGGGACTAATGACATTTGGAGATTCCCTGCATTGGCAATGCGAGATACCGTAATTCATGAAGGTGATAGAATTTGCCAGTTCAGGATTGAAAAGAAGCAGCCCGTCGTAGAATTTATTGAAGTCGATGAACTTGATGACACAGATCGCGGAGGATTTGGCAGCACAGGTAAAGCATAAGGAGGACAAACATATGATTAAACGCGACATCGTTGAAACTGTATATGAATATGACAAGGAAGGTAAGCTTGTCAGCAAGACTGTTACCGAGACGCACGAAGAGGATACAAATATTACTACTAATACTCCACCGTCATGGTGGACATATGATACTTCTCAAAATTGGCCACCATATATTACTTGTACAAATAGCAACACAAACGACTATGTAACTAAAAATACAATTACAATGGCTGCAAATGACAGAACAACATTTTAACTAAAACAAATCAATAGCGACGATTTAGTGATCGCCGCTATTTTCATATAGGAGGACGCATGGAGAAATCAGTAATTATAATATCCATGCCTAAAAACAGTACAAAACAGGACATTCTAGACATGCGAAACAAATATAAAGATAAATATAAAGTTCATATAATAATCTCAGGGCAAGAAAATCCGCAAAAGAACATTCAAAATTTTTTAATAAGCAGGCTTGCAAAATAGCCTGTTTTTGTATTACAATGATATTAATGAAATATAACAATGATAAAAGAGGTGATATATTTGGGGATAAACGTGGGCTATGCCAGATTATCTAGAGACGATGGAGATGATGAAAGTTCATCAATATTTAATCAAAAAAGAATTATAATTGAATTCGCTAAACAACATGGAATACATATAGATAAATTTTATATTGACGATGGTGTTAGCGGATATACAATGGATAGACCAGATTTTGATAGACTTAAAATTGCTTTAAATAATGACGAGGTTGATATAATAATCGTAAAAAATCTTTCTCGTCTTGGCAGACGTAATTCAATGGTCCAATTATTTTTAGAGAATATAGAAGAATCAGGGAAGCGTGTTATAGCAATAGATGATAATTACGATACATGGAATGAATCTTCCCATGAAACAGTTGGGATTACAACATGGATTAATGAAAGATATGTTAAAGACACCAGCAAAAATGTAAGAAGAGCTATCGATATTATGCAAAAAGAAGGCAGGTATGTTAGTAATGTACCATATGGTTATGAACTAGATTTATTTAATAAAGGATCATATCATATAGATGAAACATGTGCAATGTATGTCAAAGAAATATTTGATTTGTATTTAAGTGGTTATGGAGTATTGTACATAGCGAGACTTTTTACAGAAAGAGGTGTCCCAAATAGTACAATGATAACCAAACAAAGAATGGAACGTAGAGGGCAAACATATAAAGGCAAGATAAGCTATAAATGGGCACCAAATGTTATTCTAAATATGTTGCGCAATGATTTTTATATTGGGACATTGACCCTTGGTAAAACAAAAAGAAGGACCATTAATGGAAAACGTATTTTTCAACCTGAAGAAAATCTTATTAGATTTGAAAATGCGCACGAACCAATTATAGACAAGCAAACTTTTAAACTAGTACAAGAAATGATTATTGAACGCTCTAGAGATAATTACAGAGGACAAAAAGATAGAAAAAGGCCAAATATATTCGCTGGTAAATTGTACTGCTCTACATGCGGTGTAAAAATGACATCAGGCGGTGGTACGAGAAATAGCAGCAACACAAAATATATATGTAAGACCTATAATATATATGGGAAAACACATTGCACAAGCCATATTGTCAGCGAAAATGAATTAAAAGACACACTTGTATATTTTTTAGAACATTGTAGAGAAAATTTGTCTGAAGCAATTATAGATTTAGACAAAATAATTAAACGTGACTGCTCTAAAAAAACAGGAGACGTAATAGAAGATTTAGAAAAAAATTTAGCAAAAGCAGAAAATGAAGTAAAGGCATTATTGGAACAAAAAATTAAAGATATGATAGCAAATCCATCTATGAGTGATATAATAGATAAAACTTATTCAAATATGGTTAATGAGAAATACAATGAAATAAAAATACTTACAACACAAGTAGATGACAAAAGAAAAGAAATCTTAAGTGGCAATGAGATTAGAAAAGATTTAAATAATGCGTTAGAAATTTTTGATAATATTATATCCACTAAAAATATAACTAAAAAACAAATAGCTACAATTGTAGACCATATAGTTGTCCATGAAGATGGAGGTGTTGATATATTTTTAAAAGGAGACTTACACGAGCTGTGCACAAACTATATTATGTGTAAAAAAACAAATAAAACACTTGTGATAGATGCAACTATTAAATATATAAAGAAAAATCCAGAACAAGTTATGATATCAAAAGCTGGAGACTATGTAAGACTCTGTGGTCATCATATTAGTCGAACAAACTATGAGAAAATATTTAAAAATTTTATAGAAAAGGGTTATTTAGTTGAGAATGAAGGGTATCACAATGGATATAGAGTTGTAGACTTAAATAAATTAATTCATGATGCCGAAAATAACATTATTATAGATGACGCCCCAAGGGTGCATAATAACAATGTTAATATTGCTCTTATTATTAAAATACAAAAATGGATATCTAGTATTTATTATAAAAAGAAAATATTATTTTAAGGAGGAATACACATATGGCAGAAAGATCAAGAAGGAGCAAAACTACTTACGAAAGGATAAAAGACGCACAAAAGAAAATTATTAGTACAGAAGAAAGGCTTACTCAATTAAAACAAGAATTGGACAATTTATACACAATATTATTTGAAGAAACTGCCAGACAACAAAATACAGAGATGAAAAAACTATTTGACATTATAGGTGAGAAGCACATATCTATTAAGGATGTTATCAATTTGCTAGAAAAATAATAATAAAAGTAGGAATGTCATTTTGCAGTCTTTGAGCATGGAACATGATGATAAAATAGTTATACCGCATGTTTAAAAATACCACTCCCCTATCGAAGTCCAGAAGGGGAGTGCTTCATTTGCACTCAAAAACTATTTATGTATAATAGAAAATGGAGGTGTTTTAATGAAGAAAGAGACAATAGGACTTACACTACGTGTTCCAATAGAAACAAAAATACAGCTAGAAATGATTGCGAATAAAGAAAAAAGGACAGTTAATTCACTGGTGAATAAGATACTGCAAGACTATATTGATGGCGTAAAAAAATAAGGGACTGCACATTTTCGTGCAATCCCTTAAATTAATTTTGTATTGTTGACTTTAGCTCCGCAATTTCTGCCTTTAGTCCTGCAATTTCATTTTGTAATTTTTGAATCATATGTGTATTAAGCGCAACAAACTCAGAATATCTTAACGAGTAATCGTATATTTCATTTCCATTCTCATCGAGTATAGCCTCTCCATTTTCATCTATGCGCAAGTCTTTACAAAATCCTGCAAAATCCCTCCCTGTAAGTTTAAGCTCGCCCAATGAGTCTTCTACATCCTGAGAAATAAATCCATAATGTGTACGTCCGCTTGAACCATCTTTAAGCTTAAATGTAACTGGACGCAATTTATTAAATAATTGTTCTTGCGTATTTTCCATATCAACAATATTTGTTTTTGCATTTCTATCAGAAGTTAAAATTGTACCAGATGCAGCATAAAGTTGTGCCCATTTACGACTGGAAAGACCCAGTTTAACCTTTCCGTCATTGTTTTCATTTTCTACATATACAGCATATTTACTAATTCCTAACCTCATATCAGTTCCGTTGTCTACCGATTGCCCAGTTTGAACATATATAATATTTGTTTCCTCGCTATTAATGTATGTATAAAGTTTTCCAGGTGTGCCAGTCTTGCCAAAGAAAATTGCGTCATCAACTTGTAATGGCCATCTGCTTTCAAGAATATTTTTTTTTTCTGCTAGTTTACCAAATGCTACTCCAGTACCATCTTTCATAATGTTAAATATTCGAGAAGCACCAAATACGGTAACAGTAGGCGACCGTATACTTTGGTTATAATTGTCCACAAGAACCGCATAAACTAAATACGTAGAATCCGTGTCAAAATTGCTGATATTAATCCCGCTGCTATTTTTAATAATTGCCTTAGCAGATTTTTCAGTGCTATCTGTAAGTGCATTTGCGGCAGCAGTCCAACTAGTGTTTGTGTTTTTCCTGTAATATATTTTTACAGTACCCTTATTCGTGTTACCTACAGATGGATAATTAACTTTAAAATCATATTTTATATACGTCCCATTATTGTCTTCTGTACCATCTGATTTACATCTATATACAGTAAACGAAGAAAATTTAAGTTCATCAGTATTATAATCTTGACATGTAATAGAAGCTGTTTTTGATGCAGTTCTGCCTCTTTTATCTTTAATCGTTACCGTATAAATAAACTCACCAGATGCAGACATTGTGTTACTAGTTGCGGAGGCATTCGTTGCAGTGCTCGACACGGTTGAAGATATATTTTGCCCAGAGAATGTATAGGACACAATAGAACTTCCAGTCCCTGCAGCACACCCGGAGACTGATATGTTAAGTTTGTTTTTCCCTTTTACTAAAATATTTCTTGGAGTCCCATCTGCGGTAGTAATTTTGACTGGGCTTAGAGTTATTGTGCCAATCGACGGCTTTATTGAGGCTGGGATAGTAAGTTTAACCTCTTTGTATGACGCATCTCCAACTTGTGTACTATAACTAGAATCAGAATATGTTCGGAAAGTAAATCGTAATGTTCCGCTTGTGCCACTCGGCAATTTTTCATATATCGTAGAAAGTTCACTACTTGATAAGGTTACGGTCGCCGTCTGCTGTGATGCGGATTTTGTACCAAGTTTGATAGATTTAATTGCTATAAAATCGTTATTAATGTTTAATGATATATTGCATCTATTATAATAACTTGAACTTTGTGGTGTATATTTATATGTCAAAGTCCCATCAAAATATGATGTGCTACATGATAATGAATTTATTATAGATGCTCTTGGAATTGTATCGAGTACTACAGTTTCTGACAAAGAAGTAGAGGTAAATGTTGTTTCAACCATTTTCCCAGTTGCAGATATAACAATAGATTTTGTACCGTTTGTGTTATGCGGAACCGTTACACTGTATGAATCCATTACCACCCATCCAACATCACGATATAGTTTAATTCTATCATGATCATATTTGTGAATTGTTTTTGTTGAACCATTAATTGTAATACTTCCTTCAAAAGTTGAGCTATAAGTTCTATTAGAATATGATGAGTCTTTATAATAAGATAGTGTTGCACTTACTGTTGATGTATTATTGTTAATATCTGTTGTACTACTCCATACAATTCTACCCGTAATATATTTATTAGAAGTACTACCATAAATTGTTCCAGACGCCATTTTATCACCTCATTTCATATATCCAAAGCTAAAGACAAACTTCCATTATTCTCAACCTTCCACATAAAGTCACCAAATTTTACTTCACAATTAAATTTAGCGCCATCATTAACTGAAAGATTTTTTATTGTCGCTTCTTGGTTGCTAATACTAACAACTTCTTGCGCAGTACCACTTGACGCATCCCAAAACCCCATTTTTGTAGAACTAATATTTACATAAAATTTTTCATCAGCCTGTCCAATTCTTAATCCAGTATCCGCATTAAATAAAAAATACTGCTTAACATTATTCAATACCGCAGTACTTTCTTTCATAGCGTCTTCCCAATGTGATGCATTAAAAGTGCTAGAAGTTGTATTTGCCTTTAGTAGGTTACCCGCGCTATAATCTCCACAAGTTTCTCCGTCCGCAAGTATCCATAAATCGCCTTTTGAATATCCGTTATTCGGTCTGGACGTATATACAATATTTCCATCTTGATATTTTGAATCAACCCACTTGCTTCCATCCCACATTTTTAGTATACTCGGAGATACAGAAGTATCTAACCAAAGCTGTCCCTTTTGTGGATTATTAGGTGAAGACTCTCCAATAATAGGATCGTTTAGATCCATCACAATTGCATTTGTTCTTGCTATAATTTCATTACCTTTAAGTACCCTACAATTTATACTTAACGCCCTAGAAATTTTTTCCTTAGGAATAAAAATAACCGCAGATTCCGTATTAATGAATAAATCATTTTTATAAGTATAATCACTTTGAACGACTTTCCATTGATTAGAAATATACTTCCCGAGTACCGTATCATATTCAATTACATTATTATCATATGTATTTTTACAGACAAAATATATCATATCTCCTTCAGAATATTTGCCACTAATATCTGTAGTGATAACCCCATCTTGTACACTATTTTTATCTGACTTGTATACATTTTGACTACGTATTCCTTCTCCTTCTTCTTGTATATTATTTTTGTACAATTCGATATACATAATCAAATAATCTTTTTCAACGTCGATAATATTGCTACCATTAAAAAAATTTGCAACTGCCGTGTAAGAAATGGTCTTATCCGTAAATGAAACATAATCCTCATACACTAATCCATCATAGGTCATTTCGCACTTAATACTTGAATAAGCATATTCGCTGCTATCATCGACTATCAATGTTGAAGATGTCGCATCTTGTATTTCTTCATATTCACCATTTTCATTAGAAATACGGGTCCACCACTTCCATTGATAAGTAACTTTACTTTCGTCTATCTTTTCTCCTGCCTGAAATGCAATTGTTTTTAATTCAATTGATGTTAATTCATCAGAGAATTCAAACCCGTCAACAGAGTAAATTTGAAAATCAACCGCATCTGTGCCGCTGTCTCCGTATACTCCTATGATTGCAGCATCCGTTTTAGTAGTAGTGTCATCAGTATATGTAATAACTTCATAATTCCATAAATATTTATCAGTAGGAGACAATAGAGGTACTTTTTCTAACCATTTTGGATTTTGTGGAAGTTCAGGTGTTTGAGTAACTAAATAATAATTTTTAATATTTGAAATGCTCCTACCGTCATCTCCCTTCCCGTAAAACCCTATAATAATTGGATCGGAAAGATCAGAGGAGCCAATGCTATAAATGACCTCTTCATAATTCCAAAGATATTTTTTATCTATATTTATAGTTTGTATTTCTGTAGTCCAGCCTTGTGTATCTCTAGTTACATTTTCACTTTTACTTGTTGCCAAATACCACTCTTTAATTTCTATAATCTTTTTTTGTTCTGTAAATGTAATTTGATTCGATGTTTTAATAGCCATATAACTCCTCCTTTCATTCTGGCAAATCTACTTCACAAGTAAAACTTGAATTATAATATACATCATCTGCATCAATAATTATTGATTTTGTACCTTTATGCTCTGGCATAGCATTCCATATATCATCCAATTCTGTACTGGTAGAAACTCGTTTCCAATTAAAAAGACTTGTATCAAGTGTGTCTGTAATGTCAGAATCCCAAGAATACACTTTACAAGTCAATGTTGCTTTGTCTTCTGAAGTTGAAATAATTGTTGAATTATTTGAAACAATTTCTACTTTGTACATCTTTGATGTATTAATGTTGTCAACTTGGTTTTGAATTTTTTCAACTTCATTTTTTACATAATCTTCTTTAGCGTAGCCTTTAATTGCGCTACCGCCACTCATCGTGACAGATCCATCTTCATGTACCTCAAATGCATATCTGCCATCATCTTGTAAGCCAATTTTTATTGTTCCACCTATAATAGAACTACCTTCCACTAGTCCCGCGATTACGGCTTGTGCCAACAAACCATAATATGTAATTCCATCAACAGTAAATTCACCAAGTACAGATTTACTTGTCTTAAACCCATCATCTGTGAAAACTATTTGATTGTTGACTAGCCAAACACGTTTGTCACCAACTTCGCCAGTATCTGGGTTTACTGCTTCTAAGTGTCCTTTATGTTTCATAAGGTTCGCTAATCCTTATGTGCTGTTCTACAACACTCATACTTTCATATGAGAGCAGACCATATCTTCACCCTGCAAACAGGGGCGTACCATTTCGGAACGCTTGTTCCTAATACCGTTATATGTAATGGCCGTTGAACCTTACTCATAATTTTCATCTAATATTTTCCACCTATATCCACCCGCGTGTTGCCTGTTGCCACTACAACAAGAACTTATATGCGATCTATTTATACCTGTCCCATTTTGAGCCGCCACAAATCCTTCCCAAACATCAATGACATTCCAATCCTCGTCGCATCTTGCAACGGTTTTAATTTGATATTTTCCTCTTTGCTCTATGTACTGAGGTATTACATTGGGAACATCTCCATCAGCATATCTAAATTGATAACCACCAGATGTACCCGCTTCATTCTTGCACACTCTAGATATAGATGTTACATTAATGTTTAATTTACGCTCTATATCAACCATACAATCCCAAATTTTTATTAAAACACCATCGAGTCCATATTGCGCGACTTGTTTTGCACGGCTACTGTCTGCGCCCATATTTTTGCCAAGATGAGCAATGCTCATATGTAATCTCTCCTCATCTGTAGCAACTCTACCAAGACGAGCCGCGCTTATTTTTGATTTTGTTTCTTCACTAACTGGCTTACCATATTTGGGACTAAGCTTGCCTGTATTAATCTCTCTTAAATGCTGTTTTTGCTCTTCTGACAAATGCGCTCCCAACCTTGGAGATGATTTCCCATACCAAGGGTTATTTTCACCAGATATAGCTTGAGAAAATGCAATTCTAGCTTCTTCATATTCTTCCGATGTTAACTTATAGTCTCGTCCATCTCTTTTAACCCATGACATCATCGCCCATGCATATGTTAAACCATTATTATTTGGATTTTCTAAAGCCAACAATCTATGTGCCTCAAAATGTTCTCTTGCATATAAGTCAATCAAATTATTATTATCATTTGTTCCACCTATACACCGTGGAACTATATGATGACGTTCATGGTATTCTTTTCCACAGCCAAACCTGCCACGAGTATTTAATATATTTTGTATAAATTCTTGATATGTATATTCCATTCTATCACCTCCTACCATTAATTTTGTATTGTTAAAAATTTGGAAAATAATTAGAAAATTTTAGAGTCTTGGCTGCTGATTGTCCAATGTGTATTTTTTTGAACCATCACGCTTGTCGTTTTCAACTACGTTGTGGTAATACACCTCTAAGGAGTTTCCAGCAGTTAAGTACGTTTTTTCATTATGTATTACTACATAAGGGGACGGCTGTTCATCCCATACTTGTCTATATATGCATTCTGAGTCCCATCAATATTTTTAAGTGCCTCAATAGAATTTAATAAGCCTTCTTCAAGCCGTAAATCAATACTATTAGCCTGTTCAGAACCTTTTGTCCAATAACTTGCATTGGTTGCTACAGACTTGCCTGCACTTATAGCTTTCGACAGCAAGTCTGCATGAATATCGGATTGAGTTCTTAAACTAGTTAGCTCACCGAATTCACATGAAAAGTCACTATAGTCATCAAAATTAATATCAACCTGCAACAGTCTAGACTGTTTAACATAATCGCTTCTCAACCCAACCTTAATAACATTGCCGAGCTGAAATTGATCTACAATTGGTTCAAATTCTGGCAACGCATATATGTTTGCCATAGACATTGAAAATTGTAATTGTGGCTGACATAATTTCTGCAATTCAATCCTGCCTGACTCCATAGCGTCTTGCTTAAGCTGGAAGGACTCGGCTATTGTTGTGTATTCAGTTTCAACAATATCATCTAACTTGAGCTCATCTTCTCGTATAAATGCACTTAAGCGGATCAATTGATCTTTTGTAAAATTGTTCTCCATTATAAGACCATTAGCAATATCTGAATTTGACTTTTGAATTTTATTATACTGTTCTTCATAAATAGCAATAGAAGACTCCCGTGCCGCAATAGCTTTTTCAATAGAGTTTAAATACAATACAACAGGATAATAATAACCATAATTGTTGCTATCACTTTGCGACCAGCCTGCTTCAATATTAGTAATTTGAACCTGCTTATACGATTCATAATACAAAGATTTAAGAGGTGTTCTACCTATTTGTTCCCACATTTCTGCAAGGAAATTATTAATCGCACTTTCTACTTCAAGATTACTTGTTCGGTTATCAGTAACTTTAGACAATTCGGTTTTCAGATATGTGAGAGTATAAGTTTCCATAAACTTAAAATCAGTAGACAATTTATCTAGTTCTTCCGCCCAATTTGATTCATTATTAAAATACTTCTTTAACACCGCATATAAATTCTCAACTTTTGTTTCATCTAGATTTGCCGTATCCATACTATAATATGTTGTATTAACATTATAATCTGCTGGCAATGTAACCTCTGTATAATAATAATTTGGTGCTGTGCCTCCGCGAATATAATAAGTGCCAATTGTAGTTTCATTAACACTATTAGCTATAGAGTACTCTAACGAGAGCCTATTTTCTTCAAAATCAATATAGCCTGTAAGCTCCAACATTTTTTGAGAATTATTAGTGTATTCAGATTGATATTGATTGCTTTTCTGTATATATGCAGTATAAGCATCATATAGCTCTTGCCCCATCCAATCAACAGTATAGTAATAGGATAAGTCTGTTATATATGGAAGCCCCATATTAGCTTCTCTGATATCTAAATCGTCACCATAAGTAACCGTTAATTGCGTTTTTATGTTGTCGGCATCATAGTTGATATTAATCTCTTGCGAAAGATTATCAAACGTTACAAATACATCAGTTTCCCATTCGGTTAGTGCCCCGTCAACAACCTCAACGTGCGCCCCTGACACAGGAATATCTTCTAAAGTCAACGCCCCGGTTGTTGAATTATATTTCCATCTAGTTGTTTTATATCCGTCCACTGAAACCGTACCAATCTGAGAAAATGGTGGAGAAATTGTAAATACATTTGTTGCGCCATCACCTATAAACTTTGAAGTTAATGATTCAGCATAAACGTTGATTGTGTTATTGATAGTATCAAATACAATATAACAATTAAATTTTTCGCAAACTTCATTCATTAAGAAATCATAAATTGATTCTCTGTCTACTTCAAATTGACGACTAAGAGTTTGTAATGAAAAATCTACATGGCCGATAGACCACCCATACGCCTTTTCTAGAATTAGATGAAGTAAGCTTAGTTTTGTATTACTAGGATTATATAATGTAATTGGTATAATATTATCTGGATTGTCCGCATTCAGTACCTCTAATGACTCAACTGTACCTTGGTTTATATAAAAATCTTCTAAGTATTTCGTAGACAAAACATACTCATAACTATATGCGGTGATATTTTTTGCTTCTTTGATCCCGTCCCCAGTTAGTTCTGGCCCCTGTATTTCAAAATAACCAAAGTTCTCTAGGTAAAGTAAACGTAAAGCTTCGACTTTATCATAATATGGAAACACTTTTATTTCACCTGTGATTAAATCATTATAAGTTCGTGCAATTTCAAATGTCAGTTCTGAATAAGCATTGAACTTAAAGCTACCATTTAAATTTGTGACATCTAGTTGAGTAATCTTATCTTTATTAGTTTCACATAAAAAGAGCCGAGGTCTGGTATAATTCCCCGACAACAAGTCTTTAGGAAGTCTCATACGCCTCCCTCCTTTCTAACTACTTCATTTTATCCAAGCACTTCTGTAAGCATTGCATTAAGTTTATTTTCATCAATATCAATTTGAACAGACGCAATCAATGCATCAACTTCATCTTTTGTGTATACATTTTTAACAGTTACGTTTGCTATTTTATTGTCTACTTCAGACTTTGTGTATGCATTTATTATGCCATATCCGCTTAAAGTAGACGGTGTATCTGAAATTCTTGCCCATGGTAGTGTGTCTAAAATTATCTTGCCTGACTCGTCGCATATAGGATCTGAACTCGCATTTAATCCACTAACGCAATCTCCTACTTTTATACAATATATATATTGAAATGTAATGTCACCCTTACCTGTAATGGTAAAATTATTCATTCCACTTTTAAGCCGAGGCCATATATAATTAAAATCACTTCCAAAAATACGCGACGGTTTATCTGAAGTTATCATTAAATTATCAGATAATGTTACAACTTCATTTGTAGCTAAATTATTAACTTGTGTTGTTTCACCTAATGTATTGTTGTTAATAATCAATGATTTTCCCGATGTGTTTTTGAATATTGTATTCATTGTGGTAAAAGTATACATATCATCAGACAAATTATTAATTTGTAAAGTTTCTTCACCAGTCAATGTTTGTGATATAGTTTGTAGCGGTGAAAAGCACCATGGGGAACTAGATTCCATAGTAATAATAAATCCAACAATACGAGAATCTATTTTATACGGGCGCACATTTTGCGCAAAACATAACATTCTATATTTAACCTCATCACCGATATATAGATCCATCCAGCTATATTGTGTTGCACCTGTAAGCCATTTATATATCTCTCTAGTTTTTTCAATACCAAATTCTTTGCTGTCAGGTTTCATAACTGTTATATCTAATCTAGCAACATCAGAATATTTGCTTCCATACATTGTTCTTTTTGTACCACGTGGAGAATCTGTATAAATAGATTCCTGCGACATATAGCTGTCAGTTTCTCCACTGTCTCCATTGTCAAAATGAATTATTTGTAGGTTAAAATCCTTATATGAATTCTTACCTAAATAATTGAACGAGGTATGATAACTCGACATGTTCTATTCTACCTCCCTTTTATTACTTAAATATAATAAAGAGAGGAAGATTTCTCTCCCTCTCTTATATAATTATCTCGCAAACTTGCGAAGTGCATTATTAAGATTTTTAGTATGCTGCTCAAGAGCCTTATTAACAACTTTTGTAATCTCATCAGGATTATTCCCATCAAAGTTTTCAATTGAAATTAAAGTTCCGATGCTATTATCAACACTTAATTCCATAGTATTATTAATAATACTTGGGCTTACACTAGCTTGTGGTCTATTAATATCTAGCATGTACTGTGGATCTAGTTGCCCGAGTTTCATGAGATTTTCCGAAATACTATGTGGCAACACTGCACTACCTTTTGTAAGATAAGCAAGTTTACCATCTTGGGCGTGAAGAACAATTTCCTCCAAACCCATTTCGTCAATCCATGCAAACTGGTCTGTGTCAACCCCAGTAGTACCAAATTTATAACCTTTTGCTCTGAACTTAGCACGAGTATTCTTACCAACAATACCATCAGCAGAAATACCCATAGCCTTCTGGAATGCTCTAACCGCGCTCTTAGTTCCAGAGCCGAATTTCCCATCAACACTCTTAGTACCAGAGTTTCCGTAGCCAAGTTGATTTAACGCATACTGGATGGCCTTAACTTGATTGCCCCTCGCACCTTCCTTGATATTACCACTAGTTTCAGATGCTTTCCCATATGGATAAGACTTACCGCCGCTATCTCCACCACCGCTATTACCACTGCTGCTTCCACTAGAGCTACCACCGCCACTTGATCCTTCTTGCTTGGGAGGTTTATACTCCGCTGATTGATAGCCTGATGCATTGTTTTTAACAGTATCAACTGACGTAGAGCCAGATTTCTCAATCTTTTCCATGGTTTCCATGAACTCTAGCTCAAGTTTTTTTAGTTCATCTACTGTTGCACTCATGGCGAGACCAAATTTCTCAGAGAATGCTTGAATTGCATTTTCTCCTTCCTTCCAAGGAGAAGTTAAGGATTCGGTTATAGATAAGCCATATTCTTTACCCATCGCCTGTAGCTCTTGATAAATCGCATCAGTATTCGCTTTGACGACGTCTAGACTATCTGCGACGACTTGATTTGTATTTTCTAGGTATTCGTCCCAGCCATCCATTTCATCATTCTTAGCATCTTCGAAATTCTCTAGCTCTTTGTCTAAAGCTTCTTGTTGTTTGGATACTGAACGGTCATAGTAAGTTTCTTCCAAATCTGCTTGCGCATCCAAAAGTTCCGCTTCAAGTTGTGCACGTTTTGCTCTTGCCGACGCAGAATTATCTCCGGCTAGCGCCGCGAGTTGCCTCTGGATTTTTGCGATATCTTTTTGTTTTTCATTTACACTTTTCTGGAAGTCATACAAATCTTTTTCTGAATCCAGTTCTTCCTTTTTCTTATCGATAAGTTCCTTGTAGGCGTCTATTTCTTTCTGAATACCGTCCTTAATCGCTTCTACTCGTGTTTTATTCAGATCAACAATAGCATCTTTTGACTCATTATAAGCCTTAATTGCATCGTACTGCCCAGACTTCAATTCATCAAGCTTATCAATATACTCTTCCTCGGTATAGCCGAGCTTCTTCCAATTCTTATTAAGATAATTTATTTGTTCTTCATATTTCTTGGCTTGGACTTCCGCAGCATCCATCTTCTGCGCATACAAACCAAGTGTGGTGATACCTTCGTCAGTCCATTCGGCAGTATCCTTATTTACTAGGTCTTTACTGCTCAAAACATCAATTAGATTGTCTGCTTCATCTGACACAGCATTAAGCTTGTCCATCAAAAGATCAAACTTATCCCAATGCAGTTCGTTAATTGAATCTTGATAATCTTCTATATCTGTTTTGAGTTCTATAATTTCAGTATCAACAGCAGAAATGTCATTAACTACATCATACCAATCTTGAGAATATTTCTTAATCTCACCAGACTCAACACGTTTATTCAGTTCTGCTAGCATTGCATCACGTTGCTTCTGAAGTATACCGATATTTGACTTATTCTCAGACATCATAGCCTGATAAATCTTTTCTGATTCAAATCCAACATCAGTTTCAAGTAAAGAGTTGTACGCTTCATATTGATCTATTTTACTATCTTTAATAGATTTTTTATTGTCATAATCACTTGCAATATTATCAACAGCCTGCTTTGCAAGACTTGAAATCTCAGTTAAAGTTTCTTCTGCTTGCTGAGTTAAATCGTCACCTTTTTGTACCCATTCTCGATAATCTTGAATTGCTTCAAGCGCACTTTCACCAACCTTACCAGTAAAAGACTCAATAGCAATAGCACCGTTTTGTGCCGCCTCACGATATTCAGCCGGGACTTTTTCAAGTAATTTTTGAGCATACTCATAGTATTTAGATGCGCCCGCAGTAAGATTGTCGTACAAACTTTTGTTAAGCCCTATTATATCATCTATAATTGCATTCTGCTTTGATGAACCAACTGCATTATCCAGTCTTGCATTTCTTACATCAATTTCATTTGTAATTTCTTCAATTCGAACTGCAATCCAGTCAAATATCTCCTTGAAATCATCAGACAGCTTGTCAGAAGACTTAGAGATATCACTTGCCGCCTTAGAGAGCTTGGATGCGGCATTTGAGATTCCAGAACCTTTATACGCATCCTTTTCTTTGCCCCTGTATTTATCATACGTATAAATGCCAGCATAAGCTGTACCCTCTGCAAATGCTTTACCACGTCCAGTTACGTAACCTTTGGAGAGAAGATCGGCTGTCTGCTTGTGATTAAAAATTATGTCACCACGCTGAACATCGGTAAATTCAGCACCATTTTCGCCTACAGTATGCCAACGCCCATTGCGCACCAAAAGCTCTGGACCTAGCTCTCCGACCAAAGCGGTCTCGGTCTTGGGCGCACCCCATGAACCCGTAGCATGCGCTGCACCAGACATATTGGCTGTACCATTTGCGTGTACCGTACCGTCCGCAAATCCAAACCAGCTACCTATCTTCTTAATACCGACACTTATTGTTTTTGATAATGGAGTATTTAAAAACGACGTTACCGGATCTGTATCCATTTTTGTTTTAACATTAAGTGTATAATCCGCGCCAAGTTTATCTGCAATTGCTTGTAATACTGTACTAATATCTGATAGAGTTTCTAATGTATCCTTTGCCTCTTCTCCGGTCATTAAGCTAAGTGTATGCTGCTGGTCAATTAGATTAATATAGCTCGTAACAGTATCTATTACTCCTTGATCCTTTGGGTTCAATCCCATTGATGTTATAAATTCCGCAACACCAGTCCAATTTCCATCACTATCTTTAGACAAACCAAACTTTGATAGATCAAAACCACTCTCTTCAACTTTCTGGAACACTGTTCTAATATTCACTAGAATATTTTCGTCGTTATTAGCAAGTTGCATAATATCTTCTTTAACATCATCAATTTGCCCTTGCACATGTTCCATAGCCAACTCAATAACAATCTCCGTTGGCTCTTCTAATTTTGAAAGCTCATCAACTAAAGTATTTATTTCTTCAGTCGTAGCTTCTATGTCTTTTTGTACTTGTTCTCTATCAATTGGATTGCCATTTTCGTCCACACCAGTCTCAAGCATTTCGTTGTATTTTTCTAAATCTTCTTTTGCTTTTTCTAGTGCCTCAGATTTTTCAGAATACGCAGTGACTTCATCATATGCTTGTTGAACGATAGTATCATGTTGATTAGAAAGTCCAGCAACTGCCGCGTTATATTCTTGCTGTGTAATTGTACCTGCTTCTAATTGTTTTTTTAACGCTGCAACTGCCTTATTATATTCTTCTTCTGAAATTTTGCCTGCCTTTAACTGCCCATCAAGACCAATTAGTTTATTGTTATATTCTTTAGTAGTAATTGTACCATTAGCTAATTGATAATCTAAGTCAGCAAGCGCCTGTGCATTTTGATATGCTTGATATTCTATGTTGCCAGAAACAAATTTTTCTAATATATTAGAAGGGTCAAATAGGTTCCCTGCGTCATGACTTTCTAGCGCCTCAAACATAGCGTAAGCAACTTCTTCGGTTATGCCCATTTCCTTAGCAAACTGTTCAAGACTTGTTATATTTTCTGACAAATCAAAGTGCTCCCAATCACCCGTGAACAAACCCTTTTCAATACCATCGGCAACAAATTGCTGCAAATTTTCTGTTGTAGTTTCGACTCCAGAAATACCGCCATCATCATCAAAATCAATAGAAAAATATTTGGATAATTCACCTTCATTGAAATATTTTGCAACGGCATCCAGCTTCTCTTCTACGGTATCTAGATTCGCATACACTTCTTCTGGAACCAAAGCGAGCATCGCCTCACGAGCACTTGCAGTGCCAAGATCACCAGTATTTAATGCATTAGCAAATGTTTCAACCATGCTTTCAGCTTGTGAAGAATAATTGTTTTCACTATCGATATTTTGAGCCTCTTGGAACCTAGTATATGCATTTGTAGTTCCTAAAAGCTGCATTTCAAGCAATGAGAATTGAGCTACGGCGCTTCTAGCCGCGTTCATTTCTTCATACAGTGAATTAACCTGCTCTCGTTGGGCGTCAGTTAAAATAGCATATCCATCAGACGTATACCCAAGCCCACTTGTTAATTTCTTTAAGTCTTTATATAGGTTATAATATTCTAATTTAGACTGAGCCTTCGACAACTTTGCATCAGTGGCTAGCTCTTTTTTCTTTTGCCCAATAAGTTTTTTAATACCATTTGAATTCTTGACAACAAGTTTGTTTCCTGTATCAAAACACGCATTCAGCTCGTCAATCTCATCTTGTGTTTCACACAACTCAAGGAGCGAATCCTTATATTCTTGTGTAATTTCGATGTTATTTTCAATAAATTCCTCACTTTGAGACAGTACACTATTGAGCGATGTAATATCACCTTGAAGCTGAGAATATGACTTCACCGACGTTGATTCAAAACTCTTTGGATTAACAACGCCGCCTTTATTTGCCCCTGCCGTCGCAGCTTCTACTGCAGCCTCTCCTGCTTCCTCTGCTGAATCCTTGTCTACTTCGACGTCAAGCACTATTGTGCCACGCATGTTGTATAAAGCAGCCAAAATTTTATTTGGATCTTCACCATTTGCAAGTGATTCCTTCAATTCTTTAAGAGTTTTCCATTTACTAGCAAGGTCATTAAAATAAGCTCCTTGTTCTGGGGTCATAAGTATTCCTTGGCCCCATGTTTCGTCCGCTATTCCTTTTTTGATTTCACTTATATAGCCCATATAAGAATCAATTGTTTTCTCAATTTCTTGAGGGAATATCATAGTACCTTTATTTTCGTTCTTCTCAAGATTGAGCATCATATCTCCTACGGACATATTTGCTTCTTTTGCAGCATCTTCTATGACCTTAAAGTTTTGAGCAATTGACCCATCTGCACCAACATAATGCATGGCTTCGCCGGTCTGAATAGCTGTATCTCCTACGTCTGCAATAAGACCTTTTATTTTTTGTCCATCAACTTCAAGTCCTTCAGTATCAAGACTGAGTAAATCTTCTTTTGTCCATCCTTCTCCAGCTTTATCAATAAGCCCATATATATACTCATCAACAGTTTGCTTATCAAGAAGCACCGCACCATTTTCAGTTTGCAGCATTGGAGAGAAGGCAATTTCAACTCCATCAAAGTTAGAACTTGCGCCGAAAACAGTAGATGATGTTCCACGAAGGTCATCTATTATTTGATCCCATGTTGATGTTTGAGTTCCATTTATATCTGTGTACCATGACTCAAGAGCATCTTTATACAAGCCTAAATTCTCGTTTGTCCACTCTAATATTTGCCTATTGTTTGTATCAATATTGCCAAATGTCGTTTGGAATGGAGAAACTTCAAGCTTATTAAATAATTCATCAATGTCACTCTTGTAAGCCTTATATGCTTCAGATAGCGCCTTTGGAATATCAAAAACCACCGGCAGTTCTACTGGCTCTTGTTTCCGACGTCCTACTCCAACACCAGATTTTGTTTCTTGTACGTTATCGCCGCCCGATGTTTCTTGTCCTCTATCCGCACCACCAAAGCCATCACTTTGTGAAGTACTAGACGGTTCGCTGCCATCTGACTGTTTGTCTTCAGATTTGTTTGAATCTGGTTCTTTCCCAGCCATAACTGCGGTATTTTCAGCAATTTCACTCAAAAGGCTTTCTGTTGTAGTAAGACCATTCTTCAAGGACGTGTCAATGAAAGATTCTGCATTTTTAAGGTCTACATAATGTTGTAAGTCTACTTCTCCAGTATAACCATCAGTTAACTCGTAAAAGCCATTATCATCGAGCTTAACATACGTCTCAATTTCATCCGGGTATGCCTTTTCAATTTCTTCTATGGCTCTTTTTGTATTTTCTAGGTCTATAACAGTAGGTTCTTCTAATCCAAGCAAGATATCCTTTAATTTTTGTATCTGGCTTTCAACCGTATCTCCCCCATTAAGATGCAATTGTGTTATCATCTCTTCTGGCATTACATCTTTAAGCTGCTTGCTTGTATCTGCCATTGCATTCTTAATTGCAGCATATTCTACAACTGTTTGCTCGGATTGCTTCTCTAATTCGGCCAACTGGCTTGTTGCAGCAGCTATTTCAGCCTCATTTTCTTTTAAGACATCGTTGCTTGCACCTTGTTCAAGTAGCGCTTTTCTCTCTGTGTACAATCTTTCAAGCTCATTTGTAACAAGAGTGATTTGTCCTGCAGTACTATCATCGAGCTGTAATAACATTGACAAACCAATACCATCTGCATTATATTTGTCCATTTCAGACAACATTGCATACACTTGAGTCTTAGTCATACCCATTTTGTCTGCAAACGCCTGAAGTGCATCCTCACCATCAGCAAGACTATTTAGGAAATTTGCAGATAGCCCAAATGCAGAAGCGTCCGTGCCAGTAAATATTCCAACGTCTTGCGCATTTTCTATAAAGTCTTCTATAGCACTATAATCAATAGAGAATGATTCGTCGCTTAGAGTTAATGTTGAGAACACGTTCTGATTTAAATAATCTGCAATTGCTTGTATCTGGCTTTCCCCCGGAGCTAAATCTGCATAAATATCACTTGGGACATTCGCTCGAACCGCCGCCCAGAACGCTTCTGTGCCAACTTCTCCAGTCTTGTATATAGCGTCATACATGGTTTGAGCCATTTCAACATAACTATCACCGTATGTATTTTGAGAATCTAACTCTTGCGCACTAGCAAAGTCTTCGAATGCATTTGTTACACCAAGCAGGGAATCTTCCAGTAGCTGATATTGGTTAATTGCCTTTTTAACTGTAGCAATTTCATTTAATATTGACTCTGCGGCTGCATCATTTTCCTTAGAAAACACCATGGTTGAACTTACGACGTCTCCAAGACTACGAACTAAATCATGATATTTGAGTTGTGCCTGTGATTTTGCAAGTTTAGTTTCGGTTGCGAGTTCTTCTTTTTTGCCATCAATAAGTTTTTTAGTTAATTCAACATTTTTTACAATATACCCGTCACTAGTATCTATACAATCAATGAACTCTTCTTCTGAGCCAATTAACTCACTAAGCGCCTCGTACTGATCTTTTGAAAGTTCAACACCATCATATACGGATTCACCTAATATTTCATTAATGTCTTTGTATTTTTCGGCTTCAGACGAGAGCACAGAATATGCCTTCCCTACAGACCTAATGTTATCAGCCATTGCTTCTGCAGGTTTTCCGTTAATTAAACCAAAATTTGTTAGGATGGAAATTAACGTTTCAATGCTAATACCCGCGTTGTCTGCCTCTGATTGTAATTCGATCAAGCCTTGTATCTGATCGTCTGTATACATGCCACTTTTATCGATTGCACCTTCGACGTTAAGACCTCTTGACACCATGTCTTTAATTTGGTTGTTGTCTAGTTCGGATAGACCACTATCATTTATGACGGATTGAATATTTTTCTTCAACTCCGAATCGTCGGCTGTAAGATTTAATTCGAACTCTTCGGTTGCAAATTTTCCATCAAGCCCGTCGAAAAACTCATCCATATAAGATTCTGTTGCGTCTTCTTTCGCAGCGGCAGTTGCAGCATGATACGCATCCAATGCGTCTCTCATCCCATTTTTGTCACCTTTTGTTTGAGCTTCTAAGAAATCGTCTTGTATCTGGAGTATCTCCATATATTGGTCGGTGTATTTAGCGATTGCAGTTTTTTCTTGAGCCTCGGCTATCAATGCTTTATTGGTTGCATAAGTTGAACCTTCACCAAAATTATCATTCTTAAACGTACTGAGATCTTCTCTGTAATCTTCCAACTGTGAAATGTCTTTTTCTAGTTTTTCGCGACGAGATTCTGATGGTTCGACTTTCAATTTATTTCGTAATTCGTCCTCATAAGCATCAAGCCATTCTTCAAATGCTTCGACTTCTGATTTAACTTCCTCTGCCGAGCCTTCAAAATAAATATCATGCTCTCCTTTGCTTCTTCCTCTTTGTGACATATGTTCTCTGCTATTAATGTATTTTGCAACCTTATTGTAAACATCTTTTGTTACTCCCCAGTTTCTAAAAGCCACTCCAAAATCAAGAAAACCTCTTCCAAATTTATCTTCATCATCAAAATACTTAACGGCATCATTAATAGCCTTTTGATTGCTATACACCCAATCTTGCGCGTCCTTTTTCTCCAATTCATCAATCGTGTCTATTTGATCTTCAATAGCACCAGTTACTAAATTTATGCCCTCTTTTTCAAGACCAAACTTGCTAATAAGTTCGTCTTGAATTGTTAATAGTTTTTGTCTTGCGTCATAAGCTTCCGACTGAGACAAATTATTAGAATCAAGTGATTTTCTTAACTCTTTTATTTGCTTTTTATAATCGTCTAAAGAACTAAATTCCTCACTCAGCTTTTCTGCATCTTTTGTGGCTTCTTTTGCAGCTTCGGCTGCTTCTTTTTCGGCATTAATCAATTTTGAAATACCAGATACGACAAAAGATATTAAAAGTGATAGACCCATGCTCAAAGCAGCATTTAATGCCGCATGTGCTGCCGCCGACGCATACGCGCTAACAGTAGATTGCTGAAGCCCCGCATTATGCTGTTGAATAAATTGTTGGAATCCAGTAAGACTATAATTGCCATCATCAACTGATGCAACATAGGCTTTTAATGCCACGTCACTATCGTCTAATCCTTGCATATAGTTTGCCAATGCAGATTGACCGTTTTTGGCAGCTTCTGTAATTTCATCTATTTTTTTAGCAGCGTCTTGCTCATCACCGATTGATAGTTTTACATCTTTTATTTCAGATAATACAGAGAATATAGACTCATATCCTTCTCTTTCCTCGTCAACCTGTTCGAGTATAGAACCTGCGGTATCATTGGCTACAGAAGACATCATAGAATTTCGCTGCTCTTGAAGATTTGTTAATTGGGTTTCAAGTTCTTTTACTTCTTGAGTTTTTTCTTGAATTCTAGTGTCTCTATCTTCAGCAGGTGTAACACTACCCATTGATTTATAATAGTCCCAATCCGCCGCTTTAGCATTATTTAATTGCTCACGAGCGGTCGCAAGTTTATTTTGAATATCATCTATTTCAGAATCAATTTCGGAAGTATTTATCGTAGCATAATTCTCAATATTATCTTTTATCGCGCTAGCAAATTCTTCAGCAGATACTGCAACATCATCTGTATTAAGAATGTTGTTAACAATATCGCCACCGATATTATCACCAATTTTTATGCCACTTAATTTATTTTTAATATTGCCAACAAGATTTACTATTGACTTAGATAAACCTTGTTTGCCAAATACAAATCCATTTTTTTTATCATGAATACCCAATATTGAAGCAAAATCAATCTTATTCTTTGAAAAAATAGATTTATATGAAAAAAGTACAGTTAACGCGGTTTGTAAAACTCCAACTTTATCTATTAGATTTGCTAAAGCAGTTCCAATATTTACAATAAACTTAATTACATCACTGCTAATAAAGTTCATCCACATTGTTTGAACTGCGTTGTTAAATTGGTCAATACGTCCTTGGATTGAATCCATATATGTTGCATTTTCACGAGCCGCAGACCCTTCCGCATTCATTGCTGTTTCATATGCGCTCGTTAAGTCACTCATGTTGCCTAAAATGGCAGAAAGAGTGTTGGCACGATTTTTACCGGCCATAAGTTCGAGAAGTGCAGCCTGGTCTATATCGCTCATATCTTCCCAAACTTGTCCAATTTCTTTTAGAATCGTATATGTATCTTTATAATCACCTGACTCAGTAAGAATATTAACTCCACTAAGTCCTTGAATTTTTGATTGTAACTTACTGACACTTGTAATAACTCCGTCAGTTTCTTCGCCCATCTCCTGCAAAATTTCTGTGCTTGTTCCACGCAAGCGCAGAGAGATAGTACGCAGGGCACTGCCTACGGAATTTGGGTCCTGAACAACTTTATTTGCTGCCGCAATTAACGCAACACTTTGTTCGAGGTTGTTACCTCCCTCCATGAGCGCACTTGCAGAGTCTTGCAGTGCTGTTGCCAGTCCGTCAGAAGAGACGGCGTAGTTGTTACCCACCTCATTTAAAATATCAACTACATGCTGACTCTCGTCCGCAGTATAAGAGAATGCCTGCATCGTTGAAATTAACGCCTTAGACGCTTCCGTAGCATTATCAAATTCAGATACGTTCAATAAGATTGCGGTGCTCTCCGCGAGCTTACCGGCCTCTTCGATAGAGTACCCGAGCCTTGCCCACTCCGCAGCCATCGTTGTTAATTCAGAAACTGTACTACCAACTGTCGCCGCAGTCTTGGACATATTCTGTAAAAACTGATCATACGTCGCATCTGTTTCATTTGTAACCTTTTTAAGCTCAGTTAATGCCGTATCAATTTCAATAATATACTGAACACCTTTTCTAATCTGTTGCCATATCTCTTGGAATCCAGTCATAGAAATCAAATACGTTGCAATGCCTTTTGCTTTATTGTGAAGTTCATCAAAGAATCTACCAAACGCAGTAGTTGCCTTCTCCGTTTTTCCAGCAGTAGCGTAAATTGCAGTTCCGGCAGCATTTAACGTAGCGGTCATATTCGTCAAAGTGCCGTCTCCATTTTTGACTGTATATGTTAATTTTGTGAATTTCTTATCGAACTCCCCGATTGCTGCATCTGGAATTTCGCTAACAAAATCTTCTAATGCCCTTTTACGACTTTGTAGCTCGTTTTGAAAATTCTCTGCAACAGGACTTGAATAAACTTGATCTTGCTTTAATTTTTCTTCCTGTTTTACAACTTTACCAAGCTCTTGTGCATATCTATTGAACTCGATTTGAGCCTGTTTAAAAGCCTCAACTTTTGCCTTCCCAGATTCAGTTGTTAAATCTTCTCCAATTTTGAATTTTGACTGAGCTTCTTTTAATTTGTCATAAGCATCTGTAAGCTTCTTAACTGCATCAAAATCTCCAGTTAAATCAACGCCCTGCGCACGAGATACCAATGAATTGTATTTTGCACCCTGATTCAAAAGCTGCGCCGTGCCATAAGCCTGTTTTGATGGATTCCCGTTTGCATTAACTATGTTATTTTTTTGCTTGTATGCATCAATCAATCCAAACAATGCAGTTTTTGTTTGCTCAATACCAGATATTTCAGCCTGTTGCCCACTGCCAACTTTCATGTTATATTCGTCAAGTTGTCTAAGCAATTCGTCTCGTTTATCTAATATTTCTTGCTGATCAACATTCGGATTTTCAATTTGTCTATTCAAACCAGCCTCTTTTAGCTTAGAATTTAGTTCTCCTTCAACTCGCTTAGATTGCTTTGTTTTATCTCGTTTTGCTCTCCATTGTGTATTACCAATCTCATTTTGGAGATCTGCAAATTTCTTTTGCCACTCAGACAAACCGGCGCTATCATTAACACTTTTAAGTTCGGTTTCAAGCGCTTGAATCTTGGTCTTTAGTTCGTCTGTAATTCCCAATGTACCTTCGATACTCTTTTTGTACTTATCAAAAGAAATCCCTTGTGCACTTAAATCTTTAGAGAAAGAATCTGGAGTGTCCTTTGTCTTTTTAACATAAAGATCTTGTTGTACTGCGGTTTCATTAATCTTATTCTTTAAAGACTCCCAGTTATTTATTGCTACTTTAAGCGCACCACTGTCCGCTGCGGTTTCTATGGCCTTTCTAGAATCATTTATTTGCCCTTTAAAACTATCTGGAACAGATATGTCTTTGTATAATTTAGTTCGGTCTAAATCAAATTTACTCAGCTTTTTGCTTCTATCAGACTCGAATATTTTTTTATCACTTTCGAGTTTCTTTTGATTTATCAAATCTGTCAGTTGCGATCCTAATTGCTGTACCAATGCAATTTGTTGCTTCCATTTTGATATCTGATCATCTGAAATATCATCTAATTTACTATAAGCATCTGTCATGTTATTTAGCTCATCAGATGCCTTTTGATAATCAACATAAATTTGATCTTTGTCACTGATTAAACCACTAGAAAGTCCATTATCAATAAGTTTCTTCTGCAAAGCATCCAATTTCATTTTTTGACTATTAGACATGGTAACGGTAGTACGTTCTATTTTGTCGTCATTTTCATCAAAGGTCTGAAATATCTGTTTAGACAGTCCATCGATTTCCTCTAAGATTGTAATTGTATATCTACCACTATCTTTAAATTGTACAGTTGCATTTTTGCCTTGCGCAGCATATTCGTTAAGATGCTTTTGCGCACGAGCTTCTACTTCGTCCTTACTATAAATATACGGGTTGCTATCATCTGCCATTTGCTCGGATGTTTTATTCAATGATTTCGCAAATGCCGATTGCTTATTAATAGCAAGGTCTACAGCTTCATTAGCCTCATTAACCTTGACAGTAAAACCTTCCCACTCTCCATCAGCATTTTTGAATGCACCGCTGACTCTAACAAGACCATTTGTTAATGAATCTAAAGTGGCGATCTGCACATCTGATCCAAGTTTTAGACCAGTATCAATTGCTTTTTGACGGATTACATCTTGTTGCGCAGGATCTTCGATTCTTGCTTGAGCAACACGAGTATCACTCTTCTGTGCTTTTTGATGTTGGATAATTCCATCTGCTACATTCTTTAACGCAGCAACAGCATCTGATAATGGTTGCGTAAATGCAGACAGCTCATCACTAATAGAAATTCCAGTTAAAATATTATTTAAAATAGTTACAACACTCTGTAGTGTTGTTTCTAGCGCATATCCTGAACCATCTTGCTCGTCCGGTATAATGTTATCACTACCTTCAGATACCGCAGCATCTGGTTTAATTTGTTGTTCCTCGCTAACATCCATTCTGTTCAAAATGCTTTCAAGAACACTCTTTACCGACTGTAAAGTCGCTTCTAATGCATAATCAGAGCCACTGCCAATATCTGAAGTTTCCGAAGTAGCCTGTACGAAACTTTCTTTAAGCCCCGAAGACATGTTATTGAGCCATGTCTGGAATTCTGGAAGTTCATCAAGATAATCTTTCCTTACCATCACTTCGCCTTCGGCAGTTGTCTGATAAGAACCAATTGTATCTATTGGTCTAATAACAGTTTCAAGAATATGCTTACCAAAGCTTTCTGCAACAGACCTATCAAAAGTAAAAGACAGTACCTTATCATCGTCTGTATAGTTTTCTTGATTCTTTCCGCGATAAACCGGGATGTTTGAATATAAGAATTTACTGAAATCAATATCCTTTCCAGAAAACTGCTTGTAATTGTCCCACATTACATTCAACGCAGCATTACGTACATCTTTATCTGTTAAAGCAATATTCTCCAGCTTTGGCTTATAACCACTATCCGCACTTCTAAACCAGCCATCTAAGATATTCTTTGGCACTTTATTCCTAATAACATCTGCCGCATCTTCCATTGCCATTTCTATTGGCTGGAAATCATCGCGGTTATAGTTTGCATTTCTCCATAATGCCATTGCGGATTCATTATTATTAACACCAATTGCTTTTAACGCAGGAATATTATCACGTACAAAAGACTGCAAGTCATTGTATTGCGTTGCCTTTGTTGCGAGATCCTTTTCTAACTTGCTCTTATCTAATAGTAGATTAATAAGTGATACGGCCTCGCTCAATGTTCTTTCTGATGCCAAATTTTGAGACAGCCTAGAAGACAGTAACGTATATATATTTGATGCCGCATTATTATCAGTATCAATACCTTCTGATGCAGAATTATATTTGTTAGACGTTAGATAATTATTAATTCCATTTACCGCATCTAAGATAGAACCCAAAACAGACAAGTCTTGTTCACTAAATTTCTCCTGATTTAATCTGCTTTCATCAACCGGTTTTTTGACTTCGACTGAGTCTTGGTCTTTTGCTTTTATACCGGTGAAACCTTGTAATACACCATAAATTTGATTTAAAATATTTTGAATTTCTTGCAATGAAGTGTCTTGGCTTCTAATATTTTCTGCGCTCTGTAATTCGCGATTCTCTGTACTGGTTGCGTCCTTTAGCTTTACAAGCGAGTCGATTAGTTTACTAATATTAACCGGATTAATGAGTTCTTCCCTCATATCAAGTAACTCAGATCTTGCTACCACCCCAGTATCCGGATCAATCATGTCGTTCCCAGTTCTAGTATTATTTAATTCGACAACTTTTAATGCATCATTTATTGTCTTCCAAGTGTCTTTAAACCGTTCAAGCATACGCATTATATCTGTATTAGAACTATAACTTGATAGATCATGCATAAAGTAGGAAAAATCCTCTTTTTTTTGTTTCGCAAGTTCATATACTTCATCTGCATTGTAAGACGATATATTATGAATATTAATACCAGAATCAATATTAGAAATCATACGTTCATCAATGCCGTCATAACCATACATTATACTGTTATCTAGCGCATATTGTCTTATACCAGCTAAATCATTTATCGCTTGATCAAGCTGCCGTGATGTATCTAAGCGTGTATTATTTTCAATATTTGTGATATTAGATTTAATACCCTCTAAAACTCCAACGATTTGAGCTAATAAAGACTCAGTAGTTGTCATTTCTTTTGCTGAATCAATCGTCAATAATGAATTTATTGCATCATGGCTAGTCTTATAATTCCAGCCATTTAATTGATTAAACGCATCTACCGCATCAACTTCGCCTTTCTCAAAACCCTTAAGCAATGTTTTTGCATTATCACTTGTTACGTCTCCGCCGAATTGTGAAATAATTTGAGACAACCTTTCAACTGGGCTTAATGTACTCGTAGCAGCCAATTCAAGGTCAACAAGACGTTTTGCTAACGCGGTAAGTTGTTCATCATCCGTCAGATTATATTTTTGAAACAACTTATCGTCTACAAAATCTTTTGAATATCCAATTCGGCTAAAGGCTTCATAAAGTTCTTTCTCGAAAATATCTGAAACCATATGCTGCTCAGACAAATTATCTTGCATAAAATAACCCTGTACTCCAGTGTCGTTATCATAAGAAACATACCTTGAATATTCAGGCATAGCCGCATATTCTTTTTCAACATCAGCCAATGCAATCTTCAAATTATTCAATTCCTGACTAGTAAGTTTACTAATATCGATCACACGCATGACATTCCCTGTAATCATAGAAAACAGTTGTGAGCCAAGTTTTTTTGAAAAGTTCATCGCGCCAATATCTCCATTAGCGCCACTAAAGCTATCAGATGTATGTTTATCTCCGTTAATAAAAGTTTCTAACGGATGCGAATGTATATCCATCAAAAGTGTTTTTGACAGGTTAGAGATTAAGGAAGTTGCAACTCTGTCCCATGGTACCATACCTTTTTCTCCAAAATTAGTAGAGATAGAACCATCAGATAAAACCGACATACTAAGTTCTTGCTTTTGATAATCCATATTTGCGTTCTTTTTATTATTAAAATCAGACACATATTTAAAAATCTGAGTTAAATTTGATTTCATTGCTTCGACAAGCGCCTTTTTGCTATCATTTGCATCAATTTTATTCGCAATATCTCCAACAACATCTAAAATGCTGTCAATATTATTTGATATGCTGGCAATTAATCCATCGTCAAACTTGACATTGAATGCAGATGTTATTTGTTGGTCAAACCCACCGTTAATACCATTAAGTGCATCTCTAATACTCTGTGCGTCATTAACCATTTGATGCAACGAATTTACTAGCGGGTCTAAACTTGAAGATAAATTGCCAATGATATCCGGTATTGTTTCAAGTGTTTTTGCATCTGTTGTTATCTTAGACATTTCGTCTGCCATAGATTGCATTACAGAACTTGAATCACGCACAGATGTAGATATTGAATTTACAGTTGTTAAAATTGCATCAAGATTCTTCTGCCATTGCGCAACAGAGTTATTAATAGTGTCTTGAATACTATTGGTTTGAGTGAGATTTTGATTATAATATTCAAGTAATTCATCAAGATTGTCAAATGTTTTATAATATGCATTTGCTTGATCTAAATCGTAAACAACATTCCCATGCTGTAATTTATCCCAGCCTGTCCCCCTAACATCGACGCCTTGATATCCAAGAGACTTCATAAACCTAGTTGGAATATTGTCAGATCCACCCAATACTTCATCAACACCGTCAAAAGTTGCCCAATCTTTATCTATGTCTAACCCTGCAACCATATTGCGCATTTTATCAATAAAATTTTGCAACGCCTCTATTGGCAATGAAACGTTTTTAAAAACGGTCTGAAATTCTTTATATAGACTATCTACATTTACACCATCCAGCTCCTTGTCGAATCCGCGATAATTGCTCGCTGACATAACAAATTTTTGTAACTTGTTCAGGAAATTATATAAAGATTCTGCTTGTTCACTTGTTTGAGCCATATATAGATTATATTTACTTAAATCAATTGCATAAAATTTTTTATCTTTATCTAATTTACCTTGTGGGACAGTGCTTGATCCAACAAATGCATTCGGATTCGACAAATAATATACCCCAGTACCAAACGAACCCCAATTACCAGTTCTTAAACTGTCGCCTTGATATTTAAAGTTTTCACTTTTATCTCCAGTTTTCACATAGTGTTCTAAATTACCATAATGAAACCCTATTCTTTTATTACTACCACTAAAAATATTTTGTGCTGTTTCTTTAAGTAAGTCTAAATACTCTTTAAGCCGTGTAAGCGATGCAATTTCCTGATTAACAACCGAATCTACGGTAGATTGCTCTTGCATAAACGCATCAGTCTTAGCATCGACCGCCGCTTTAACTTGGTTAATAGTCACTAGCAATCTTTGATACTCTTCATTCTCTTGTTCAGTATTTGATGTACCTTTTGCGGCTTCATCGCTGTCAGTATCATTATTATACGTTCTTTCTTGTTTTTGTACGCCAATTCTTTTTTCGATCTCATCTGTTATTGCTTTTTCTTCGGCAAGCTGTTCTTCAGTCAATGTGCGATTTTGTTCTGCAGTATCAAGAATTTCACGTCTTTTCTGAATAATATTGTCTAAAGCATCTTTATCGTTCGTTTGTGATGCCTGTTTATTTAAATCGTTAAGCTCTTTCAGCATGTTTGATTTATTTTTAAAAGCATCAACTTGTCCTTTAACATTATCATCAAAGGCATTGTTAATTTCATTAAATTGATCTTCCGTAATTCTTCCCTGCTCGTACAGACTTTGAAGTTCACTTCTTAAGGATTCCATTTCTGATAAATATTCTCCAGCGGAAAATTCATCTGCAAACCCATCTGTTTTAATTTTATCCAAAAATGACTGATATTTTTCTTCTGCAGTCTGTATAGAATCTGGGATTTCTATTCCAAATAGCGCCTTTAACTTTTCCAATCCTTCAGTTGAAGTTAACGAAGCATCAAAAACACCTTGTACAATGTCGTCTACGTCGCCAAATTGTTCTTCTGTTGCGTATAAATCTTTTAGTGTTTTTATTAATGCCACAACATTTTCATCATTGAAATCAAGTTCGTCCATACTAAATGCGGACAACTTATCTACTATTTTTAATAACTCTTCATATGTTTTTAACAGTTGGCGACCGTCACCTTGTCCAGCACCGCTTACAGCTTTATTCTTAATGTTTTGAATTTTTTGCTGAGTTTTTTCAATAGTCTGATCATAAACAGCAGATATGTTTTTAAAACTACTTTCAAATTCAGATAATACATCACTGAATGAGTCAGAATCTATAATTTTTCTAATATCTGTTGATGAAACTCCATTTAATTTTCCGCTCTCTTGAGCGACGGACAATTGCAATCCAATCTTTGCTCTTTGTGTTAAATTATCATAGTACTCTTTAGTGCCTTTTTGTAAATTTTTACTTGCTAAATCTAGTTCTTTGTATTTTTCTATTAGCTCCTTTATATTCGATAAATCAACTTCCAAGTTTACTGGATTAAATGCATCATAATCTTTCTTTGCACTCAAAATAGAATTTAATTCTTTTTTTAAAGATTTCAATTCAGATATTTGGTCTTGCAGCTTTTTAATCTCATTTTGGACACTTTCACTTAAATTTCCAATTCCGCCAGCCCCACCGATACTAAAATTATCTACAATACCAGAAATTTTATCTGCCCATAACGATTCAAACTTAGTAAAAGCATCCGTCACTGTTTTTATCAAATTGGCATTTACACGTCCAGTAAAATCATCCATATTAAAATCTGGAGTTTGCCCAATTGCTTCATATAGAGAACTTAAATCTTTTGCAAATTGGCGAACCTCTTTGATACCAGACTTCGGAGTGAGAGTAGAAAGCTTTTCTCGCACAGCATCTAGTTTTTTAAGATTGTCGCCAGACATACCAAACAAATCTTCAAACGCACTACGAGAATTGTCATCTAAACCATCAAACATATGCTTAAATTTATCTTTATTATTAGCAATTAAGCTAGACAAATTCTTATCAATCATTGCAATATATCCAACAAGATCCTTAAACACCGTCATTTTGTCAGCGGCAGTTTCTATGCTGCTTAGTTGTTGTTTAAGATCCGCAATAAATTTTTTTGCATCACTTTTAGCCTCAGAAGTATCCAAAAATAGTTCCGCTGTTGCTTTAAATTTATTAGTAGCCATTATAAATCACCGCCTTAAAAATATTTCTTTACAGCGCCTAAGAGCGCTTCGCTAATATATGATTTTAATTTATTATTTAATTCACTATCAAAAAATGATTGCATTTTTTCGTCAGAAGACGTAAATTCTGCACCACCATCATCACCAATTTTGCCGCTTGGATGGATACCGGATATAAATTTTTCAGTTATCCATGCTGCCTGTGGAATACCATTATTTTGACTATCAAAATCAAAATTCCCACTCAATCTTGGAACCCATCTATCACCAGACTTACGATACCACGAATTACTATTATGAACGTCTTCGATATTTGATGCATTGTATTTAACGCCAAATTCAATTTTAATACCTTTTTTATCTTCTGATTCGTTATAAACAGGTTCGATCAAATTGTATAATGCATGCTTTCGCTTATATGAACTTGGAGAATATTCACTATAATATTCATCAATAAATTGGTCCGCCTTCCGTTTAATGTCTACCTGCGCTTTATTCGCTGCACTCCTTGCCGCATCCTTAGCTAGTTTTACAAAATCCTTTTCTATTTGGCGAAAAATTTTATCAACATTCGTAGACGCCATAAAACTCACTCCTTATTTTTGTAGATTAACAAAATCAACAATTTTATTTAAATCTTCTTTACCAATTGGTAAGTTGTTGAAATCAAATTCATAAACCTTTTCAGAAAGTGCATTAACCAAAACGTCTAGCTTTTCTAAAATGCCATCAAAAAGTTTACCAATTTGCGCTTCAATATTATTATCATTTAGAATATAATCACACTTCATTTGCAATAGGACTTTTATATTTTCATATTCTCCGCCAAATGATTCAATAATTGTGTTAAGCAGCCTGGATTTGCACAACATATCATAGTCGTCTTCAATATTGTCAGACAATTCAATATTTGTGTAAGCTGCAATAGTTTTCATCGTAAAACAAATGTATTTATCAATTTCATCAAATTTAAATACACCGTTTTCGTAAAGAACACACTCATTTACAATATCATCTACAATTTGCTTCTTTTCTTTAATGCTAATATATTCTTTTACTTCAAGTTCCTTCTTTACAAAAGTTTGTACCTGCTCTGGCTTTAAAAGCTTGCCTTTGTTTTGATTCATCTTTTCAATAAACTCGTTAATCTTCATAATTCATTTCTCCTTTTTAATTAAAATATTCTATATAAAAACCGTATCAACAGCGTAATTTCAAAATTTAACACCACAAATCATCTTCAGAAACGTCAATCTTTGGAAGATCAAACGCACTTCGGGCAAGTAAAATAGATTCGGCAACATCATCATTAACATCCAAATCGTATTCTTGCTTTACCGCGCAAATTGCTTCTTCCTTTAACTCGTCTCGTTTTACCTTTGAACTTTGGCGCAAACCTATCTTTTTTCTCCATTCGGATGGTAATGGGTTTATGAACTCTATCTTATTTTGAGCGCAATACAACATAATGCCGCCCATTAAAAAACTAAGCTTTTGTGTTGTGTCAACGTTACCACCCTTACATATAGATTTTTCCATATAAATTTGATCTACATCATATTCATTAATAATTTCGCAAATTTTCACCATCATCATAGAAATGCGTTTCATAACATCTTTCTCTTTGTGCAAATCTATAAGTATGTAATATTCTAATGCGCCGTCGCACATAATCGATACGCCAGACTTATTTGTACTTGCGTCAATTCCCGCTACTCGCACATCCATCATCTCCTTTTTATCCATAAAAAAAATAAGGCCCCAACTTTACGCTGGAGCCTTATATAAATAATTTAATTTTAAAACTGCTCCATGTAATTATTCAGCATACTTTGCTGAAACCCAGTAATTTCCACCATTAATCTTGATCGGGAACCAACCGTTAGATTTTTCCCCAATACATTCAAATTTGTCACCCTTATGAGCAACCTTAAAAATGCCGTAAGATGTACCTGGTCCTTTGCGAATATTTACAGATCCACCTGTAATAGTAACTATCTTAACTGATGGCTCAGTCGTATCAGAAAGTTTCTTCAGCGCAGCCACCATAGCGGCATGAGATTTTGAACCATAATCACCATCAACTTCAAGATTATGATCCTTCTGAAAAGCTTTTACCGCAGTCTTAGTATCAGATCCAAAATCGCCGTCCGCGCCGTATTTGCCGCACGAATAGCCCAGCTTAATAAGACTTGCCTGAAGTTCTTTTACGTCGTCTCCTTTTGATCCTTTCTTGAGTAAGCGGTCGCCGAGTTTATATACAGTTGGAGTTGGTGCTGGAACTGGTGTATAGGATGTGTTTCCATAATCAAAATATTTCGTCATCAATCCCCAAAAATTTGGTTTTCTAGAATACAATTTCGTTTTCACAACTCCATACATAACCCCCCTAGCCTCAATTATGTACCAATCTCCAGACGGATTATTTGTATCAACTGGTTTGTCAAGGTACGCTACATGATGAATACTAGAAGCACGATCTCCCCAAAATATTGCCGCACCTGGAACTCTCATAGAAGCTGGAATCATACCAGTACCCTTAGGATCACACCACTGAGCATAATTATATCTAGCCTTAGTGTTAATATTTACACCAGACCACTTTTCATAAATACCTTCTGCCATACCATTGCAATCCCAGACAAATTTTGCATGTTCACGCCAATACAATGCCTTCCTCTTCTGACTACCAGAGTACTGTGTGAACCACCATGAATCTTTAGACCATTTTTTTGGATCTTGCCCTTTCGAACCCATAATATAACCATCTTTTCTATTTAATGCAGCTTCAAGTTCTGCAACAAATTGTCCAATAGGCATTTTGTTCGCCATATATTTTCACTCCTTTTTAAACAAAAAGAGAGCAATCTTATAGACCGCTCTCTGTAAATCATATTTTTATTAATTTTACTAAATTCAATTATACTTGCTTCCAAGCCGAGCCATCATAATAGTAAGGAGTACATTGCTTCCAAGAACTTCCATCGTAATAGTATGGAGTACAGTCTTGCCAAGTAGAGCCAGTATAGTACTTAACAATTCCACCGTCAAGGTATGTTACATAAATTTCTGCACGGGTGATTTTCATATAGTTGTAAGAATAGTTATTTGAACCACCTTTTGTACTTTCTCCACTATAACAAATAAGGGCAGAATTTCCAGCAGAAAAATAATTTTTCATATTATTGAAAAGAGCGGTGTTTTGAGAAGCATTTAAGTCAAAACCAATTGTGTCATTATAAAAGTGGCCTGTTAAGCTACCAAGCGCATCTCCAATCTGTTGTGCTCCGGAAACTCCGGTATTTATATATTGCCATCTTGCTTTATATAATCCCATTACTTTGCTATTATTATCATACCCGGATGCCGCGCACTTGAAAGCGATGCCAATAGATTGAATTGTTTTTCCTTTCACAGCGTCTCCCAAACCAGAGAATACCATAATACCAACACGAGAAACACCTAAAGACGCTGAACCAGTCGTATATAATCCTTGCATTGCGCCATTAGAGGTTCCTGTGTGCCAAGAGGTTGAATTCCTTTGCGCGTAAGCAAGAGTTGAAGCAGATGCTGCTACGCCTGAAAAAGTTGCCATTATTCATCCCTCCTTTAGACTGGCTTCAACCAAATTGCGCCTTTAACGCCAGTAGGTTGAGAAGAAGAATAAATTATATTCTTTTCGCTATAGACTGTATAGCTTTTGTTTGCGGTTAGGCCAGTTGCAGGAGTGGGGAACGTATAACCTTCAAAATAGCGAGTTGAAGCGCTATCCAAATCTGAACCATAACAGTATATACCAAAACCATGGTTGGAAGATGCTTGAAGCAATACTCCCGGATTAGTTTTGCTCTTACATTTGAAAAATATGGAAGGCCAATCATTAAGTCCGTCAACTCGTAGAATGGTCGCGCGAAGAGCATCATTAATAGAAAGACTTCCATCATCCTCGCAAGAAATTTCCGTAAAATCTCCATAGTTTGTATTCCCAAGGCCAAGGACACCTGCGTTAGAGTTGTAATCTATCAAATAAGCAAGCCCACCAGTTACTTGAAACTCTTTCGCGTTGAAGGTTCCTTCACCAGAAAATTGGAAATCATAATAAGAGGAAGCAGAAGAATAGGCGCGGATTTTTGTCGCAGCGTAAGAACCATCAGTTGTAGAAACAAAAACTTTTCCGAGGTCTGCTCCACTTGCGTTTGAGAAGGTTAGTTGGGGGTATGAACTATTCTTAATAGATACATAGTTTCCTGTCGTGGTAATACCTGCTGGAGCTGTGAAAGTGCCGTCTTTCCCGAAAAAGAAATTAGATTGCCCGCTACTGTTTTTCACAGCCAATAGAACATCTGCGTAGTCACCCGCGCTTGTTTGAGGTTGAAGATAAGCGAAAGTTTTATTTACGCTTAAATCCGTAAAAGATAAGACTGGATAAGAGTTCCCTTTAATAGTATGATTTCCACTCCGAAGGACTCCTCCAAAATCAAGTACACCGTCTTTCCCGAAACTAAAACTAGAGTACTCACTTGCTGAAGAATACACTCTCAAAACAGCATTGGAGTATCCTCCATTCGTTCCATTGGAATACAACATAGCCAAATTCGCGCCAGAAGCGTTTTGAATTGTTAAACCTGGGTAAGAGTTTGTTTGAGATACAACAGTGCCTTTACTGTAGATGTTATTCGGGGCTGTAAATTGCCCGTTTTTAGCAAAACCAAAGTAAACGACGTCAGAACTACTGCTATTTACGGAAATTAGTACATCACTATAACTTCCATCTGATGTCCCAGAATAAATAGAGCCTAACTGTGCCCCATTTGCGTTTTGAAGTATAAGTTGTGGGGAACTGTTCCTTTTAGAAATGACTGCGGCATTGCTATATAATTCTTTATTTACAGTTAGTGTACCCGTAACTGTCCCACCGCTCAATGGCAAATAGCTATGCGTGTGAGAACTTGCCGCCGCGCCGATATTAGCTGGAGTAATGCCGAGATTAGTGCGAGCATCTGAGGCCGAAGTTGCTCCCGTACCACCTTTTTCTACACTAAGTGTTCCATACAAATCAGCCGTCGCAGGTTTAGTTAGCCCCTCAACAATCCACTGTGTGCCATCATATGTAACTCTAAATGGAGTTCCTTTAGCAAGCCATGTGTTAGAATAACCAGATTGTACACTAGTCGAAATAGAACTTAATCTGCGTTTAATGTTCTTAGCACCGAGGCTATTAACATTTAGAGTTGGAGTAGTAGAAGAACTCACCACATGAGGCACCATTATAAAGCTTACACCTGAAGCGAGCGCTGTAATACCAGGTACGGTTGCCGTATATGCAGAACCATTGCCTGCAGTTGTAATACCAATGTCAGATTCAGATACCTTTGCCGCTCCACCTGCGGAAGAACTTCCTGCGTAGTTATGCGTATGCGACTTTGGAGCGGCATAATCACTAATCTGCGCACTAACAGCAGTATCACCTACAAGATCAGAAACAGCAGTAAGAGCACTTTTAGTCGCCGCATCTGTAATACCGTAACCGCTTAAAGTAGTAGGATTTGAGCCCCCGGTTACATGACCCTGTGCATTTACAGTTACACTCTTATATGTGCCAGCAGTTACTCCGGAAGAGGGATGGGTGTACACTGTATCTGTTGCTGCAATTGTAATCTTATCATTTGTTGCATCTGGTGTAATAGTTATATTATTCCCCGCAACCAAAGTTACAGTGTCGGTAGCTGTATCGGCAGCTACAGTGGTATTGCCAACTTTAATATTTGAAAAAGCGTTCTGATTGACATAGGCACTGTGAGTGTGTGAAGTGTCAGATTTGCCACTTAGTTTTGTGTCGATTTCACTTTCAGTGTAATATCTGTCGTCGTGTGTATGAGATGCATCTGCTTTACTCGCTACAGCATTTGAAATTTGTGTAGCAACAGCGGTGTCACCGACCAAAGTATTCAAATCATTAATTGCAGCATTTACAACCTTATTTTGAACCGGATCCGTACTTGTAGAAGATAGCTCAGAATCAACGATTGTTTTATTTGCCCCTTCTGCAATACTAGCTAATTTATTTTTTTCTGCAGTAGTGTAGTCATTTGTTGAAAGACCCTTCCCAGAAATTTTATCTACTTTATTTGCATCAGCAAATGGTAAATTATTTACCTTGGTTATACCGTCTCCAATTTTAAATCGTTCATAACTATGATTGCTATCAATATCATAAATAATAATTTCACCCTGTTTTGGAATAAAAGTTGTAGCTTTACTCCAATTCGATTCAGTATCATGCTTATGCACAATACGTGATTTAATGTTTTTTTCAGCCATTTAAATATTCTCCTTTCAATTTTTCTCTTTCAAAATTGTAGAGAAAAGGACAAGCCATCATTTCAGGCTTGCCCTTTGTATTATTAATTTGAATAAATCACTCTGTTTTATTTAAAAACAACATTATTGCTCTTTATATTTAATATTATTAAATTAAACATATGGAGACGTAAACCAACCAGAAATATATATAGCAGTTCCAGCAGATAATGCTTTGTCACTACGAATCCTTACGAACGCTGGTGCTGTATTATCTGTCATATTCCTTCTAACATATGCAGAAATCATTGCACTTGTAGAAAATGCAGATAACGCAGTAATTGAAGATGGTCTATATGCATTTGCTATATTTAAAACTTCAAGAATATTTCCAGCAGTCATATCATTACTCAAGACAATATAAGATCTCAAAAAACACATCTTTAAATATATATAATAAGTACATGTAGTTGCAGAATCAGAAGTAACATTAACATGCGCAACTGCAACAGATTGATTAAGTGTATTACTGCCCGTACCGCCACATGCAACAGATAAAATGGACGCACTATCAAGTGGTGTATACCCTAAAGCAGATGTAACATTGCTTTTAGTCAAACTAATAGTTCCTGAAGAATTGGTAATGTTGCCGCCAATTTTAATACCACCAAGAATAGATGACGTAGCAGTTGGCAGAGTATAGTTATTTGCGCCAGTATCAATCCCATTTAATTTAGCCTTATCTGCTTCAGACATAAATCCCGCAATAGTTGTTGTGGCTGCGCTGTGCGTATGAATTGCAGCAGCTTTTCCCAATAAGGCAGTATTAATTACTTTATTCTGGACAGGATTTGTAGAAGTAAAACTCAAAGCAGAATCTACAATAATATCATTCCCATCCTCAGAAAGGTTAGCTAGTTTAGTTTTTTCTGCCGTTGTAAAATCTTCTGTAGATAAACCCTTACCAGCTACAGCATCCACTTTCTCACTAAGCTTATTATCTACTTCTGATTCAGTATAATACCTATCATCATGAGTGTGCGATACGTCTGCTTTGCTACTAATTTGTGTCGCAATTTGCGCAGATACACTAGTGTCCCCAACAAGATCTTGTAGCGCAGTAACATCTGTAGCTGACGCAAATTCATTCGCATGTTTGCCATCAACAGTGTCGGAGTTTCCTCCATTAGCTGGTAATGATGTTGGAATGATCGGTTTATCATTTAAATCGTTATAATTATGAGTATGCTCTAAGGAAGCATAACCGGAATGTGTATGATTTATATCTGCTTTAGTGGCCACGGACAATGAAATTTGAGACGCCACGCTAGTATCGCCAACCAAAGTTTGTAGTGCTGTAACTTCTGATGCAGCAGCATACTCTGTATGTGTATGTGCTATATCAGCCTTTCCTGTCTGTAAATTAGCGATATTTGCTTCGATAGTATTAAGATCATTAGACAAACACCGCTCCATGTCTTCCTCTCTCCAGATATTATCCGTTGACCATGTTGGGTTAAATTCTCCATTTAGCATATCAATCAACCTCCATTAATGTTCATTGTCGGTCGAGTATCAATTTACATTACCTAATAAGGTAGTCGTATAAATAACATTTAATTCCTTCATTGCAGGATCTACCGTTAAATGAATATAATCATTTCCGCCAAGTTCCTCATAATCTTTAAGTAATGCGTCATACGACATTTTTTCCATATCTGTCCATGACTGACTTGGATTTGCTTCAAGACTTGTGTAATGTTTATAATATTTTATCAACAAATCTCTAAGCCTATTCTTCTCGCGCTCTCGTGTACCCTCTTCCATTTTTGCAATACGATCAGATATTTTTTTAATTTCCTTCATTATATTGGACACTTCATCTCTCACACCACTTATCTTTGTTTCCAAATCACTTTGTATTTGTATACTCTGTGCACGATACATTGGGTATTTTTGAGTTTCGTTCCACGCATCATTGATCTTCTTTTTATATTCTTCTTCCTGTTTTGTTTTTTGTTGTTGTTCTTTTATTTTTGTATCTATATACTTTTTAACTTCTTTATATATAGAGAACAAAAAAATAATAGCGGCTATAAACACAACAATTTTTGATACAGTAATGTCCCCAAATAGAGTTAAAAACGCGTCCATTCCTTTCATAAGCTCACCCCCTTATATATAAAATATCCTTTTATTCCTATATAGGTGAACCTATATTATATACAAAAACCAAACGCAACATAAAATTGGTTAGTTTGGATTTCAGTATATGCTGCACCTGTTTTCTGGACTCTCCAGAACATTGTACTATTTGAATTTGTAAAATAAACTGAAGATCGTAGCCACCATCCACCAGTATCAGTATTATCAACTATATATTTTTCTCGACTATCTTTATCGTCTGAGAAAACATCAGAGTATAATTCTCCCTGGCCCGATAGGTTAGAACTGCCATTAATAAAACCAACTTCATCATAAGACGCCAGCCAACACGAGTCTGTTGTAGTTATTAGCTTTTTATTTTGAGAACCATCATCTGATATTTTTAGTACTGGTTTTATTATAGATTTTAACTCATTCGGCAGCGCATCAAGTAGCTCTCCGTTCGCAAATTCACGCATTGAGCTATCCTTATATCCGCTAACAGATCCAGTAGACACATTCATACGCTGTAAAATTTGTGGCAAATCCTTACAGAAAAATGTCAAAGTTGCTTTCCCGGAATTATCTGCCAAATTATCATGATTATGCGCAATTATTTCAACATCCGCAACAGTAGACGTACCATCTGATAGTTCAATTGGAATAATCATACGGCCACCAATTTGATATTTTGCATTAAAATCATCTGTAGCCAATGTACCATTACTTAAGGCGCTAACATCATTGCCAATATTTGTCCAATATGCATTAATTTTATCCCAATTGGGGTTATCAACCGTACCGTATTGGCTACTGTCGCCCAGTTTTCCGAACAAATAACCAGTATACTTGAAGAAAGCATAACATTCAGTTTCCCCAGTTATATTTTCAGGAGCTGGAATCCAACCCTTAAACACATAATCTTCTGGATTACTTACGCCTATTTTAACTGGAGTTGCCCCAGAATAAGATGTACTACTTCCATATTGAACATTTTCTACTGTATAAATTAATTCATTTCCATTATAGAAATAAACATTATATCTACGAATAGTACTAGTATACTCTGCATGGAATTCACGAACCGCAGTGATTGGCGTTGTAAAGTCACCACCCCAACTAGAAAAATGATAGTCATATTGAGCTGTACTTTCACGAATTGGGTCGGTATAATCTTCAAAATATTGTTTAGGATCCACTACTGTTCCACCATCAATAATCCATTCAGTTAGGTATAACGCATTGTCATTCCAGAATCTTACTGCCCAATATGTATCGTACTGCGCATAGATATTTACTGATGATTGCACATTTATAGGAAGGTTATCCCATTTTGAGAATTTATACGTTATATCAGAAGTTCCTGTTTTAGTTGGCGTTTCAATTTTACCAGTTGAGACAGGGTCAATAACTGAATCGCCTTGATATGCACCATATTGATATACAAGATTATCTCCGTTGTAATAATTAATTGTATATTTAATTTTATATATAGGAGTAATCTTGTAATGCTGATGCACATTCTGTGGAAGCGTTGACCATCCAACAAACTCATAAGTATATTCATCTGTAACAATATCTGATGGACGCTCAATTAATCCTGCCGCAATTGGGTCTACTGCATTCGCACCTTCGGCCACACGGGTTACATAGAGCGAGTTACCGTTGCGGTCTAGGAAGTTAATGATGTATGGAGTGCCTGAGTTATCGTCTACAATAAGATCTGGGAAGTTTTCATAGATATCATTGTAAAGCTTATCGCTAACAGACGAAATCTTTACACGTCCAGTAACTACCGCTTTATCTGTGTTATTTCCTGATGCGTCGAGACCAAGGCATGATTTAAATTTTTCAATAGTCTGTTTTAATGCAGCTTCCGACTCTGCCTCCCATGAAACATCAAGTAAACGAATACGATTCAGATTTGGCGCGTGTAGTATAATATCTTCAACTGGAATATTAACAGCATCTTCAATACGAAGAGTTGTTAAATTGTCGTAGCCTTCTAGAGTAAATTCTTGGATATATTGCTGATTTGTAATTGTCAAGTTTGTTAAAGTGCCTGGCAAATGTACCTTTTTTAAATATCCAGATTCTGGCAGTTCTAATCCAGTAATTCCAGAACCAGTTGCATATATTTCCTGAATATTTGGACAGTTAGATATTTGCAATGACGATGTATAATTCGGGCAATTTCTAATATCTATTTTCTTCAATAATTTATTCGAACCAACTGCAAGCTCTCTTAGGTTTGGATTTGAATATCCGGAAACTCCAGAACCAATAATTAATTCAGTAAGCTTACTTGCTTTACTTACATTTACTGTGCCACAATAAAGCGGAGACAAATCACCAATAGATGACATTTCTGATGCGCCGTATACGGCTGTTTCAGTATCATTAAATGTTTCGCTCGGCGCAATAAATGTGATTGGAGTATTTGCCTTAGCCCTTTGTTGTCTCAAAATACCATTCGCACGATACATTACACCTGCATAAATATCAGAGAACGGAGTAACTGTAATATTTGCATTTGCAGGTACAGCTAGATCTCCAGATGGAGTATAAATACGTAAACTCATATAATCATCCGCATAATCTGCGCCATACCATTTGCTATCACAATACATTAAACGATTCTTAACGAAATATTTTAAGTGTTCTTCACCAGTACCACGTATTTGATATAGGTTTGTTACATCATTGTCTGAACGTAGCATACTTATATACTTATAATCAGAGTCTTCATTATAAATGCTAATACACCATTTGTCGCTCTGACGTGTCACGAAGTATTCGATAATTTTGTCATAAGATAATTTTCCACTGCTTCTTAATTCTTGATATAATTCTTTGATTTCATTTGGGAATGCTTCTCTAAAATTTGTCCACAAAGTACTAGTGGCACCATTAAATACATTTGCAGTACCAAGTTTATCCGTATCCTCGCAGAACGGATTAAAGACTAAAACGCCTTCGTTATTAATACCTAAAATAGTCAATCTGTTACTTTTATGACTTGTTTTCACAAGCGGAGAAAGTTCTTCCAAGAGTGTCTTTACACTCGACCTTCTCTCTGCAATTTTATTTTTAGATTATAGTTGCAGTTCAGACTGTTGCATACCTTACTAAATTACTTTAGTAAAGCCTCCCATACTCAGTCGTTGCAAGTGGTTATAAATAATAGCTTTGATATTTTGTTTTTCCCAATATGGTATTCTTAAAAGATTAATATAATTGTCACGGCAATATTGAGTTTTAATTTTGTCATGTTCTTGTATTTTTTTAAACTGCCGTTGCAGTTCTAATTCATCCCATTTGCCAAAATTAACAGGGAAAAAATGCTGTTCACCGTCATATTCGATCATTAAATTATAATCTGGAAGATAAAAATCATAACGATAATTTATTCCATCAATTTCAACAACATACTCTGAATTGTGTAAAATCTTCATATCTGTTAATAAAATGTCAATATATGAATTATATTGTGATACTAGACATCCACAAGAAACAGTATGCCCATTACTTAAACGGCTTCCGTCTATAACAATTTCATTACCACAATCACATTTACATTTATATAATCTGCGATTAAATTTATTGCTTTCCAATAGCTGCTCTAAAACAATCAATCTACCAAATTTTTGACCAACAAGATTTTTACTTTTCGTTTCTCGCAACATTGACTTTCTACCACATCCACAATCTTTGGTTTTATTGTTAATTAAGTTATGTATGTTTACCTCAGCTATTGCTCCACATTCACAAATGCATACTGCAAAAACTTCTTTATATTTTTCTGGGTTTCGTTTTAATTCTAATATAGTCCATTTATTAATTTTTTGCCCAATTAAATAACTATATTTTTGCAACGCATCTACTTTTAAGCAACCACAAGATTTTATTCTTCCTTCTATTAATCTTTTTTTATTAGTTTCATATGCAATATTGCCACAATCACATTGACATAAATATGCATTTTTGTCACGTTTATCTTTTTCGATCCCAATAACAGTTAGCAGATTAAACTTTTGTCCAATAATACTTGTATCTAACATATTACACCTCCTTATATTTAATATAAAATATCAAAGCTTATAACCTTCTTGGGCGTTGTCCATCTCTGGAGTTTCGCCATTAATCAATGAGGGTTTTACAACGACCATATTAAAAATTCATAAAATCGTTGTCATAAAACCAAGGTTGATAATGTACTTTATCCCAGCTAGTCAAGAACATATTCTTAGCTCTCTGGTCAACCATTAGCATTACGAAAGTATATACATAATAAAGTAAACTAAAACCAAAATCAAAATGTTCAGTAAATTCTTTCTTGAACTTTGCAAGTCTATATTCTGCAGTATCTGTAGTATATGTTTTTCCATCAGTACCGGCATATGTTACACCAAGTGCAGATCCAGTTGCACCGTCCTGCCAAGTTGAAACAACCCAATCATGCATAACTTTAAAAGCGCTTATGTCGTCGTATTCATCTGGATATCTTGCTTCAAAGTCCTCCGTCCAGTTATCTTGGATCTGACCATGGAATAAGCAGGCATCAGATGTGTTGTTTAAAAATTCCCAAGATTCAACGAGAGGATAGTCTTCTGTAAAGCCATATACATTTAAAGAATTTTTATCAAAGTTTGCGTTATATTTTCCTATAAATTCTGGTTCAGAAACACTATCTGCCTTATGGAAAATTAATGCAGGATATCCATAAACAGTTGTCCTTATTTTGTTATTTGTCTCTTGAGGAGGCGACTTTACGTCTCCATAAAGAGTATGCACGTAGTTTGCACTACCAGTGTTATGTGTTGATGTCGATTCTGCGTAATCAGCCTTCCATGTGAATACATTTGATGGTAGTTGGTCTACGGCATGTTGGTGTTCTTGTTTATATTTAATTTTATAGTTTTTACGAATATCTGTTTTGTTAAGCTGCGTGCTTTATATTATCGATTTCTTCTTGGGTTGCATATCTCCAACTATATCCACCGGCTGTCTTTTTAACACCACGACAGCACTTGTTTATTGTAGAGCTATCACAATGTTTCATTCTTCCCGCTTCTCCTTGTGACGTAAAAATCTCACCAGTTTCTATGCATACGACAGGCTTTGAATTTTTATTTTTCGCTCCCAAATGAGCCTGTCTATTCAATTCTTTTGCATCGTCGGAATGGTGTTTACCATACATCCCACCATTTTTACCAGAATGATCTTTGCCATATGCTGGATTAAGTATTCCAGTTTTACCATACATCGGGTTATTTTCTCCAGTCATTCTTTCAGAAAATTCCTTGCGTCTATCATCTGCCGCAGCCCATGATATTTTTAAACTCTCTGTCAATTTTCTTTTGGTTTCCTCAGACTTTTGATAACCACGATTACCATTTCCACCTTCATTAGCATTAAAACCATTACGATATGTATTATAATAAGCAATCCAATATATTTCTTTATCATCTAATTCATTTTCATCACAATATTCTAATACTACCCAAACAAAGCTGTCCTCTTTGTACTTATCATATGAACGTTGTAGGTATGCATTAAAATGGTATCCCCCGCGTAACTCAGATAAATGCTCACATTTTCTAGTCTTAACATCCTTGGCCTGTCCAATATAACTCTTGTTATTACCACTACATGTACACATGTATATACCACTTTTATGCTCAAACTCCATTATGTCACCTCCATGTTGTCAATAAATAAAACACGCAATACTAGGACGCTACTCCTATGCTAAGAATTTCTTCTTCTTAATGTCTCCATCAAGCACAGACTATATCTTGACTCTTTCGAGCCCTCGCCGTTTCCACAGTCAATCGCTTACTGTGTACAAGATGTCTCTTTAGTCGTTGAACCCACTCCTATTCGAAGCTTGGCTGCTGGTCTCCCATTAAAAAAGAGCAGGGGATTTAACCTCGCTCTCATACAACTAATTTTTTCTATTTTCATAACATTCACGTTTAGGCATATTTCATCCTTGCGTTGTAGTTTAGTTGTCTTTAGGGGTTTCCAGCAATTAGACGAGTATTTTTTCATACTGATTTCTCAATACGGTAGCCAATTTCGACCACTGACTTGACGTTCCTTGAACATCGATCTTTCCTGTATCTTCAAAATTCAATTGAGGATACAAAGGATGAGTAAATGTTGTTAATACATTCTTTTTATCACCCTTTGCTTTCGGTAAATCACCCGTAATAACTAAAATAGGCAACATATCCTTCAATTTCGAAAAACTCAAATTTCCATAAATATCATATATATCATTTTCTGCAATTACCGATAATTTTTCTCCAACATCCGTAATATCAGCAATATAATTGTCTCTCGCTTCTGCCTCTGTGAGTGCAGTATTATACGACCTAATTAAATACAAGTCTACAGAACAATACGGAGAGCCGACTGTAATATTTGTAGTAGTTGTTTGCTGCATATTGTCATTTTCTGGATATTGTTTCGCTCCAGACAGCACACCATTCAGATAAACAGACATAAGACGATATTCAGTACGTGGTTCGATAACAAATGCAACATGCACCTTTTCTTCGTCTGTATAATTACAAGAAATTTCAGACTGTTCGCTCATCAATTTTGCGGTATCAGCCGTTACTGTAAAACCAATACCATCACTATAACAACTAATAGCAACCGCATTTCTATTATTAACATCTCTAATTGCGAATTCCATTTCTATTGTGCGGCCTGTCTGTCTTGCGTCGGATTTAAATGGCATAAAATTAATTGTTGCTCTAGAGTCTCCAGAACACCTCAATGCGACATCTCCATTTTCATCCTGCACCCATCCTGTTGAATCCCAGTTAAAGTTTTCAAATGTAGTAGCTATATCTCCGCTTGCCCAAACTTCACGATTATTATCTGAGTTAGATCTTCCTGCCGCCTTTAACTGCAACTCCAAATCAGTATCTTTAGTAGAAATGTTTACACTACTTTTAGTTACATTAATTATATGTGACTTACTAATCGCACCATATCTAATTGTAAATGTAACTTCACCCACCGGGTAGTCTCTAACAGACCAAAACTGACGAGTTCTGTCTACCGTTCTTGTAGTAGAAGAATAAACTGTGCCATTCTGTTGTATAATAAGCTCAACCTCGGTCGTCATATTAACTGGATCATAAACAGAGAATCCAATATTAACCAATTCGCCTTGAGTAATTGCGGTCACATCATATGCAGATGAAATCATCGCTGTCGTACCAGTTCCAGACACACACATAATATCAAACAATAAAATATTACTAGTTATTTCGACATCATTAATTATCGCAGTTGCGTAAAGTTTCAACATATGTGATCCATGACTCATTGTTGGGATAGTATATGTCTGTTGCTTCCCTGTTTCAGAAACAATTGTTGTATTGTCCATACCGTCCACCACAAAATGAATTGTTTTTTCAATCGCACCATATGGAATATATCGAACATTAACATCACTTTGATAAATTTGAGAATCATCAAAAGTAGAAGTAATACGCAAGCTAATCGCGTTGACAACATAACTTAAAGATTTTGAGTTGCTATAAATATCGCTGCAGGTTATTTTAATTTCATTAGTGCCCTCTCCGACATAATGACCAACATCAATTTCATTTTGACCTGAAACTATTTTAACAGTACCTTTTAAATTCCCGCCTACATAAATATAACAAATACCATCATCTTCTGTTTCTGATGATGCAAAACTAAATTTTAAAATTGCTTTACCATTAACAGCCGTTGTAATAGTCGAAGAGTCTAACAAATTTTTTAGTGTAACAGTGGCGCTACCACCGCCTCCACCACCACCGCTAGGAAGTGTAACGGCAGAATCATCAATAGGAGTCCCATCTTGAGCTAAAAATAACTTACCATCAAGTATCACTAAATCATTTGGCATAGCTGCAACTTTATTCTTTTCAATGGTAGTATAATCGTTTGTAGATAGTCCTTTACCACTAACTTTTTGCACTTTATTTTCATCAACCCATTCTCTCACTGACGAAACAGACTTCTTTAACGCACTTAAAATATCCATTGGAAGCGCCTCCTTTCATTTATTTTGTATATAAAATTAAAACCATGTTTTAATATATTTTCGCATTAATAAAAAGCGGAAGAATTAACCTTCCGCCTCTTCAATAATTTCTTCTTTTGGTGCATTCACTTTTTTACTCATGGCACAAAGCGCATCTACCATATTTGAAACAACATCCATATCAATATCATAATTAATAGTATCCGCACTAGCCTTAATACACATCATGACCCACTCTTTCTTTTCATCGCCAGTACCATTTTCAAACTTTTTCTCTGCCTCTTCAACAAGGCTCATTACTAAATCCAAAAGCTTCTGCCAATTCTTTTCTTTAACTGCAGCCTTACAATATTTTACTAACTGAACGACAAGTGGAATTGCCGTAGCAAGACCAGTTAAAATAGCAACAACAATATCATACCATTCCATACATTACACCTCTTTAACCTAAATTTTCATCATCATTTTCGCACATAGGCTCATCTTCATCTGTAACCCCATCTTCAAACTTGCCATATTTAGATTCCTTAAAAACCTTACTACACTTAATGCCCATAAGTGCGACTACCTCGCTTGTCCAAAACGCATAAAAACAAGTAGTAAGCGTCGAATCTATAGACACTCCAGTAACATATGTAAGCCAAAAACTCGCAACAGTATAAATAGTAATAGCAATTACTACCACAACTAACATAACATTCGAAATTTTCCGCTTACTACTTGGATAATACTCAGCATATTTCTGAATAGCTTCTTGCTTTGCTTTCTGACGCTCTCCACGTTTTTCAATCCTTTTTAACCTTTTTTGAAACAATTTTTCAAACATAAGTACCACCACTTATTTCAACAATTTTCCCCATGTTTGTGCCCCAACAATTCCATCGGCATTAATATTCTTTACTTTTTGAAATTTTATAACTGCATTGTAGGTCCCTGTACCAAAATCTCCGTTTGCCCCATAAGATCCACAAGAATACCCATTGCCAATCAATAGTATTTGCAGTGCCCTTACAGAATTATTTTTATTTCCCTTTTTCAGCACATCAAGATTCATAGTACAAGTTCCTCCATTTGTAACAGTTTGCGTCAAATCATATTTGGGTCTCCCATATGACGCTATTCGTTCATAATTTAATTTATATTTCTTTTTACACACTCCACCGCCATTAGCAATAACGCCAGACGCGGTAGAAGTATTGCCTTCAATTGTGTATACATATGATTTGTCCACATTATACACAAGTCCTGTGTGTACGATTTCTCCAGAACTATTCTTAAAGAAAATTTGGTCACCAATTTTGGGAGAGGTATAGAGCCTGTCAGATTGTTTGTAATATTGCATAGAATAATAACAAGCCGCACCATATGGTCCTGTTTGACAAGTAACCTCTTGTGCCAATTTTGCATTTTGCCCCGCAGCCATATAATGGACCCAGTCAAACCACACGTTACACCATGCATATCCTTGTTTACTGGCCTGATAATAACCTGCTTTCGCCAAATCTCTTGCGTATTTTGTATAATTTTTATCACCCGCATTGGCAGTTTTAGAATCTAACATAGAATTACTTGCTTTTTCTAAATAACCAACTTCTGCCTCTGCAATTTTTATTACTTGATTAACAGTATAACTCACATTTATTCACTCTCCCCATTAATTACACAACTGATTTAAATTGCCAATCACTCTTGCAAGCCCAACAATATCCACCAGCAGTATATTGTGTTCCTTTACAAACACTAGCAATTCCAGATATATCGACCCCGGTGATACGAGAAGCCTCGGCCATAGTTTTATATTCTGCAATAATTTTTTTAGTCACTTCATCAATTTGAAAAACCGCCTTTGGCACAATCGACGCTCTTTTATATTCATATGGCGGCAGTTTCCCTAGCTTTTTATAGGACCATTGGAATCCACCTGATTGTCTTTGCTTTTCTGCACAACATTTTTCTATATGTCCAATCCCCGTTGCTCTCCGTGCCTCGCTCACAGAATTAAAACTTCTAATATATTCACCACTCAAAGCATACTGGTAAACAGCCATACTTGTTTTTTCTTTAGAAGACTTATACCGCCTATAAGCAATTTCTTCATCTGTAATTCCACAAGCCTTCAATCTCACACTGACCCATCCACGATTAATGCCGGTTTCGTCATGAATTTCGCCAACAGATTTGCCTTCATGCCATAATTTTAAAATCTCTTCATCAGCATACCTTGGAGATCCTTGTCCTCCAAGAGTCAAGTTATAACCATATTTATTATTAAAACTTTGATAATAGTCAATCCAAAAAATCTCTCTGATGTCAAGTTCTGTATTGTCACATCTTCCAATCTCTTCAAAAACGAAGACTTCTTTCCCGTATTTTCTTATAGCATTATGAAAATAACTATTATAATCTCTAGATGTTTCACGCATAGAATTATTAATATGTTGTCTCCAACGATCCTCTGGTTTTCTCATTGTTTGTCCAATATAAACTTTTCCATTTACGCTATTAGTTACTTTATAAATGCTGCCCATATGTTCAAGTCTTCCTTTCTTAATAAAATAGGACTGCCCCATTGTAATCAACAGAGCAGCCCAATGTATTAAGTTATAAATTATTCAGCGGACGTTCCGCAATCAAACACAAATGTTACGGCATCATCAAAATCAACAGCGACATCCGTACCAGTCTTAGTCGCCTTTAGGCCAGTGCCAGCAGTAATAGACTGAACAGCAGTATCAAGTTTTGCCTTATCGCCATCAGCGAACTTAGCAAGCTCTGTAGCATTAGCATGACTATGCTTCTTTGCAACAGCGTCAGCCAGGTTAACCTCAGTTTGAGTATAAGTATCAAGTAACGCCTTATTAGCGTGTTCATGCGACTTGGCGGCAATTGGATCAGTAACAGCCTTAATCTGTGCAGCTACAGAAGTATCACCAACCTTAGTCTGTAAGGCAGCAATAGCGGCATGTATTGCGGTCACATCGTCTGGGTGATCCTGAATCCACTGTGCGATTTCCTGTAGCGTGTTAAGAGACTCCTTAGCATTCTCAGGAATTAACTGTGCGGCAAGTTCCTCGTTTGCAATAGTACGGACAGACTTGCTCGCATCATCTCCAATAAGAGTAGTAACCTTATCAAGCTCGGTCTGAAGACCAGTTACGTCAGCAACTGCATGAGTGTGTTTCTTCGCAGCGTAAGTTTCGCTATAGTCAGGAAGATCAGCACGGGTTACAGTAATAATACCATCAGTTTCAGAAACAGCAGATACATACTTGCCGTCAACTGCTGTGTCAGCCTTGTCTAGCTTGTTAATTTCCGCAGTAATCTGAGCAGAGACAGAGCCGCCTTCGCCAATAGATGCTTCTAACGCATCAACACGAGCATCCATCGCTGTGTCAAGCTTATCTGCATACTTCTTCGCACCAGCAATAGTAGCAGAAGCATCAGTGTCGGAAGTACCGCCCTTTAACTCAGTCTTAGCAGCAGTGACAGCAGTACTAATCTGAGTTGCTACAGCAGTATCACCAACAAGAGTATTTAGAGTAGCAATACTTTCCTTGTTTGTCTTAATGTCTGCCTTAACAGTAGAGTCATCGTATGTAGCGGCAGTCTGTGCGTCAGAGATCATCTGTACAACAGTCTTATTATCTGGCACAGTACCAACCTTCTCGCTTAGAGTATTCACGCTAGCCTGTGCATCAGTACCAGCCTTCTTAGCTGCAGCAATAGCATCATCCTTAGCATTAGCGTAACCTTGCGCTTCGGTCTTGGTAGCATAATCGCCAGCAGCCTGCTTCTTACCAAGTTCAGTCTCTACAGACTTAAAGTCATTAATAACGTCGCCTGTCTTAATGCCAGTAATGGCAGCATCATTAGATGTCTTATACTCATTGAGAGCAGTCTGAACCTTTGCGGCCTCGCCCTTAGCTTCATAAGTATCAGCCAGCTTTAGAGCAGCAATAGCATCAGAAATCTGAGTAGCAACAGCCTTGTCACCAACCTTTGTTTCCAGTGCATCAATATCACCCTCTGCAGTAGTAACACGAGTTGTAAGAGCGGTTAGGGCCTCATTAGTAGCAATACCAGCGTCCTTAATAACATTGTTGATAAAAGTGGTTAGAGCAGATTCAGATTTTGCCGCAGAAATAACGTCAGACGCCTTCGCGTAGAAGCTCCAACCAAGATCTTTGAAAGTTTTAACACCATCTTCGCCAATCTTAACCATTACAACTGGCTCGGTCAGACCAGTGCCTGCGGAAGCAGCGACAGTTGCGAACGCAAGTTCGCCCTTTTTGAGAGGTAGAGTAGAACTATTCCAATTTTCCAGGGTATCAACTTTTAGTAAAATTCTAGTGTTTAGGATTTTCTCGGTAGCCATAATTAACAATCTCCTTTAATTATATTTTTATTTCATTCATTTTGTATTATCTAAATTAAGCAGAAGCTCCTCCGTCAAGCACGAGATAATCACCGTCAGTCTGTACAAGCTTATTAATATTCAGGCTATTAACTTCCATAGTACCATCAGTGTCAACTGCAACCTTATTCTCTGCAGTAGAGCTCATAACAACACCAAGAACAGTACCAGTAGCGACAGGGATATCAACACTCTTATCAGCAATGTCAAGAGCAGTACCGCCAACTTTAACAGACTCGATCTTATTAGCCTGAGCACCAGCCTCAATACCATCCAGCTTGGTTTCTTTCTCTACGCTTAGTAGACCAAGAACAGTATCCCTATTAGTAGTAATCCAAGAGCCAAGCTCTTTAACATTAGAAGCATTAATTTCGCCACTAATTTCAACCGTGCCGTCTTCGGACAACACAAGTTTCCCTAGCTTAGTAGCTTCGTCAGCAGTAATTAGACGAGCGCCCTCAACTTTATCAACTTTATTACCAAGAGCCTCTGCTAAACCACTAACCTTACCCATTGCAATATCAAGCAGAGTTAACTTCTTAGCATCATCAAGACCAAACTGAGCAGTATCAACACTATCAATAACATTAACCTGTGCACCTTCAGCAATACCTTCCAGCTTAGTAATTAGAGTATCAGAAACAAGAGACTTGCCGTCTTCGACCGCTACCTTACCAGCAAGTGCATCAGACAGGCCGGTAACTTTGCTCATAGCAACGTCTAGTAGGGTCAGTTTTCTAGATTCATCAACCGCGAACTGAGCCTCATCAACAGTAGCAATGATGTTCTTTTCTGCGCCGACATCCTCTAGTGCCTTAACGCGCGTGGTTAGCGCAGTGAGGTCTGCGGCTTTTGCGTAGTCACCAATCTTAAGAGCATCAACAACTTCCTTAATATAAGCAACAACAGTTGTAGAAGTTGCGCCCTCTGGTAGCGTTCCAACAAAAGTTTCAAGAGCATCAATCTCGCCCTGAAGCGCAGTCTTATCCGTCCCTTTTAGATAATCCTTTTCAATATTGGATACACGGGTCACTAGCTCTGCGCTTGCAGTAGTATCAGACAGAATCCAATCAGCAATTTCCTTTAGAGTATCATATTTCTCGTCAATACCAGCCTCGCCCATAATTGCAGTAATAGCATCGGTCTTAGCCTGAGTTGCCTCTTCGGTGATCTTTGTCTCAAGAGCAGTTTTATCAGCAGCCTTTAAATAGTCCCCTTCAATAGTTACTACGCGACCAGCAAGAGTTGTGTCGTCATAGACAGACTCGTTAATCATTTCAACAACAGTCTTACCCTCGGTAACGTTACCAATCTTTTCGTTGATGGCAGTAATGCCAGCAGTGTTATCCGCGACACCTTTAACTAAGCCACCCTCTGCGTTACCAACAGTTGATTCTACTGCGCTAATTCTAGTCTTCAAACCCTCAATTTCGGTAGCCAGACCTTCAACAGTAGTAGCGCTAGGCTCGACCCATGTAAGTTTACCGTCAACCAATAGTGGCTGATAATTAATTTTAGTTACAACTCCCTGATCGTCTTCTCTAGTTAGCTGCAGACCAGCAACACCATATAGACTTACAGTACCGTCTTCAGCTACAGTAATAGTAGATTCATCACCAACAGGAGAAGTATCAACCTTCTTTAGAGTGCCCGCTACATCCTGAATAGCATAAACAGTTGCGATATTATTCTCACTATCAACAACAGTTAAAATCTGTCCAACATATGCAACAGGGTCAGTTGCCGCATAATTCTGAGCAGCCTCTAAGCTTGCCCATACGGAACTATTATCTAGTGGATTAGGATTACCACGTCTGAAATTCAGGGGGAAACCTAGTCCATCAGCAGCAGTGTATTTATCTAAATTATATTTTGCCATAACTCATTTCCCTCCTTATGCTAAAGTAATCTTATGTACTTCGCCAGCATCAATTGCGGCAGGCTCATACACATATACATTGTACGAAACAGCAGTAGCACCATTTACACCCTCTACCTCAACAGCGTTTGCAGTCTTTACATAAGAATCCGTTACAGGGGTGTTCATAGCAGAAGTCAGAATAACTTCCTTTAAACCAGCACGAGTAGAAGATGCTGGAATTGCAATAACAATTCTCTTAGCGGTCGCACTACCATTTAGAGTAAAAGTTTTACTACCATTATAAGCACCGCCATTGGTCATACCACGAATGATCGCAGAAGTTAGAGGTGCATTAGCGGTTGCAGTATCTAGTACACCGTAAAAGAAACTACGATAGCCAGTAACTGCACTAGAAGTGGTAGACTTAGAACCAGCCGCAATCTTCCCCGCCTCATATGGGGTCTTCTTATTGGTTACAGGAACCGCACCCTCGGTATGAGTGGCCTTCGCTGTGATCTTATAGTTAGTGCCATCAGCCACAGTAATTTCTGGGAATGTTCCAGAAGCGGACGCAGAAGTATTACCATCAGTATCAGTAACCTCCCATGTAGTTACAGTAACACCAGTGGCGGGGCCATATGTATAACTACCCGCATTAAACGTAGCGGAATAAGAAGGAATCACCTTAGAACCAACTTCATACGCCTTGGCCTGTGAGAACGTTAGTGCTACTTTAGGCTGAGTAGTAGTTGGATTCTGCTCCTTAACAAACATTGCCTCAAATACTTCCTTAATATTCTTGCCACTAGAAGGAATTGTACCCTGCCCATTGGTCAGTGTAATATAACCAATTTCCTTCGTAACAAGCATATCCTCGTCAAAATAGACATTGTCCGCATTGTAGTTACCGTCCATGGCAACCCATTTAGCACCATCATAAACATAGGCGGTGTGAGAATACTTGCCACCGGCAATTAGAGTTTTTACAATAAAAATATCATCTTCGTGTGTTTCGCCAACATTACCAGCCGCTAAGACTCTAGCAATAACTTCCATGTCAGACTCGCCATCCTGTTTAACCCCCTCATAATGAGAGGCAGCGACAGGAATTTCACCTGCATAAATAGCGGGTAGATTTTCATATGTGGTTGCTCCATCACCGATCTTAAGCGTACCTGCATTAACGTCATAGCAAGGCTCGCCAGCAGCGGGAATAACATCCTTGTTTGTAACCCAGTTTGCGGAAGTATCACGTTTGAACTGAATTACAGTACGTAAAGTTTGATTCGCCATTACAACATCTCTCCTTTATTAAAAATATTTATAATTAAATAGGCTTAACGACGTAATAGTCTCCCTCTTGTACAGAGTGATAGCCTTCTGCAACAAAGTTAGTTTCGTTATCATCTCTACTAATATTCGCAGGATCAAACCCCTTGAAAGAACCACCCTTAACGACAATGCTTGCAGTGCCAGCTTCGTAATCAGCGTTCATGACATTCAACGTCCATTCAGGCTTCGCAGCCTCAAAGATGCCGCCATTGATTTCAATATGACCGGTGCCTGAAGCATAAATTAGGTCAGTTCCGCGTTCACTGCCATCAGTTAAGTTACAATAAGTTCCGTTATTAATTACGACCGTACCGTTATTACACCACACTGCCATAGAATAATTCTCAGAACCCAGAGAAGCATTTACAGTACCCGCGCCATCAAGTGTAGTTACACCACCTTCAACTTTAATTGCACCGTTTTCGCCACTAGCGGCCAATGCCTTGCCGCCAAAGTCAATTGTTACATTTTCGGCATTAACAACTAGGTGATCATTATTACCAGTACCCATATTTACATTTTCCTGTAAAGTAATAACGTCTCCATTGTCCGCACAATTTACCGCATCGGCGATACTATTAAATCCGACGTTCCCAATTCTGGTAGAATATGTAGCAGACGCACCAGATGCATCGCCGCCGTCCAGAATAAGTTCATCGCCAATTGGAATAAAAATGCTGCCAACACTGACTTTATTCACGCTCATCTCGCCATTATTAGCGACATTGACTTTATTCGCGCCGGTAGATGACTTAATAACACCAGCATGACTTAAACTAGCAACAGGAATATTGGCGGTTCTATCTGTAATACCAACAGAGTAGCCGTCAACATCAATCTTTTCAATCTTGTTAACCTGTGCGTTGGACTCAATACCTTCTAGTTTTTCAAATAGCGTATTAGTAAAGTCATTAGTAGACAAACCCTTATCTGGTACGGCATCAACCTTGCCCGCAACTGCTTCGGCAATTTGCTCAGATACACTCGTGTCTCCAACAAGTCCCTGTAGTACAGTAATGTTTGCAGCCATATTAGCAGCTTCACTGCCATGTGCCGCAACATAATCAACAAGCTCTTTGAAAGTATTTACCGTACCATCATCTGAAATTTTTTCCGCAAAATCATTAATCTTCGCGTCAATCTTTTTGTCAACAGAGCCTTCACCCGTGCCATCCATCTTAGTTTCAAGAGTAGATACTCTATCCGCAAGAGGAGACTGTCCTCCTTCGGTAGGAGTTAAAATTTCTTGCACTACGTCCACCTTAGACTGTAGATTCTCAACATCAGACTGCAGCCCAGCAACAGTAGTCTGCAAGCCTTCAACAGTTTCAGTAGATGGTACTACCCACTCTAATTTGCCATCTGCATTTTTACGGGGTTGTGCACCAGTCGCGGCAGCATCAAAACCAGCAAGCTTAAACACATCACCGTCAAGTACAATTGAGTTGCCATCTGCAGACACAGTAATACTATCACCGCCGCCAATAGCACTTAACTGTTCATATGTTTTGACACCATCACCAATTTTCAAAGTGCCAAGATCAATGTCAAAACAAGGTTCACCAGCAGCGGGAACTACAGTTTTATTGGCTTCCCATTCCGCAGTAGTAGCTCTACGAAATTGAATTCTCATTTTTAGAATTTGCTCTTTTGCCATTGCGCATCTATCCTTTCTAAATTATTTTATATATGACAAAACGACAGAATTAATATCCAGCCGCACCGCCTCCGTCCCACACCTGATATGTATCTTCTTCGTCTATATATCCATCACCATCGCCACCATCAGCGACGTTAATGACAATCTGTTCCCCGTTACAGTCACAAATCGGAGTGAGACTCTTGTCATCCTCTATCACATGAGGTACCCAGCCCTCATCCAACTTAACAACAACAATATCTCCAGCTTTACCGTTTTCAACAGCCCACTTCGCCGCATCAACCATATTTGTAAACTTTATAAGTTCCTTTGCACCAGCCTCAACTTCCTTAAGCAATGCCTCAAGCAATTCAAGTCTATTAAGAATATCCTCAACTACCGCGTCTTTCTCACATATGTAATCAGTGGGAATGGGCTGCTGATATACTGCAAATTTAACAGACTTAATGGTGCTACAACATCCATCTTCGTCTTTTACACACGCATAAGCAATCAAATTTTTTGGAAGCTGCAACAGTACATCTGGAACATTACAAATTCTGAATCCATCTTTATCTGTATATACAGGACGCCGTTTTGAGTGTTCCATGTTGCGATTTGAAAAACGAACTTCTGTAATACGATCATCTAGAACAATTAACTTTTGCTTAGTGTCCCATTGCCAAAAATTTGTACGTCCGTCATAAATTTTAAATACATTCTGTGGCACAATCTCACCCCCTAACAGACTGTATTGCGTTATTAATCTGCTCTGATACAGATGTATCTCCAACAAGTTGAGCAATATGCTCAATTTCTTTTCGTAGCATAAAAATCTCATTTTTTAATGTTTGAAATTCTTCTTTATTAACAGTTGTATCAATTACTGTATTAAGTTGAACTGAAACTGGGGTGTCACCAATTAGTTCGCTAACTATTTCATTTGTTGATTTGTTTTCCATGCGTATCACCTCAATTCAGCTCATGTGCTTGCCATTTTTTGTAAAGCTCCTGCATAATAGGAGTCTTTTTAAAAACAAAGACCAGGCAGTCTTTTCTTGTTCCCGAATAGAGAATGTCCACTAAATTTTCAGCAACCTCCTCAGATGCGTTTAAATACTTAAACACTTGCTGGAAATTGCAAATGTATATTGCACTATCAGGATCGTAATATTTATTTAACAGCTTTGAATATGTTTGCATATTTATCGTTCCTTTCCAATTGTCTTTTGATTATACCAATTAACAAATTCTTGATATTTATTATATTTTCTATCCAACCTTGTTGTATAATCTGAATTCTCATATAACTTGGTCAAGATTCTATAAATATCATTTCTTTTTCCACTTGTTACCTGATATGACGTTTCCGTACATTTATTAAGCGATAGCCTATCTATTTCCAATACTCTCATGATATCTTTTAAAAACAATGGCGATGCACCAATTAATTTAAAAACATACGAATCGCTAGTCCTATTATAGCAAATACACCCATCTCCATCTAAGAATCCCCTAATAAAATCATATACAAAATCATTTGGAATACTTGGAATTGATGATAAACAGCAACTTTTACGAGGCACACAACCAAGTTTTATTAAATCCATTGCCATTTTTTTGTCATATATATGTATAGCATATGACAATTTTACATTATTAAAATTTTTATGATGTACAGTCAATATTTTATGATCCGCTGCTCCTATCGCATCTCTAAATTTTTTAATATGCTCCTCATCAGTCATTTCTAAACTAATAGAATATGATCCATTTTCCCGCATACAAACACATCCATCAGAATACATGACTCCAAGCCAGTAAGCTTTATCTCTTTTGTCAATGTTTTCAAAATAATTACTATTCCTGTGCAATCGATGTTTTCGTATCTTAACATCCCTCAACGAAACTTCTCTATCCATATCATTATTTCTCCTTTTATTCATAAAAAAATAAGGAACCAAACTTCGTTTTGTATGAAGTATAGTTCCTTATTTACCTATTTTCTTGTTTAACTACTTCACTTATTTTCTCTGCTTTGGGCGCAGCAGGTTTGACTACGGGCTTGGGATCTTCTGCAAAGATGCTTGCAATATCGCGTTGGACGTAGTCTTTGAAATTTTCTTTGTTAGATAGGTCACAAGCTTCGAGAGCTTTCTTAGCCTCGGATTTAGTCAACATTTGCATATTGTAACGAGTGCAAATGTCAAAAATGTTTTTACAGTTCTCTTCATGGAATTCTGCCATCCAAGAAGGCTTCATACGATCCTGAGAACAAGAACTACAATAAAGGTAAGTTTTGCCGCATAAATAGCATTCACGTTGTCTGCGAGCCATAAAGGTCACGCTCCTTTCAGTAAAATAAAAAGTGCGCTTCTATGAGGCGCACGTTAAAGTTGGGTTGTTTAGAATAAATTTAATTTTGTCGTCGATGAGAGTTTTATAAGATTCATCATGTTCTGTCCAATATGGAATTGCAAGATAATGATATCCGCATGATAATGCATATTGCTTTTTATATTCATCACGCCACTGAATATTTGCAAGAACATGCTTTGGAGAAATATTAAGTTTCTTCGCCTTTTTACAAATCCATCCATTATTAGCATCATAATGCTGAATCCCATGTACTTCAATTATCAAATGGTTTCCTCCTATAATAACATCATTATCATACGGAAGCTTATAACCGTTTTTAGGATTCATAGCTACAATAGAACACTGCCGTTCATGTGTGACATTTAAATGTAAATCATTTAATATATAACTAGAAATCTTCTCTTGTAATTTACTAAATTTCTGTTCGTCAGCACATAGTGGACACCCAATACCATTTAAAAAGGAATATGTCTTTGTTTTATAACTTCCATGGGCAAATGAATTTATACATTTTATCCATACGTCTCCCATAAATGCATGGGATATCTCCCATGGGGCAACTGTATTTTTATTATAATCCCAATACAAATCCAAAACATTATCGCCAAACTTATCAATCGCATGCTGCGCAAAAGAATTACATTTTTTACATAAAGTTTTTACTTTTCCATGCCTAGTCAAGTTGAGAATCTTCCATAAAGAACTGTCATGTTTGCCACACAAACATTTAAAATAATAGCAATCAGAAGTACATGAAGAAACTTTATCTGGTGTTTTTAAATTTAAATCATAATCCCATGCGTCTAATAAATGCTGTTGATTATTTTGTTCACACCAATCTTTGAAAGATAGCCAATTTACACTATTCAACCTATCTTTTTGGCACCCACATCCATCAAACACATGCCTGTTAATTTCACTTAAAACAATTTCATACGGATCTCTATCACATAAAGTACATTTTACTATTGAGCGATAGTTTTTGTCACCTGTGACTTTATATGGTTCTACCGTTAATAATAATCCTTTTACAATATCGCCTTTTTTAAAACTTCTGCATCCTCTATTCATCTTCTGTTACCTCCATAACAATATTTCCTCCACTTTTTAAATAACTGTAAGGAAGCAAGGGGTGGAGGCCCCTTGCTTTATCAATTTGAGTAGCTAATTCAAATCTACCTTACAATAACATTATACCACATTCATTTTGTATTGTCAATACCTGGAAATTGTAAAATATTATTCCTGATCACCAGGGACGACAATAGAGAACAATCTCTTTTCCCTGTCGCAGTAGTCTTGCTGTGCCTTACCAGAAAATGGATGCGCACCATCTGTGGCAACGCTCCAGTCGAAATCTGGACTTAGCTTAAAGTTGGGGAAAATTACGTATGCGTAAATAAGGTTAGTTTGATCACATACGTCGCAACCTAGAACTTCCATAATAAACTTGCAGCCAACAGGGAAGTTGGTTGCAGAGTTTACAACTTCTACTGCATTTTCAGTTTCATACTCATACATTACAAACATATCAGAGCCAACAGCTACATCGGTAGGTAGAGATAGCGTTTTATCAGCTTCAGTATAAGCAAACGCATCTGCACCAGCAGCAGTCTCCTTTTTATACTTTACGCCAAAGGTGCTATCTCCATTAATTGCATAAATCTCAGTAGGAGCAGCAACTGGCTTGTGCTTTAGAACATACTTACCGCCTTCTGCAACAGTAAAACTCTCCATAGCAGGTACAATTACCTTCGCGCCAGCAGAAGCAATCTTCTTGGCAGTACCAAGCTGCGTAGCCATGAGGTTCATGTCGAATAGAGCATTTTCAGCAGAGAATTCTGCGCTCTTAGCACGATAGAATGTTGCAATAGGAGTACCTAGTGCGTCAACAGCATCAGTGCTCTCAGAAGCGCAGTTTAGAGAAGCGTTCTGGATCTGATTAATAGAGAATAGTACACTATCATCCTTCTGAGAGAGGGCTACGCCTCTAATAATTCTATCAATAACAAAATTATTAATATCAAACATAATCAATTACCTCCATAAAAATAAATTATTTTTTAATATAATAAAAGAACCACATCTCGCGGCTCCTCCATCTAAGTTAACTATTTGTGTCACGAAGCCAATTAAGCTCCGATTTATTAATTTTCTTAGTGTCAATCATGCCAGAGTACATACCCTTTAAAAGCGCATCAGAGTTAACAATAATCTGCAGACGGTTCAAATCATCAAACAATTCATAGAAACCCATATTGCGCACATAATCTTTTGTATATCCTTGTCTAACCTTTACGGCAGAAATTAAAGGCAACAAATAAGATTTAAAAGGCTTGTCTTTGGCGTGTAAAATTCTTTGCCTATCTTCTTCAATTAATATTTGCCTAGTCCTTTTATTAGCAGGTTTTTCTATCTTTGGTTTAATATTATGTAATTTTCGAAGATAGTTCACAATTCTAAGATATATCATCTTATCAATAATAACTCCAGTTTCTTTATCGGCTAAGACAATTTCTCCATTTTGATTATTCCTAAAAGGTTTCATTTTAGATAGGTCAAGATCACCCAGTAGGATGCCTGTCCTATCTGGTGTTAGGGTTTGAGACAACATAAGGAATAGTTCAAAATCCTCAACCTCTACCCAGTCAAGACCCATATCATCTAACTGACTTTTCATGTCAGACGGAATGGCTGTTAACGTATATATTGTAGAGAAATACCGTTGTTCTCCGTAATCTACAATTTCACCAACTGTCGGCTGTGTAATTTTTATATAATCATTAATAACATAATCACCGCCCATATATAAGAACAGCTCATCAACGTCCATACTTATCATACAAATTATCCATCCTTGCTTTGTTCAGCGAATTTGGCTTCTCAGCCTTAAACTGCAGTGTCCTACAATAATAATCAGAATCAACAGAACTCTCTTTGTTGGTAATTAATTTAAACTGTAAACCAAAAAGATTTGTCCAATTAAAATCATCTCTTATAAGATACCCTAAAAGATCATGTCTGCTAATTCCGTATTCCGTCTTCATATCATCAAGATGACAAATACAATGAAACTGAATATACTGGACCTTGATGGCATCATTATAACGATGCTCTTCAATGTCATCGACCGTAAAACATATAAAATTTCGGACAGTATCTTGAGTTTGTGGTATCCTAACAAAATCATAAATATTAGTGTCCAAGAACTCATCTGGGCTATCTATATCTATTGCTGGATTATGTAGCGCCTCAAGTATATCCGTGTCGGCTATTAATGTTTGTTTTATCAATCGTTTCATTTCGATAATATCATCATTAACATTCTGTATATTTCTTTTCATAGACTCGTCACCTCCACAACCAGTGAAGTAGAATTATATTTAGTTTTTGCAGTAATTGTAAATGTTTTCCCAATTAAAGAATAATCATTTTTACATTTTACTTTGAAAATGTTACCAGATATAGAAGTTTCAAGTTTACTAGAGTCGCCGTTTACAAAATCAACGCTCCACTCTATATCTTCAGTGCAATCAACAAGTTTCCCATCAATGCGAGATTTTAAAGTAAATTTCTTATAACCGCCACCTGCTTTAACAGTAGGAGAATTAGAATAGGCAATTTCAAGTTCTGATACAGTTGGTTGTTCTTCAGTTTCTTTAATTTCTGGCTCAACCGCAGATTCATAATAATTACCAATCATGAGTTCTGCATGATCCCTGGCTGGATCATACATTTCTTGCGCCATTGTAAACTTAGAAATACCATCAGTTGCAGTGTCTTCGATTTTAGTAATTTTCCATGCTAAAGGAGGATATCTATCTACGGAAGATTTCAAAAACTTAGTGTCATAAACAATTGTCTTTGTGTCGTCATTTGTAGGAAGCCACATAACTTCCTGATTTTCAACAGTTTGCATAGTATACAATTTATTACTTTAAATGCTCGTTACACAATTAAAGTGTTATTCATATTTTCATCAGAATAAAAATATTGAATATATCTCTCATATTTTCTTTGAAGCTTAAGATCAGATTCATTATATATCCAATCCATAAATTTTTTAATTTGGTTTTTACCAGAAATGTTAAATACTTTAGTTACGCCATTATGATTTGATGCATCATAAATATGACAATTAATATTAAGCTCATTCTGCACGATGTCAACTAACTTTTCACATATCATTAATGTAGACGTTATAGTTAAAGTATGTTGGTAACTATTTCTATTTTTATATTGATGACGGCAAATTGAACCGTCGCCATCAAACAAACCTCGAATAAAATGCCTAACTAATTCATTTGATAATATTGGGAACTCTACAACAAGGCTTTTATTTGGGACCATGCCAATTGATTCTAAAGCTTTACACATATGAGCACTAAACAGAAGAAGTCTATATTGATTTTTATATGTATATCCAAAATCATGCTTATTACTATAATCTATAAATTCAAGAGGGCGTTCACTTCCGATTTCATTACGGATATTATCTAAATCATCTCTGTCTTTTTCATCGAGCGTCATAGACACAGTACCTTTCTTTGGAAAATTGCAACCGTCCGCCCACAAAAATCCTAAAATATACGCCTTATTCGGACTGTCGATATTATCGAAATAGCTCTCATTAATTTTGTATTGTCGTTTCTTTGCAGCAGTCCTCTTAATTCCTTTTTCTTCTAAAATTCTAGTTATAATTTTATGCCCAACATTAAACATTTTTCCAACATCAACAGAAGAGCCAAGCTCTTCATATAGCTTTACAACCAAATCCTTTTGTTCTTCAGAAAATATATATTTTTTATAATTGTTTCTTTCAATACATTCAACATTAGAAATATCCTCCATAATTATGTCCTCCTCAAAAGTCATAAATATATAAAAACATTGGTAATCAATTGTTTGAGGCCAACTGAAACGACGGCCAAATCGCTGTCCCAATGATTTTATCAAATCAATATAAATAACATTTCTCATATTTTCATATGAGTTTAGACCATATCTTCACCTCTTACGAGGGCTCTCCATTTCGACTCACTTGAGTCTACGAGCACTGCTCTGGTCGTTGAGCTGTTTCCCACAAAATAGTATAACACATTCATCTTGTGCTGTCAATATTTGGGAAATTAGCTGCTGATTATCCAATCTATTCACTTTTTAAGCATTCACGCTCGAATTTGCATCCCACGTTGTAGCAGAATAGCTCTAAGGAACTTCCAGCAATTAAAAGAGATTCACTACAAAGTTTCCAATGTAGTGGACTATACAATAATCTAACCATCAATTATGTTATCCTATAAGCTTTTTATCTTATAGCTCTAATTTTTTCAAATTAGTTCAGCATATATTTTTGCCCATATGGGGCAGAGGACACTCGTGGCAGGATTATATTTATTCACCTACTATGCGTTACACTATTTTATAGCCTTTCGCAATCTATAAAATTAGCACGATATTATCATATCATAAGACTTAGATTCCACCGTTTTTGCCCTCTTTATTACCTATATATTGCTACATAGGAGCGCAAGTTAAATTTACGCCACTGTTGTAAGAATTTTGTTTTCTCGGCGCACCAAGACACTCAAAAATTCTACGCTTTCCACCAATTTTAGAAACCCATTTATAAGTCCATGTACACTTCAGAATAGAGAACTGATGAAACTGAGTTCTATCATCTTCATGTACAATTAACCACCATTCGGATTCATCCATTTCATTATGTATAGATACATAAGAACCAACTTTAATATCAGGTCTATTTTTCAGGTCTTCCAATCTAAATTGAAGTAAATAAGCTATATTGTCACCCGTAATATTATAATATGATTTTACGTTATATTTTGCGTAAACTGGAGTGTCGTCATCATCAATTACAGGCAGGCCGCTATCAACCCATTTAACATAAACGGGTTTAGTTGCCGCATCTCGCATCCAAGACGCATCCATAATTCTTTGAGCATTCCTACGTCTTGCTTCGCCATCATAACCGCCCATAGTGGCCATGCGAAGTTTATAACTGTCAAGCATAGAAATCACTCTCCTTAATGCAGTTTACCATACCACATGCGTCAAGCACTGCCTTACGATATTTCTTGTAATCATCCTCGCCTCGTGCATATTCAAGAAGGCTCATAATAGTAATTACTTCTGGCTGAAATCCAGAAATTTTATTGAAACCGCATAGCCGTTGTAGCACTGATTCAAAGTAATTATCAAGATACTCATAAGAATTTTCTTTATATGGTAAAAGTTTATATATAGCGGCCACAAAATATTGTTTTTCTGCCGCTATTTGACTAGGCGGTTCCTCTAAATAAATATTCACTGGAGACACCACCTTAATCATTAAAATAGGAATTAGTTAAATATGTATTGTAGCAATGTAACTGCTGCATCTCACGTACAATATCTGCACGAAGATTACGAAGTTCTGCAAGCTGATTTGAAGGCGCATAGAACTTCTCTTCTTTTCCCCCAACAAACAAACTTGTATATTCAGTGGATTGAATCCTCTGGTCCAACCATGCGAGTATCATCCCCATAGCAAGCAACTCTACGTCCTGGCTAGACAAATCATTTTCAAAAACTTCATTTTCATCATCTCGTGCAGACAGGTCACTAGAAGTGCGCGTTCTTATTACAGCACTATCCAACCAATCTTTCATCATTTCATTTAGCGTATGGTCATCCAAATCTGCAAGATTAAAATCCGTACATTTATTTAAAAACCTACCATACACTTTTTCATATGGAGTTGCCATGTAAGGTCACCTCCTAGAATTAAGACAGATATAATTTAAGATCTGTGCCAAGAATTTCATCAATCGCCTTGATCTTAGCCAAACTGTCCAATGAACCATCCAAAATTTTCTCACCAGCAATATTTTTAACCGCCTGTTGAACGCCATTTGGGGCATTCTTAAGCGCAGTCTTAAACTTGCCAAGAGGTAGGTCTAGAATTTTTTCAACATCTACATCAACAATTTTACTATACATATTTTCAAAATCCTTTCCCCACTGAGCAATTAACTCTTCATCTTCAACAATAATTCTTGGCTTGAGAAGGTGTGCTGACCTAATAGACCTAAGTGCCTGTAAGTCTTGATACTCAACTGGAGTAGTATCACCATAATTTGACCAAGAATATAATAGCTTAGACTTTGGACCGACTATAAGCAGCTCTCCGTAAGTAATGCTGCGACAAGTAATTTGCTCGTCTGGGTCATACTTACAGTGAGCCTTAGCAACAGGCTTCTTAACTTCTGTCTCCACAATTTCTTCTGTATGAATTTCCTTTTTTGTTGCCATATTAATTTCTCCTTTTATTCAATATATTCATTTTGTATTATCAATTAAGCAATATTCCAGACACCAAAACGTAGGCCGATCTGAACACCAACGCCAATCTTGAACATATATCTGAAATCATATGTCATATCCTGATTGGTAACATTATCCTGTACCTGGCGCATTTCGGGCTGACCCTCGTTAACAACTTTGACAAACTTATTGTCACCAACAGGCATGATAAATAGCTGCTTATCATTAACTAGTCTGTGAGTGGTATCATTAAGCTTGAAGCCTTGCTTAATTTCCACAAGTCTCGTTCCCTCAAAGTACCCTAAGCGACCGGTAGTATAACGCTCCTGCTTCATTTCATCAGAAACCCAATCAATCTTCTGCATACCCTCTAGCTTGCTTAGAGCAGCCTTAGTGCCCATAATAACTACGTCCATACCAGTAGCCATCTGAACATCCTCAATTAGAGTCATAAACGCATCCTTAGTTGCATCACCAAGGTCGCCAGTCTTAACCCACTGGCCAGCGCCGCCAGCACCACCTGGTAGCTCAGAAGCGGCAGATACAAAAGCCTCATAAATAGACTCATTTACGAATCTATCAACAGCTTCGTAAAGCTTAGTTACAAAAGTAGCAAAGTCTTCTAGACCAGTTAGCAGCTTCTCATACTCACTGTAAACAGCAATGCCATACCAAGAGGTAGCGACAGAGAAGGTTGTACCCTTACCTAGTCTCTGACGATCTAGATCCCAATGGTTACCAGAAACCTTGGAAACAGTTAGAATTGTCTCGTCCTCGGTATAGAACACATTCTGATCACCAATGTCAATATTTCTAGTCTCAACAAACTCATTAAAGAAAGGATTGTCCTGCCAACCACTCTGTAGTAGGTTAGGAACAACTTCCTCAATTAGATCAAATAGAACCTGCTGATTCTTTCTAATAGCCTTACGAACTTCTGCCTTGCTGGAATTTTCATCACAGCCAATAATCTTCTTAAACATAGCGGTAATCTTAGCATTAGCTTCCTTAATAGTAATGCCATCTTCTAGATTGTCATTAGCAACATCTAGCATTAGCTTGTTAAAAGATGCAAACTTTGCATCATCATTTTCAAAAATTTCGCGAACATGCGCGTCAAAATTCATTAGTTTAGCCATTACCTTTCACCTCCTTAAAATTATAGATGCATTACCTGCAGCTTATACATAATTAGATTGCTGCGGACGATCTTCTTTAGAACCTGAGCACAGAACTGGGTTTTGTCAAGTGAATCTACGACATTATAAACCTTGCCTGCGGCATCAAAAGTTACATACTTCTTCTCTTCTGGAGCCTTATCAAAAGCAGCCTCTGATAGAGAGAAACGGTCGCCAATACGTAGAGTGTAAGCACGTACACGGTCACCCTTCGCATTATAAAACCTATCCTCGTCCGCATAAGTCTTTAGGGCGGTAAAAGGAACAACTGGGGGATTTAGAAGTAGAAGTGGCTCGTCGCCTGCAGCATAAGCTTTCATGGTCCAAGTTTCATCCTCATACTCTTTGTCATCATATACATCTCTTGCAACAATCATGCCGTTGTCAAGATCTTCAGTAATAGCAATGCTATAAATGTGGCCACCGCCGAAATTGGTTGAAAGCAGATTAGTGCTTTCTGCAACGACGTGCCCGCCTTTAATCATATCCTGCATATATTTTTCCACCTTTCATATAATTTAAAATTTGTGTAATATAACAAAAACGACCATTTTGGTCGTTTAAGTAGTAAATATTAATTTGTTTTTATAACTTATTCGCTAAAAAGTCCAGAATAAGCTTTCTTTTTCACATTTGGTTTTGCGTTAAAATTAATACCAACAGAGCGTTTCTTTTCAGGCTTATTAGCATCAAAGCTAAACTTTTTCTTCATAGATGCGGCAAATAGAAGATCTGCCTTTACCTTAATTTCATCAACAGAATATTTATCCATCTCAGAAACTAGCGTCTTAAACTCGTCAGAATCTGCAATCTCGGCATATTCCGCGCTGCTAAGAACAGCTTCCTTTTGTGCTTTTAGCACAGATGCGTCATAATTGTCTTTGAATACCTTAAGTTCATTATATTTAGACTCTAACAGCGCATAATCCTCTCGCATCTTTTCAATGGCAATTTTTTCAGACTCTGTAACAATCAATTCAAATACTTCCTGTCTATCACCATCAAGTGCGACATTCTCACCATCAACAGAATAACCAAGCTTATAAATTTTCCTGCTGTCCCAGCCCTCTATATAAAAATAGTTATCATACACATCTCTGATGTAATAATAATCATTATCTATCTCGTCAAATTGTCCAATTAAATTATAAAGCGCACAACGTATATCATCATGAGACAATTCTACAGCAAAATTTTTGGTAAACTTTTCTTCAGCCTGGGCTTCATCCTGATTTTCATCACCATTTTCAGAAGCAGAAGTTTCTTCAACGGTGGACTCCTCTTCAGAATGAACTTCCTCTGTAGTTACAATTTCATCAACATTAACTTCTTCAACTTGATTTTCAAGATCTTCATTTACAACAACATTTTCAATACCATCCATCTCTTCGTCTCCTCCTTCCTTAGTTTGTGATTTATTATTAAAGTTAGATAAAGTAACATTTAATTTATCTAATACTTCAATCAATTTATCTTGATGATTTACAGAAAAATAACTATTACGTTTTTCACTAAAATCGTCAATCGTTATTTGACTTCCAACCATACCTTCCTGAGATCGGAAGA